AAGTGGAATGGGTCGAAGATTTGAGCGGGACAGTGCATCGCGAAATGCTGCGTGGCTTTGATCGTGTGGACTGCGGTGTGGATACCACCATCGAAGTGGAGTGCCCCGCATGTTACGCGGTGCAAGAGATAGAACTCCCTTTCGATGCAGGACTACTGTTCCCGAAGTAGATGCAACACAGCTGCTTCCGTTGGCGGAACGCGAAGACGTGTTGGAAATCTGGTTCGAACTTTGCTGGCAGCAGCAGGGGGGCAGTGGTCTAAATGTATCGTTCGCGGATTTAGATGCCCTTCGGCTGCCTGATATCCTGTGGCTGGTAGATCGTGGTCGAAGGCAGCGACAGGCCGAAACCGATGCGATCCAGAAGTCCGTGAAATCAACACGTACCCCCAGGAAACGCTGATGCTCAATAGCCTTGGACTCGGGTTCCTGTTCACCGCTACCGACATGGCCAGCGGGGTCATGGGCAAGTTGGAAGGTAACCTGAAGTCCCTGGAGAAAGTCAGCGGGACCACGATTACCGGCATGGAAGCGGGGATGAATCGCTTCCTGGTGGGCATGACCGGGGTTGCCGCTTCCGCGGTGGGCATCATGGGGGCCTTCAAGTTGGCCGATGCTGCTGGCGAGTTCGAACAGTCTGTGGCTGCAGCCGGCGCAGTGTCGAAGGCCAGCGCCGCCGAAATGGATCTCATGAAGAAGGCTGCGCTGGGCATGGCTACAGACCTGGGCAGTACCCCGGTCCAGGCCATGAACGCGTTGCAGGAACTGGCAGCAGCGGGCTACAGCGCGCAGGAAAGCATTGATCTGTTGCGACCCACGTTGGAGCTAGCAGCCGGAAGCTTGGGCAAATTGAGTCCTGAAGAAGCTGCGGGCCTGGCTTCGCAAGCCCTGAAGGCGTTTGGCATCGATGCGAAGCTGGCCGGTGTAGCCGTGGACCAAATGTTGTCCGCGGTGAACACTTTCGCGCTGTCCGCTTCAGACCTTCCGCAGGCATTGGGCATTGCGTCCCGTGGCGCCCAAGCCATGAACCAGTCTTTGACTGAAACCGTTGTGGCGGTGGGTCTAGTCAAGAACGTTATTCCCGGCATCGAACGTGGCAGTACCGCTGTAGCTACCAGCATGGAAAAAATGGTGAGCTCAAAAACGCAGAAGGCGTTGCGAGAGATTGGGGTTAGTGCCGTTGACGCTACCGGCAATTTCCGGCCATTCCTGGACGTCATCGGGGACATGCTACCTGCGTTAGACAAGATGACGATTGCGGATCGTGGCGCCTTCCTAGTGGATACGTTCGGTGCCCATGCCCTGGCTGGCGTTACCGCGATCATGACTCAGCTGACCACCGGTGTGAAAACCAACACCGGCGAGACTTTGAAAAATGCCGATGCTGTGGCGTACCTGCGGAAACAGACGATCTATTCCGAGGGCACCGCGGCGGACTTCAGTAAGCGGATGCTGGAGACTTACGAAGGTCAAAAGAAGCTGATGAACGCGAAGATGGACCGCGCCATGATCGCGATTGGCGCAGTGTTCACTACCGTCCTGACCCCGGCGCTACGTGTCGTGACTTCGCTGCTGACTGGCCTTGCTCTAGCAGTGGAAGCAATGCCGATGCCTATGAAGGTGTTCGCTGCGGTGGTGGGTCTAGCCACACTGGCACTGGTCGGAATAGTTGGCGCCGCCATCGCGCTGGGTGCAGTGATGCCGCTCTACAAAGTGGGTATGGCCGCAATGACCACAGTGACGAAACCAGCGATGGCAGCGGTGTGGTCCCTTGCTGGCGCCGTCTGGACCGCGCTCGCTCCATTCTTGTTGTGGATTGCAGTCATCGCGGTTGTGGGGCTCGCAATACTGGCGTTGACTCAGAACTGGTGGGGCATCACAGATGCCATCGTTCTGGGAACCAAAGTGATGTGGAACTACATCACGGATTTCGCTCGCGGTATCTGGGACGCAGTGGCCGGCGCCTTTACCGCGATCGGTGATGCCGCCATGAGCGCCTTCAACTGGGTGGCGGACATCGTCACTGGGGCCTTCAGCTGGGTCCGCAACATTCTGTCCGGGTTCGGAGCATGGGCATGGGACTGGGTGAAGACCCTAGCCATGGCGTATATCAGCCCATACATAGCGCTCTACAACATCATTTCTTCAGTAGTGGATTACTCCATCCGCTTGTTGACCGCGATCGGGAAGCAGGTCGCAGCGTCGTTCATGTATTGGGTAGACGTGGTCCGCAACAGTGACTTCTGGAAATGGATCGTGGGCGCCGTAGAAACGGTCCGGAACTTTTTCGTGGGCCTGTGGGAAGGGGCCGTGGAGATCTTCAACTTCGTGATGGATACGGTAAAGGGCATGATCTCGGACTTCGTACAGTCCTGGGTCCGTGGCTTTCAACTGGTTCGCGACGAAGTGATGTGGATCGTGGATATTTTCTGGCAAGGCTTCACCGCGATCGGCGACTTCATCGCGGGGTGGGCAATGCGGATCGGCTCCGTGATCTGGGGCGCCATCATGAACTTCGCAGACATGGTCAGCACGGGCTGGGGCGCCATCACCGAGACGTTGCGGGCCTTCGGCCAGGCCATCAGCGATTTCTTCATGCCCATCTTTTCAATAATCGGGAACTGGATAAGTGCAGCCGTTGCCTGGATCGCTTCCAAGGTGACCTGGGTTTCCGATCTCGTGACTTCCATCGTCAGCAAAATCAGCGGGATCATTTCGAAGGTCAGCGGTTGGATCACTTCGCTTCCGGACTGGATCACAAAAAATGCTGAAGCCACGGTTGCGGTCACACCCGCAGGCGACCTTGCCACCGCAGCGGCCCGGGCCCCTGCGCCGTCCGCGTCCAACATGCCGGCAATCGCACAGGCCCAAGCTTCGCAGGCCCAAGCTGGCACGACTGAGATCGACACCGAAGGGTTAGCCGCGGCACTTCAAAAGCAGCCCATCACCACCGTGGTGCAGGTCAACGGGGATACCATCTTCAAGGCAATGTCTCGCAGTCAGCGCAGCCTGAACTCTCGGGCAGGGCGCCCCGTAGGTGTCGAATGATCAGTCCCGCAGAACCACCGCGCTTGTATATCCGTAACTTGCGAAACAAAGAACGGGTATCGGCCCAGTTCAATCCCAATGAGATGGACGAAAGCGTGGCGCCCCAGTTCAGCAGGATGCAGGTCCAGGGATTGAGCCACGAAGTGCATCACTTCACGCATACGGGACCCTACGAAATCAGCGTGAAGCTACGCTTCAGAGCCTATTCACCCGAAGAACTCGAAGGGCTGCAGCGGGCCCGGCGCCAGATGTTGTCATGGGCTTATCCGAGGGCGGTGCAGTCCCAACGTGTTGGTGGGGGACCCCCAAAGCTTTTGGTAGTGTGGCCCGGCATGCTGTCGCTGGTTTGCTACATGACGGGGCTGAAGATCAACCACGCCAGCTTCAACAGTGAAGCGCAGTCCACGCTGATGGAAGCATCGGTATCCTTCGAGGAATGCCCGGACCAGCTGATGACCATGGAGCACATAACATCGGATCCCAAGCTCAGACTGGGGAAGCGCTTCAAGAGGGAGCGCGATAGCCATGACACTCTATGAGGGCAGCCGTCATACCTTCGTAGAAGGTCGCTTCGATGACGGTGAACATTTTTACCTCACGGACCGCACGCCATTCGGATTTGAAGCGCTACCTGACAACGTGGTTCATTACGTCGAAGAAGGGGACACGCTGTTCACCCTGGCAGGACGCTATTTCCAACCCTTGCCCCGTCCCGCAGGCTATTGGTGGGTCATTGCGGACTTCCAGCCGCACCCCATTCACGACCCCACGATCGCATTGGTGGCGGGGTCCGTGATAATTGTGCCTTCAATTCGTACGCTGCGGGAGAAGGTGCTTTCCGAGAAGCGGCGCGATGCACAATGAACCGATCGTGTTTGTCAGCGTTATCCCGGTAGGCGCCAAGGGAGTCCGCCTAGATCTGTCTGACCTGATTCTTTCGTTCGAATACGAAGACTGCGAAGACAAGGCAGATCAGTTGAAGCTGACTGTGGACAACCACGATTTGCGTAACTTCGACGATCCGATTTGGGCCCACGGTAACATTGTTGAAGTGTCGTGGGGCTACCCCGAATCGCTGGCTCCTACGCGACGATGCCGAATCCATAAGGTCACTGGGTTTCAAGAACTCAGCATCGAAGCGCTGGGTGAAGAACTCGCGATGAATCAAGTGGTCAAGAACCGCATTTTCGAAAACATGTCGCGGTCCGACGTCATCAAACAGATTGCACGCGAACATGGCTACAACAGTCCTGAAGTGTTGCATATTGAAAACACGAAGACGGTTCGAGGGCAGATCACCCAGGCCCGTCTAACGGATATGCAGTTCGTCAGCAAGCTGGCGCATCAGGAGGGCATGGAATGGTATGTGGATTTCGACGGGTTCCACTTCCACAAACGTAACCTTGCACAGCGACCCCTACGAATCATCGAATACACAGACTCAGATCACGGTGTACCCAAGGAAGTCATCAGCATCGGAATCGAAAACGATGCGGTGTCGAAGCCGGGCACCGTGCGGGTCAAGTCCAGGGACCCCCAGGAGAAGCGAACGATCGACACCGTTGCAAGCCACGAAACCGAACAGAAGCGAACCGGGATGGCTGCGGTCCAAGCGCTGCCAGGGACGGACTCCAACTTTCTGCCACCGGCGTTCCTGAAGATGGCGCAGTCCTTCATTATGCCCAGCTCTGAACGCACCGAAGACGGTGCACACCGCAGCGCTTCAGCGCATTTCCGGCGCAGCCAACACGGTGCCCTCAAGATGACGATCGAAATGTTGGGTGATCCCAACTTGCTTGCGAAATCGGTTGTGGAAGTTCGTGGTATCGGGAAGCGGCTGTCACAACGCTACTACGTGACCGAAGTCAGGCACACCATCGATAGCGGGTACAAGTGCAACGTAAAGTTGATCGCTGATGGGACCGGGGGTCACGAAGGCACCAGTGCATTGGCCAAGGAAGCTTCGGCGATCCAGGTAGGCCCCGGGCTAAGCGCTCGCAAGGGGGTGCCTTCCGGTGTGGCGGGACACCGGACCATTGACACCACTCCAAATCTGCTGGCCAAGTATCTGGGTAAGGACCCCGATGGTGCACCCCAGGTTACATTCCAACCCTTGCAATTGCGGGACCCCGTGGTGCCAGATGAAGACCAGTGAGTGAACCTGATCCCAAGTTCGTGGCGCTTTACGAAGGGGTCGTGGTGGACAACAAAGACCCGCTCCGGATGGGGCGGGTCAGGTTCCAGGTCCCAGGTCTGATCGAACCTGCATCGGACTGGGCCATGCCAGTAGGCAGCACGGGTGGCGGTAGCGATGGCGTGGGGTTCTATTGGCCACCGCAGATCGGTGCCGAAGTTGCGGTGTTCTTTGTAATGGGGGACGTAGATCAACCCCGTTACCTGATCGGCGCCTGGGGCGCACCCGCGGGAAAAACAGAAGTCCCGCGTTTTGCGCGGGCTTTGACCCTGGAAGAAGCGGGGCAGGTCCATGGCTTCGCATCGAAGCGGTTCGAAGTCGTGCTGGATGATAGGCCGGGGCACGAAGCGATCCGAATCACGGACCTGGATCACCCCGAAGACCTGATCGAAATCGATGGGGTTAGCCACGGTGTTACCATCGCAGGTTCAGTTGCTGTGGTTATTCGCAGTGTCGGTGTAGTCGATATCCAGGCCCTGCAGATTCGCTTGAATGGGCGCATTGTGCGGGAATCCACGGACCCCATCTAGGACCCCCTGATGCATATGACCCGAACTGCGGAACAGCTGGTGGAACTTTTGAATGCCCAGCTATGCAACTGTGACTTGGACACTATCCCGTTGAAGCTGGAAGCCCGGCTGAAGTCTGTCAGTGCCGAATACAATGAATGGCGCGTAAAGCGGACCCGACGTCCGGACGAAGTCAAAGAGTTGAAGTTGGTGTTTGCTGTGTCTGAAGCTGGTGTGGCCGGGGCTCATGAAGATCCGGACATGCATCTGGTGTGTACGATCTGGATCAATCCGAACATGGTGGCCGCGGAAACAGAACTGGTGACGTTGCACCGCATCGTAGGGCTGGTTCAGGAAGCCTGTAGCTCTGACGTGATTTCATTGGCACTCGAAGCGGCGCGCATCGATGCTAGAGCTGGCAGCAATGGCACTCCCGCCGCTTGATACCCTGTGTGATGCGCTTGCGGGATTTCCCGATGCGCTACGGATTCGGATGCCCGGGGGTGCCGTGCTGGAAGGCCAGCTGGCCGGGTTGCCCCCCAGCCTGTTCCAGATGGCGAAGGGGTTACTGGGGCAAGCCAACAGCGCGCTGGCTCCGCTGGACCCCATCTTCACGATTATTGAAACCATCAATGCGATTCACGAATGTGTGAAAGCCATTCCCGATGCGCTGGGTCCGCCCCCGGACCCGGGCAAGCTGGTGGGCTGCTTACCCGAACTCGCGAAGCGCATCGAAGAACTGCTGGCCCTGCTGCCCCCCATCAGTGTCTTCGCCACGATTGCCGATCTCTTGGATGTCGTGATCATGCTGCTTCAGGGCATCATCCAGGAACTGGTTTCGATTCAGCGCTACTTGCTGCGTATCACTGCGGCCCGGGAACTATCGGTCCGGGTCCCAGGGTTGCTGACCATCATTGGTTGCGGTGAAGCCACTGCTGCTGCATCAATGGACAACCTGTCCCGGGCCCTTGGATCCGTGGCTGCAATCCTGAATCTGATGAACACGCTGACTGGGCTGGCTGGCTTGCCCCAGGTACCGACTTTCACGGGGGGTCTAGATGCGGACCCCGCCGATGCGATCGGCGGACTGCAGGCCCTGGTGGACATGCTGTCCGACTTCCGGGCTACGATCCCAATCAGCTAGACTGACCAGGGTCCGCGACCTTCGGAGGATTACAGTGGCAGCGCAAATGACGATCGATCAAGCGGGCCTACCCGCTGGCGTTGCTGGACGGGCCCGATTGGATGGTAAAGCAGACGGGTCCTTAGTTACGTTGACCAGTACGAACCCGGGGACTACGAATGCGTTCCGATTGCTTTACGTACCCCCGGACGATGATGAAGCGTCTGATTCGTTGGTTCCTGTAGGCAGTGGCAATACACCGATATGGACTTTCACCCCGAAGGCCGGTGTCCGGGGTCCCTATCGCATCGAACTCGTAACTGATCTCGGGTTAGGGACCGAATCAAGGCAACACCGAATCTTTGGGATTCCTGGGTACCGTCACGGGCTTGTTGCCCCGGCGCTGCAGGAAGCTGGAAGTGCCGAAGCAAGTCACTTGTTGGAAGGGTCTGCGTTCAATGCAGCCCTTGTGAACACGGACCGCAATGTTACTCCCGATGGATCGGTTTCCATTGATGGGTGGCAGCGTGCCTTGTTGGATATGACTGCTGCGATTGAACTTGGGAACTACAGCCAGGTCGTGGTTCCCGATGGAGAAATTGCACGATGTCCCGATGGGCAGCAGATGCTGTTTTTTGGAGCGCTACGGGGCGACTTCCAGGGAGACTTTTTTGAGATCGGTTTGACCATTGGGCCCCAGGGTCCAATCGGGGCAACGGGTCCAACTGGTCCCACTGGTGCAACAGGTCCGACAGGTGCAACGGGGCCAGCCGGCGCAACAGGTCCAACTGGTCCCACTGGTGCTACGGGTTCAACTGGTGCCACTGGGGCAGTTGGTCCAGCGGGACCTTCAGCAGCACTTGTTGCGTTGATCCAAGCTGTTCCTCAGACGTTCGCATTTTCCGGCAATGCAGCAACGCTTGATCTCTCCACGCGAAATGATTTCGTTCCTACAAACACACTGACTGGTAACTCCACGATCACCCTGACCAATGGTGTTGATGGTTGTCAGGGGACTATTTACGTAAAGCAGGATGCAACTGGTTCACGGACTCTCAGTTTCAGCGTTGCGGGCCGCACCGTTTTACGTGAACTAGGTAGTACAGATAGCAATCCGCAGGCAGCAGCGAACTCCGTAACCGGGTACAGCTACGATTTCAAAACCATCGCGGGAACAGCATTTGTCGTTATCGAACGGTTTTCGCTGACGTAATCCCGGAGATGTTGCCCTATGACTTATTCAGGCAGACCGCGACATGCGCACAAAGCGCCATCGCTCACGCTGACACCAGATCAGATTTTTGGCGTTGGTAGCCCAGGCGTGGCGGGACTGCGCTGCTGGGTGCGCTCCGATGTGGTGACGCAGGCAGGGGGCGTGGTCAGCGCGATGCCGGGTCTGGCTGGAACCGAAGTCACACTCACGCAGGCAACGTCTGGCAAGCGCCCAACGCTTGTAGCGTCGATCAACGGCCTGAATGCTGTGCGTTTTGACGGTGTTGACGATTTGCTTGATGGTGTCCTACTTGCTGGCGGTTCCGCCGCGCGCTCCTTTAGTTGGATGGTAGCGAAGGCGACAAGTCTACCCGGTGGAGTCGTCTACGCTGGCACTGCGTACAATGGTTTAGGTGGCATACTCGCCACGTGTCGAATGACCGCTACAAATTTTACGGCACTTGTCGCAAGTACGGATGGAGCAGATATCGTTAGCGGACCCCCACGTGACACGAATGTGCATCTCTTTGAAGCCAGTTTTGAAACGAGTGGTATAGCGCGCTATTGCGTCGATGGATGGTCGTATAACGGTCTGTTTACTGCAGCGCCACCCGGCATTACAGGAATGGCCCTTGGCGCATACGTGCCGAGCGAATCCAACAACGGCGCGTTTGACATTCATGAGTACGGTTTCTGCAACTTTCTGCCGACCACAACGCAGCGCTCACAGCTGCGTGATTACATCCGTAGTCGATACGCGATCATGCCGCAAGGCACGCTTGCTCTTGATCAGATCGCGCCAGCTCCGTTGTGCGCCTACAGTTTGTATCGGAAGTGGCGCAGCGCCGCGAGTCGTGCGTTTGCGGTGCGCAGGGCAGACAACGCGTTGGCCGATGTCGGCTTTTCCTCGAACAACACCAACACGTCGGCGATCGGTACGCACTGCGCAGGCACAACCGGAAATATTCGCTGGGTCTACGATCAAGGCACACGCGGTGTGGATGTCGGAAACTCAACCGCGGGAGAGCAGCCCCGTATCTACAATGGCAGTTCCGTCGATGCGGAGTCCGGCGGAGTCACGGCGATGTATTACCCGGTGTCCGCAGGTGTTCACGCCCTGTCCACAGCGAACGCGTTTGGTACCGCAGGCAATCCAGGATTCACGATCGCAATTGCTTTTGACATCGTAAGTGGTGAAGACCGTTTGTTTGAGTTCGGCAACGGTGTAGCAGGGCAGACTTTACTCATTGATGCAGAACGTGATTCCACTGCAGGCGGTCGGGAGTTTTTCGTTGGAAATCGGACCGGATATCGTACGTTCGAATACAACGGTAGCTTCAACGTGAAGCACGCAGTGATCATCAAGATCGCAGCGGGTTCTCAGATTTCCACATGGACAGTGGAAGAGAACGGCGTAGATCTCGCGCAATACACTGTGGTAAGTGGCACATCAACGCTAAACATCATCGCAGCAGGTGCGCATCTGGTTTTGGGGAACCTGTACAATGGTAATGATTCTATAAATGGCCATATCTCTGCCTACGCAATATGGGATCAACTGTTGAGTGCCCCTGACCTAGCTGTTCTTCGCGCGGAGATGGCGAACTATCTGTGAGAACGTCGTTTGAGAATCGAAGGTCGCTGCGTGTGGGCAAAAAATGGAACCGTGGCGTTGAAGTTCTGGAATGGATAATTGTGATTACCGGGTTGTTGGGCGCGATTTTCACCGGGTTTTGCCAGTCGTCTCCCTGGCCGTGAAACGGGCGTTCCTGGGCCGGCTGCTCTGGCACTTGTCACTACTGCAGCGCTAACCTTTGGCTCATGCTGATTACCAAAGAACGCGATCCGAGTGACGTTGAAGCCCCTATGGAGGGGCATTCCGCCCTGATTGTAAACACAAGCGGTGCCGTGACTGTGAAGCGTTCCAATGGGGACGTGGTGACGTCATCGGGGGCAAAGTCGTGGTCTGCTTTGATCACGGCAACTGGCGATCTACAGACGGGTGTATTGAATCGCTATGACGGAAACGTAGCCATGACGTTGTCGTTTCCGGAGTCCCCGGTGTTGGGCGATGAAATCGAAGTCGCGAATACAGGCGGAGCTGGGGCATCCGAAGATGTTATTTTCGATGGCAACGGCCAGAACATCGTCAATGCTTCCGTAGTCTCAAGTGCTGACATGACGGTATCGAATCCGGGCTTCTATGCGCATTGGAAGTGGGATGGTTCGGTTTGGCGTTTGTTGAATCTTCGATTCGGTGAAGTGGGATAACCCATGGCGTGTGTTGCAGTTGGATGGGTTGTCGGGGTCGGTGTTGGCCAATGCGGGACAATGCCGGCTGGGGGCGTCCAACAGTTCGGAATGCCATCGGCATCCCCGGTGATTTCGAACTTTGCGCCGTCTCCAGGCATCGCGATTGCTCGTCTTCAACACATCAGTTTTGACGCTATCGATGACGTGGGTCAGTTCGCAGCCATCTTTGTAGTGGCGGTGTTCGCGGATGGCACCGCGGAATGTGTGTTCGATTCGCAAAAGTTCCAGGCCCGCTATCTCGCTGGTTCATCACAAACGGCAATCAACTGTGGTTTTCATTTCGTGATTCGAAGAGTCGGTGGCTGGGTGCTGACTCCGTTGCGAGTCGATGTCATTGCGGTTGATGCCGATGCCAACGTGACCCGTGCACAGGTGGTCTTTACGTGACTTCTCCGGGATGGCCCATACTCACGGACCCCGTGACCCCTGTGGTACCCATCACGGTGGTTACCAGGGCAGAGACGGGCCGCAGCATCGATACCGCAGGCATCACCGGAAGGGGCCTGCTGCGCCCCTTCAGGAGGGACCAGAAGCGGGATTTTGCATCGGGCACCGGGGCGGAGCTGGTGGCGTCACAGTTGGGTCAAGTGCTGGGTACGATCTGCAGTTCCGAAGTTACTGGGGGTGAACTCCCATGGCGTACGGAGTTCGGGTCCTTGCTGCATTTGCTTCGACTCCAGAACGCGGACCCCGTGTTGATCGAAGAAGCCCGGGCCTTCATCGCAATGGCCATTCAGCGCTGGGTGCCCCGGGTCCGCATCACGGACATGGAGTTGGAGCAAACCGACATGGATACTGCAATCGTGATGCGCATCAGTTGGGATCTGCAGTCCGAAGGCAGTGAACGCCTGGTGGTCACGGGCTTGGAGACTGAGATCGCACTCGGCTAGCATCGCTGGCATGGCGCTGCTGCAGACTGGGCTGGACTACAGCGATAAGGATTTCGATTCGCTGCGGGCCAGATTGCATAACCTGATCGATTCAGTCTTCCCGGACTGGACCGACAAAGAAGCAGCCACGTTCGGCAATATCTTGATCGAATGCTTCGCGTTCGTGGGTGACGTGCTGGCGTTCTACCAGGATAACCAGGCCAAAGAGTCCCGCATCACCACGGCCCGGCTACGCCGCAGCATGCTGCAGGCCGTGAAGCTGATTGGGTACAAACCCATTGGCCAAGTTGCTGCGACCACGGAACTGACCTTCACGTTGGCAGGACCACCCGCAGGCACCGTTACGATTCTGGCCGGGGACCGCTTCAGAACACAGCGGGTCACGGACCCCGTTACGTTTCAGGCTCTGCAAACCACGGTCATTCCTGCGGGTGCGGATCCCGTAGCGGTGCTGTTCGATGTGGAGCACAGCACCAATAGCAGCGAACCGTTTCAAAGTAGCGCGCTTCCAAACCAAGAGATCCGATTGAATGATCGGCCCTTCCTGGATGGCAGCCTGGTGGTCAGCGCAGCGGACGGCGCCTATGCCGTGGTCGAAGATTTCCTGGATAGCACCGCTACGGATCGCCACGTCACGGTCCAGGTCGATGCCAATGATCGCGCCACGCTGCGCTTCGGAAACGGTATCGCGGGGTCCATTCCACAGGGCACGATCAACTGCGCCTACAAAACCGGTGGTGGTGTCGAAGGGAACGTTGAACCTGGGACCATTCGACGCGTTGAAAAGATTTACACCGACAGTTTTGGAAACCCGGTTCAGGTCACGGTCACGAACGGCGCCAGGGCCACTGGGGGCCTGGCACGCCAAACCGTGGAGGCAATACGGAGCGCGGGCCCGCGATCGCTACGGGCGTTGACCCGTAGCGTGGGCCGCGAAGATTTCGAGATTCACGCATTGAAGGTGGCCGGTGTTGCGCGTGCCCTGATGCTGACCACGAATCAGCGGCCCGCGATTGAAGAGAACACGGGCCAGCTCGTGATCGTGCCCGGTGGTGGAGGGCAGCCCAGCGAAACCCTGAAGGCTGCAGTGCTGGACCAGATCACAAATGCCGACAAGTTCCCGCATACCTTGACCTTCAGCCCCAGCGTGGTGGGTCCCGATTACCGGACCATCAACATATTTGCGAAGGTGTTTCCACGCACCGGTGTTAGCAGTACAGCGGCGCAGCTGGTCAGCATGGCAGCATCGATCCGGACCGCGCTGCAAAGCTTCTTTGCGCTGGAACTACCCGATGGCGCCCCGAACCTCACGACGGACTTTGGGTTACGCACCGATGGGTTAGTGGCGTTCAGCGACATCTATAACGTGGTTCGTGATGTTGCTGCGGTGCGGCGCATCGGGGACCACACCTCGGACTTCACGCTGAATGGCGAAGCTGAAGACGTTGAAATCGAACCGCACGAGTTTCCGATACTGGGTACCGTCACGATCGTGAACGGGTTCAGTGGGGCCCTGCTGTGATTCAAAACGGGGGCTTCGAAGAAGCGGGGTCCACAGCCGCTGTTCCCGCGGGCTGGACCGCAAGCTTCGTCAGTTCGCTTGAAGAAGTTGCGGACTTTGACCAGAACGCAGCAGACCCCACAACGTGTCAAGAAAGTTTTGAAGGGGGCTGGGCTCCGGATCCTCAGTCCCTGATTGCTGTTTTTGAGGGCAATACGATCGATCTCGAAACCCCGGTGTTCAACGCAGGTGATGTGCAATCACCGATCGAAGGGTTCGAACGTGGTTGGCATGCACCGGTTCTGACGTTGATCGCCACGCTGCCCGGTGTCGAAAGCGCAAGCTTCGATGCCGCGCCGCCACTGAGTTCCCCTGAAGCGCTCGAAGATTTTGAAGAAGGCTGGGGCGAAATCGATTTGGTCCTACCTACCGGGATCCTGATCGTGACTGCGATGTTTGATGCTGTCCCCCAATCTTTTGAAGACTTTGGAGAAGGGTGGGGCAACGATGCGTATCCCGTGGTACCCACGTTGACAGCCGCGGTTTTCGATACCAATGCAGACGTGGAAGACTTCGAAGAAGTCAGGGCGCCCGAACTTTTCACGGTCAATGTGGCCACAGACAAGGTGGAGGTTGTGACCGCGCTCGCTCCCGACATAGGGGAGGGTTTCAGATTCAGTGCTGATGCAGATGGCGCGTTGCCGTCCCCCCTTAGTACAACCGCCACGTATTATAGCGTTGGAAGCATTGACCTAACCGGTGGTGTATATCGGTTCCTGCTCAGCACTACTGTGGTCGGTAGTGCCATCGGTTTCAGCAGTGCAGGCAGCGGCAACCGCTACATTCACCGGGACCCGGCCCAGTGGTGGTCCGCACTGCTTAGCACCGTGTAATCTGGAACCCGGGAAAGGTAACCGGGCATGGCGCAACTAGACTGGGTCACGTTAGGCGGAAGTCTGGGCACCGGGGTTGTGGATCGAGGTGTCACCGCAGGCATTGCGCCACCCACTGGGGGCGGGAATTTCGTCTACGGTTTCAATAGTCTGGATCTTGGAAATGGGGTCGTGGCGCTGTCCAACACCCAAGCGAACTTTGCTCCTATGGTGAAGGGTGGTTCCATCCGGGCCGCGATGAAGCGTGGCTTAGGTGGTGGCTTGAACGGCTTCGCCCCCTTCATTTTCATCGGACTTCCAGGCGCTCCGCCCACGGTCCAAGATCCCGCTTATATGCTGGGACTCAGCGACGGGGACCCCAACCACATCGTGTTACGCAAAGGTGCTTTGAACGCAGGTATTCCGGATACAGGCGTTGATCCCGATGGCGTCAACGGGATCTTGTTGCGAAGCACAGCGAGCTACGATGTGGACGTGTGGCACCACCTCCGCCTTGACATGATCGTTCAAGGAAATGGAGATGTGATTTTGCAGTGCTTCCGCAACCTGGGATCCGTTGGTGGACCCACATGGGTTGCGATCCCGGGAATGGAAGGTCCGCTGTCACCTGCGATCACTGGGTTCGTAGACGATGCGCTGGCAATCAACACGGGCACGGCGCCCCATTTACAGGGCCGCGCTGGCTTCGGATTCTGGGTTAGCGACGTGACACGTAGAGCGTTCTTCGATCACATCGAAGTGCTTCGGCAAATCTGATGTCATCTCCGTTCGAACTGCATCGCGGTGTGCATCAGCAGCGCATCGCTTCAACGCGGCTCTTAGGTGACTATGCCTATGAGATGGGGCACGCACTCCATGCCGATATGAATCTCGCGGCTGGCGATCGCCACGAGTTGTCGCAAACCTTCACGCTGCCACCACAGGCCAAGTTGATCCGAATGCGGGTCAGACTCGAAGCGGCCCCCGTTCTGCCAGCGGGACTGATGTGGTCCTTCCAAGTTCGCTTGAATGGAGTTCTGCACTACAACCGCGACTTGGACGTGGCTGGCCGTGTCGTGGTGCTGAATGACGTAGCGGTCCGGCTGTCGGGGGCCCCGGGTTCAAACGTGTTGGTGCTGCGCCTGGGGTTGGATTGATGGCACTTGTCCAGCTCCCCAGCGTGCTGGTGGATGCCGTTGCTGAAGACTTCAGCGACGCCACAGCGGGGACCGTGCTGTCCGCAAACAGTGCCCCATTCGCGATCACTGATACCGGCACGCTGCAGTTGAAGGTGGACGGGGGCAGCACCCAAACCATCACCTTCAACGCGGTGGATTTCGATGACTTGGGCGCAGTTCCGGTCAACGAACTGGTCACGGTCCTGAATGCGTTTCTGGTGGGAGCCACGGCGTCTGCGCAGGGCGCCAAGGTCTGCATCAGCTCGGACACCTGGGGTACTACGGGCACGGTTCAAATCGTCGCTGAACCGCTGCAGCCCAGCTCTGCAACTGCGGCGTTCGCATTCCCTACGGGGGTCCATGCCGGTACCGATGCCAGCAGCGAAACCGTACTGATCAACAGAGTCCCGGAACCCGGTGAATCCGCGGTCCCGCTGGATTCCACGATTGGGTTTGAAATCTTCCGGACCACGGCTGCTGATGCGGCTGCGCTCCCAGCTGCGCTGAATGTATTGATCAACGGAGTCGCTGCGGTTCAGGCCGGGACCGCAGTCAACGGCTGGATCATTGCGACTACCGTTCCGCACAGCAGTACGTTAGGGGTCCAGCTCACGGGACCCGGGTTTCTGCTGACTGATTCCGATGTCGTGGTGGCTGTTGCGGTTCCCACGATTTCGTTTGCATCCAGCTACGTGTTCCGGACCTTCGATGCAGTCCGACCTCGCGCGTTGACGGCTGTGGCCACGGGCAAACATACAATCCGGGTCACGTTCAGCGAAGCGGTTCGAATGTTGGATCCCAGTGCATCGGACGATGCGCTGAACCCCACTAACTTTCTGATTGATCGTGTCACTAGACCAGCAGTTGCGTTGACAGTCGCTACGGTTCATTCCGTGAGCGCTAGCATTGTGGAACTCCGTACCGATATCGAAATGTCATACGGTGCTGGGTATGAGCTCACGGTGTTTGGAGTCACGGACATCGTGGGTAACGTGCATGTCGAAGCTCCGGATAATGTGATCGCGTTTACGGGGTTCATGCCCACGTTTCCAGCAGGCCGGCGCTTCCTAGTGCAGGACTTCATCCCTGCAATGAACCTGGCTGAAGACAGCACCGGTGATCTCCGCGCGTTTCTTGCGGTACTGCAGGAAGTGTTGAATGTGCAGCTGTCCGGGATCGATGACTGGTCCCAGATTCTGGATCTGGACGTCGCCCCCGAAGGCATCGTGGATGCGATGCTGGGTGATCTCGGGAACCCATTTGATCGCTTCGATCTAGACCTGGTTGATAAGCGCAGACTGCTACGCATTTTGGTCAGACTCTACAAGCTGAAGGGCACGAAGCCCGGCATGGTGGCTGCGATCAAGTTCTTCACTGGGTTAGACATCGATGTGGAAACCTATACAGGCACGGGTTGGGAACTCAGTGAAGCAGGTGATGACATCACCGGGGATGAACTCAGTGATGCCAGTGATGATGGCGATCCCGCTGCAGTGCTGGGCCCTGACAGGCGGGGACTCTACAGTTTTCGGATCGTCGCCCCCGTGGCCCTAAATGTGACGCAACGTGATTACGTAGAAACGCTTGCCGAATACATGAAGGTTGCGCACGAACATTACCTGGGTACCACGGAGCCCATGGGACCGTGGCCCCCGTTCAGCACCGGCATCACCGATCCCGATGACGTCATACTGGATCACGTAGTTCTGGAGTTCAGCGAACTGGGCTCCGAAGGGTCGGATCCTGGTGATTTCCAGCTTCACGAATAGTTGTCGCCCCGGGGCGACAACTTCGAACCCGTGCGGTGCGGTGTCCCGCGCATGTACCCTACGAACCGGGAGATAGAGAATGGATCGCAGCCGATTCTACTTCAAACAGAAGGTCAAAACGGGCGAGATCAATGGGGCCTTCGATGACGTCGAAACGGCGATTCGAGCTTTCATTGGTTCCTTCAACTACAAAGGGATCGCAGCGGGTGCCGAAGTAACGGAGAACTCGCCACCCAACATGACCGCAGTGATAAGCGGTCCCGCTACCGTGTTCGATCAAAACCAGCGGCGCATCGCGTGGTTCCCTAACCAAATTGTGAACTGCGCCTTGGACGAAGATGGCAGCAGCACCGCTGTTACGAATCCAGGACAGGAACGCTGGATTTCGATCTTCGCACAGTTCAAAGGGGTGCAGAGTGAACCCCGGGTGGATGGGCACGGAGCCCAGGTCTACTTTCGGGAAACTGAAAGTTTTCAGATCAACGTAGTTCAAGGTGCCATGGCTGCATCGAATCCAACACCTCCGGTGTTCCGGTCAGATCAGATCCTGTTGGCCGATATCAAGTTGGTGCATGGTCAGACCACGGTCACCACCGCGGACATCAGCACGGCACGAACCGAGCTCATTTACGCACTACCGGGCTCCCCGGCAACGATCCGTCAACGCAATCTGCAAAGCGTATTGCAGGCCATGCTTGACACCGTCAACGCGATCAACACAGCCACATTGACCGTCTCCACTATCGTGGGAAGTCCATACACGGTTGCTGCAAATGTTGTTCAGCACGTTTTTGGCCAACTACTCGGATTCATCAACGCGACCGCGGTAGCAACAGGAGTCAGCGTTGCTGCGATTAGTGATAGTCCGCTGTCTGTTGTTGCAGGCACGGTACAAAGCGTGTTCGGTCAGGTGTTGGCAATGATCAACGATGCCTGTGCTCATCTAACACGCACCAACACGTTTACGACAGTACAGAAAATTGATTGCGATCACCCATTCGCGGGCCTTGACATCAAAAATAGTACCGGTATAGGACTCAAGATCGTTGCTTCAAGTGCTGCGGCATTGTCGATACGAACGGAAGCAAGTGCTGATATTGCTGCAACCTTCTTTGCTGAAGAATCTGGCGCATCGGCATTACGTACTGTTAGTGATTACGGGATCGGCATCGAAGCCGTCACGCAGGGTTTGTCCGTAAGCACGAGTGTAGGCACCGAACCAACAGTTGAAATAACGCCGCATAGCGGTGGTGCTGCGGCGTTGCGATTGCATGCACAATCAACGCCCCCGAGTCCCCAGAATGGTGATATTTGGATCACCGGTTCACTTTTGATGATTCGTCTAGGTGACGTGAACCGTACGATCAGTCTTGTTGAAGACGACTAAGGCAACTCGAATCTCATAGGGTGGGAATCATGGAACACCACCACGATGACTCCCTAAGACCCATTCTTGATGCTGTCGGGAAATCACGCCGTGCCAGTCACGCCAAGGCATTGATTTGGACCGCGGTGAAATGGGTTCTTGTTGTCGGTGTCAGCAGCGCACTGACCTGGGTTACGGCCAAGCTAGACATGAAGCTGGATCTTGCCAGGCTGCAGGAAGCGAAGAGTGCGCTTGAACTCCGGGTCACGCTAGCCGAAAGCAAGGCCAAAGATCAGGGAGTCGAGATCCAGAAGTTACAAACCGATGTGATCGTGGGACTTGTGGCGGAGTCCCGCAACGTGGCGCGGTCCGCAGTGATGGCTCGGGCCATGGCCATTGCCGGTGAAACGCAGGCAAAGCGCAAAGCGAAGGTTGCTGCAGGGGAAAGCCTGGCGCGGTCCTATGACCGCATCTTGGCTGACAAGAAAAGCACGGTGTCCGCTGCCATTGAAGCGACGTTTGCCCAGATCGCGGTACCGTAAGGCATGGCTAACGTTGCGACACCACCACAGCAATCGGCATGGAATGAGAAACAGGCGATCTGGTTACCACTGGCTGGATTCTATGTGGGGACCGCGGAAATCGCAGGGGCGCATCACAATCCCCAGATTCAGAAATGGCTGCAGGATTGTGGCCTACCAAATGCCAGTGATGAAACGGCATGGTGTAGCGCGTTTGCAAACGGAGTCATGAAAGAAGCTGGCTTCAAGGGGACCGATCGGGCCAATGCGAAGTCGTGGCTGAACTGGGGACGTCCGCTGTCAGCGTTCCAGTTCGGGGCCATTTATGTGTTTCATCGCGGTGATCCCGATGCGGCTACGGGCCACGTGTTCTTTGCGCTCCACGAAGACGCGAAGCACAACGTGGTGATCGGGGTTGGAGGCAACCAAGGGAACCAGGTCAGCATCGAACCCAGGGCCCTGGATCAAGTTTGCGGAAGACGGTGGCCTACGCCAAAGGACTACCGTGGCTTGCGTATCTAGACCCCATACTGTTGTGATCGGTCCCTAACGAAGGGAACGATCAATGCACGTCATACGCATACTGCTGGCATCTGCACTGCTGCTAGTTTCAGTTCTGGGCTGTGAGTCAGGCTGCAACAAGCAAGGGACTGGTGTGGACTGGCCCAAGGTGGCGACTTGCGCACCACGCCCCAGCGAACTGATTGGCACCGTGCAACGCATCTTGCTGGCAGAAGGTCCGGCACAGACCACAATCGGTGATCGTGCCAAAAACGAACTGGAGTCTCTGGCAACGCAGAATGGGCCCGCGTTGGTGGCTTGTCTTGTAGACATGGTGGTCCGGGAGTGGAGTCGCCCCGGCGCATCTGCGAATCCGGAGCGCATGGCCGGTACCGCCCGTGGCCGGGACTTCCTGAACAAGATTGGAACCGAAACGCATTACCCCGAACCGGGGTCCGGGAACGATGACTATTCTGATCCCGGAACTCCGCCGGGCACGGTTCCACCGGCAACGATCACTTCTCCAAAGGCCGAAGCTCCACCGGCCCCATGAGTTACTTATTTGCTCTGATTTCTCAGACGAAGCTGGTCCGCACCGCGGATCTGTTTCGATTGTCCCGGGCCCTGGAACAGAACGCCGCGGACTGCGCGCGGGCCTGGGGCAAGGCGCCCCCAGCCATCGTGGTTTGCGATGCTGTAGACAAGCTCCCGCTGACGGCGCAGCCGATTGTGTTTCTCGACAACGGCACTGACCCCAGTGCGCTGGCGATCCACTACTGGGATCCCCTTCGGGGTCCCGCGGCGCGGGTGTTCGTGGAAGCGGCATCTGGCTTCAATACCGGGGGCCAAAGTGTCTGTGAGTCCGCTTCGCACGAAATACTCGAAGCCCTGGTGGACCCCATGACTCGGCTCTGGGCTGACCACCCGGACCCCACCAGAATGCGGCAACACGTCCAGATCGCATTGGAAGTCGCGGACCCCGTTCAGGATCACTACACGGTTCAGTGCAACGGTACGGATTGGAAGGTGGCCAACTTCGTAACACCCCAATACTTCGATCCGGGGTTCAACGATCCGGCTGCATCGCAAGCACTGCGCATGCACGGAGGTTCATTCGACTTCATGGGCAACCTGAAAAAGCCCGGTGAAATCGGACCCTTTGGATATGCGGTGCTGCGCAAGCCTGACCCCGCTGGGAGTGGTGGATATCTGACATGGCTTGAAAACGCTTCCGGTTCTTTCGAAGCGTTTGCTACTAAGGTGGTTACTGCGAAGCGTCATACATGGTCGCGCACCTATCGCAGACAGGTATCCACATGACAGACGAAGGTGTGATCCCGTTACTGGAGTTGTTGCGCAGTTTTTTTCCGGAGTGGATGAAGTATTACGGGTTGTCCATCGTGGTGCTGGGTTGGTGTCTGAAGCCCATCTTCAGGGGCATCGTGTGGCTGGCTGCGAAAGGTGCCGATCTCACTGCAAACAAGTGGGACAACGAAGCAGTGCAGGTTTTGAGCACGGTTCTGGACTACGTTGCGATGTTTTTCGATGTTGCGCGCCGGGTCATGCCGGGGATGGGCTTCGGTCCGTTCCCGGCAAAGCAGGCCATCACAACGAAGATGTCCCGCAGGCCACCCCCGATCCAGATTCCGCCCCCACTGGGGGCCCGGCTGAACTCGATTCCGCCAATAGCTGCGGATCACGGACCGCTTCGGACCCCTTCGTTGCCACCGGCCAACGAACCGGTGCCTATTGCAGCGGCATCGCTGCCCCCGGCCTACTATGAGCGCTCCACGGATCCAGCGCTGAAGTCCCCGCTTCCAACGCGTCCCAGGCAGGACACTCCAGCCGAAACGCTGGTAGCGAAGTCGAAGCGGTTGCGGGAAGCGGCGCAGCGCCGGGGCTAGTTGCCTGTTGTTCAGGGGCCCCAAAAAAGGGCCATTTTGGGCAACACGCAATGCCACAACGTGGTGGTGAAGACCCCGTGGATAACGCGGATAAATCCGCCATGGCCACACTGTACGCTTTACGGCCACCCCGAAGGCGGAACGGGATCCACACTTCGCCATCGTGGCAACGGCCCACGGGTTCCTTGTAGCTGCACCTGCTACCGAAATGATTGCTGTCCAACCGAATCGGAGGGTGACCCCCTTGTGGTCCGATTCTCAGTGGTGAGATACAAGATTCCGCGGTGGGTAACTTCGGAATGAAGAAACCGCTGAACTAGATCCAGGTGTAACCCCGGAGGTTGCCATCAGCTACGCCCCGGCCCTATAACGGGGGTCATGGGCAGACTCGAAGACATGGTTCCGGATACCGTTGCGGACAAGTCCGAAGGTACCGCAGGTGTTCCAGCAGGGTTGATACAACAGTTTGCAGCGCTGAACCTACCTCCGCAGGACCCCCCAGCGAACCCGAGTCCCGGTGACATCTGGGTCGGGAGATCGAACAAGCCCGGGTTGTTTGTCCAGCTCGAAGATGGAACCTACAAGGTTCCACTACAGAAAGTAAAACAGTAAGCTACACCCTGGGTAGTACGCTAGAACCCCTTACACCGTGTGAAGGTGTAAGGGGTTTTTGTATTTCAACGCTAAGGCACCTGGCTGGCTCTGTAAGGCCCGCAAACTTGAGGCGCTACCTACCTAGCCACCCCACCCCGAACGGGCAAACTGGTGGCGCTGCGGGGCAGCGCGGAGGGTATTTAGACCTACTCCCCCGGGGACTCTAGCCCTTCTCCTATCAGGTAGCGACTGGCCGAATGGAAGTAGGTGGTTGGGTCCCAGGTATTAGCTCGGTTTCTGCTGACTCATCAGAAACCAGGATGTTCCCCGGGCCCCAACCACTTCGAACCTTAGCCGCTAACAGCGTGGGAACCAAGCGCTGCGTAACTGCTTCCCAGGGGGCCCTTCTAGAACGGTTTCCTGGTAGCAACGCCCGGTCCCGAAATGATCTATACCACACTATCGATTTTTCCGGGAAAAATACTCAGTACGGCACCGGGTCCCCTGAACCGGTTTCGTTGTAGGGCTAGGTCCCGGATAGCGCGCTTACCTCCGGGTCCCCACTCCACCGACCCAGGGGACCAGTGCCACTTGGTTTATAGCCTTGTAGCGTTCGATAAACCAAGGCTAAAGCAATGTGGTGGGACCGCGTTCTGGTGCGGGGCCCAGGGGATTGCCAGCCCGTATCCGGAATAGCCCGGCTGGTTACCTGGCTCCTACCTGGACCCCGCGCCACCAGGGGCGTAACACGAGTTGTCGCCCCGGGGCGACAACTCAAGCGGGGACCAGGCCATTGCGGCGCGCGTACGCTTCGCGCTCCCGGCGCGCGGCTGCCAGCAGGTGGCGCCTGCACATCCGCGATGGGGCACCGTCACTACGTTTCGTAACTCGTTTACCGCACTCAACGCATACCCCCAGATCAACGCGCTGATTACGGCGCTTGCTGGCGATGGACGTCCCTTTCAGCCAGCGTTCTGGTTCCCCCAACGCAATGCACTGCTTCCGGAACGCTTCACACCACTTGCACGCGGTGCGGCGCCCCGAACGTTTACCGCACCGTTCGCAGTTCATCGAACCGGAACGGGGTCCTGGGTTGCTACGTACCGGGTCAGGTCCACGGAAGTCAGCAGTACCCGATACGTGACCCGATCACCACGCTTGCGGACCAGGGCCACGACTTCGGGGGCCCCCAGGTGTTTGCCTGCAGCTTCGAGATCATCCGCCATTTGGCTGGCTGCCAGCGGTGCGCTGATGGCCCAGACGCGTTGGGGCCGGTTCATGGCATCCAGGATCCGCACATCGTACCAGGCAAAGCATCGGTGCCCTTTTTTTAGATCCAGGATCCAGGTTCCGCATTCTTTGCAGGGAACCCGGCGCTTCGAGTCCCGGTGCTGTGATCGCTTATGCATTGGGTTCCGAATCATTGTTCCCGCTGGATCTGGGTTGGGGGTTCAGTGAACCCCGGTACCGCGATGGTCCGCCAGGACCATCTTCACTTCGACGCGGTTGTTTGCGTCGAAGTGAAAACCCGTATGCCGGTATTGCTGGGTTCCGTCAGGAACCCAGCAAAGGAGTCCTGACTAGGTGTGTTCTATGCAAGTACCGTTGTCGCGATCTCTTATTGCTTTTTTAGTAGTTAGTTGAGTTGTTCATCGGGATCCATGGAACTCATGAAGCCTCACCGAGATTCATGAAGCCTTACGAAGATCCATGGAACTCATGAAGCTTCACGGAGATTCATGTAACTCATGTAGATCCATGACGCGTGATCACGCGCGCGCGCACGCGTATCGAAGTCAAGATAGGTTTTTGGCGAAGGAAAACACGACAATCGTATATGGTCACAGTCGATTTTGGCGAGTCGATCCATTGTCGCCCCGGGGCGACAACTCAAAGCGCAATCGATTTGGCCGTGAAATGCCCGTGATTCCGATGTGATAAGACGTGACAGCCAACGTCATTGTCAGCGCGAACTTGGAGGTTTCCGGGGCATCCAAGGCCCTTGCGAAGCGCATCTGTTCCGCTTTGACCCACGACAATCCGGACTTCTTCCGGATGCGGGCCATGGGGAAGAAGCTGTGGGGCACTCCCAGCAAGATCGCGACTTGGGAGCGCACCGATGATGGACGCTTGTTGCTGCCCCGTGGGGCCACCGCGTTGCTTCGCAGCATTGCGGCTGAACTCGGGGAACACCTGCTGTTTCGTGATGCCCGGGTCAGCGTCCCGGTGCAGTGGCCCCAGTTCTTCGCGGACCCTAAAAATCCAGAAGCCGGTTTGCGTCCCTACCAGGCCCGCGCACAGCAGCAGTGCCTGAAGTTCGAACAAGGGATCGTCCGTGCTCCAACGGGATGTCTTAGTGGTGACACATTGATTGGCATCAATCGTGGAGGCAAATCATGGCAGATCAAGTTGGTTGATTTGGTGCATCGTGAAAACGGTGGTGATATCCAGCGGGGCCATGCTGCTTCGAAGTGGGATCCGAGTATCCCGACAACGGTTCGAACGCGGGCATCGGATGGCTTCATCAGATTGGCGCCGCTACGGGCAGCGTATAGCAGTGGTGCAAAGCCTGTGTTTTTGGTCACCCTGGAAGATGGGCGCAGTGTAAAGGGTACGCTTGATCACCGGTTCCTAACGCCAGAAGGCTGGGCAACGCTGGGTGATTTGCGGCCCGGTAGAAACGTATTTGTTGAGGGTCACCGCAGTAGTGGAACGGCCCGTGCGAAGCGGCAATATCGCGTTGTATCTGGGCTTCATAAGCACCCGTATGCGGGACGTCGTGGCGTGAAGTCGGGTAGGGGTGGATGGAGCGTTCCGCTTCACAGATTGGTGGTAGAAGCCCACCTAAATGCCGTCACGGTTGATGACTACATCGCGGCGCTGAAGGCTGGAATGTCCGCTGGCTATTGCATCGATCCAGCGGTCTGGGCTGTGCATCACCTGGACATGAATCCCTTGAACAACGCGATTGCAAATCTAGCGCTAATGACCCATGACGCGCATCGCTACGAACACAGTATCGAGAACACAAATAATGTACAAATCAATACGGTGATCAGTGCGGTGCAATCCATTGAATCTGTTGGTGTTGAAGAAACCTATGACCTAACTCTGGATGAGCCGCACAACTTTTTGGCGAATGGGATTGTGGTTCACAACAGCGGGAAGACTCACACCGCGCTATCAGTGTTCGCAGCAGCGGGCCAGCGAACACTGGTGATCATGCGCGATCGTCAGTTGCTGGAACAGTGGGTAGAGAAAGCCGGGGTTCACCTCGGAATGCGGGCCCCGCAAATCGGAATCGTCCAGGGGTCCCGACGCAAGCCCGGTGAATGTCTGACCGTGGCCCTGCAGCAAACGCTGTGGAGCAAGCGCTTTCCGCTTCGCGAGTTCGCGCAACACTTCGGGGCTATCGGGGTGGACGAAGTGCAGGGCGCCGCTGCCACCACGGTGCAGTTCGTGGTGGACGCGTTCCCGGCACGGTACCGCTTCGGATTCAGTGCAGATGAAACCAGGGCCGATGGCAAAGAGTTTTTGATCTATGACTTGTTCGGTTCGGTGCTGGATGAAGTCAGCCGTGAAGAAGTTGAACGTGACGGGTTCACGTGTCCCGTGATCGTGCGATTGGTACCGACCGATTTCGAAGCGGATTGGTACTTGGCAGCGCCACCTGAAGAACGCGATTTTGCACAGTTGATCGATACGATGATTTCGGATCCCGGTAGGGAGGGCGTGTTGCTAGACGTGTTGCACGACCTGTTGACCCAGCACCTGGTTCCCATCTTCGTCTTCACGCACCGCAGGCAACATGCCGAAAAGGTGGCGCAAGTTGTTCCCGCAACGATGGACACCACATGCGGGCTGATGATGGGTGGTGAAGAAAGTGTTGCTGGCTTCGGCGAAGCACGGGATGCGTTGCGCGCCGGACTCATGAAGATTGCTGTTGGTACGTTTCAGGCTATTGGTACCGGGATCGATATCCCGGGGCTCTTTGCCGGTGTTGTATCCACTCCACTGGGCAAGAAAAATAGGCAGTTCTTCAACCAAGTACGCGGACGTATTTGTAGACCTTCACCAGGAAAGAAGGTGGGTTATTTGTATTACCTATGGGATCGCAAGGTGTTGCCCGCTGCGCCGCGAAGCCTGTTGGATTGGAACGATGGAAAGGTGGAAGTGTTCGATGCGGTGAAGCGACAATGGACACTTTGTGACAGCAACGGAGATCCCGCAGATGACAAGCCCAAGAGAAAGCGCGTCTAGTTTCGAACCCAGAGATGGTGACATCTTAGTGGTGTCATATCCTGAAGTCACAGCACCCATCGGAGGTATTAGCTACAGTAGCATCAAGCTCGGCGGGTTTATCTACACCCGTAAGCTGGTGGTTGGTGATAACGTGAACGAACAGTTCACGAAGATCTACAAGTTTCTCGAAGCCAAGTCCCTGGAGACAGGACGCCAGAAGTTGGCCGTATGGCGTTCCGAACTACAGGGAGTGTGATCAATGCAACAAGTTGCAGGCAAAGGGATCCAGGATTTTGTTGCGACAGCAACGGCGACACGTAGACGGGGCGGTGGTGCAAGTTCCAATGCATTGCCACCCGTGGAAGAACAGTTGGACAACGCTGAACGCAGGGCGCGTACCGGGGACTGGGATTCCGCGTGCGGTGCCACGATGGTGGGGCTCTATGCGCTGTGTCACCGAATGATTTACGGCATTGTGCCCGAAGAACTCCGTGAACCGGGGACCTTCAAGGTTGCGTCACGAGTAGCGGCCCGGTTCGTGCGGTCCCATTTCGAAGGGGATTGGTCCATGGCTGCGCAGTTCTTGAAGTGGTGCTGGGAACGCGAGAAAGGGCGCCACAGCTGGGCCCTAGCGAATGGGGTGCAGCGGTCCCGGTTGTCGTGGCGATTGCAGTTCAGCGCCACCATGCTCACGGACTGGAAGGTGGGGCGCTTCAATCCGCACCGAACACGAAGGGCATAGCCGATGGATCTGTTTGAGCATGGGGGTGGGGAGTATTCGCTTGCATTTGCAGGGGACCAGCCTTCGTGAGTCGAGAAATCGCATTCGATGTTAGCAACGAACAGGTGCTGATCCGCACCGCGATCGCGGATGCAGGTCATCGCAAGGCCCTTGTTCACAAGCTCAGTGACTCGGAGTTCCTGAACCAAGCTCACAGCGCGATATGGCGAGCGATGCGCGCACTGGTAGACAAGGCCCTGGATTACGCACCGGCCACGCTGCGCACGTTGCTGATCAATGAACGCGAAAACTTCGATGACGAATATCTGGCGGAGCTGGAAGCGGAAGCGGCTGTTGCAAACAACCTGGATTGGCACGTAACGAATCTGCGGTGGGACGCCACCCGGGCCCGCACGCTGAAGGAAGCGTTGCCAGCGTTGGTGAAGGAACTGGAGTCCGCTGCCACGACCCCGGACCAGGCCACAGCAGCGGCCCGGGGTGTGCTGCGGGCACTCGAAGCTGGGGGTGGCCGGCGCCACATCCATCGGCCCCACGAACTAAGTAGAGCCTACAAAGCGGAGATCAGGAATCGTATGCAGGTCGGCAACTTCTACCCCACGGGTTTCACTGCGATGGATTGCAAACTGACTGAGGGTATGATGCCCCGGCGCACGACGGTGGTTACCGGGTTGCCGAACTCCGGGAAGTCCACGTTTGCCGCGCACCTGGGCTTGGGGCTTGCGAAGCAGGGGCGCCGTGTATTGATGGGTTGCTGGGAAATGCCAGCGAAGTCCCTGCTGGACGTGATGACGTGCGCCATGACGGGGGTGGAGTTGATGCCGTTGGTGCAGGGCAAACTGAACTCCGCAGATCTGAAACGTGTGGAGCGCGCAGCCGATTGGATCACGGCCCGCATGAAGTTCATGGACAACGCCTTCTTCACCGAACAACCCACGAAGGGGAAGCGTAGCAACGATCGAAACCTCGATATTCTCGAAGGATACGTGGCGGAGTCGGGTTGTGACGTGATGATTATGGACCTGTGGGAACGGGCCCTGGTGGACTTGAGTCCCGATGCGGTGGCACTTGCGTTGAACCGACAGCAGGCGATGCACGTTGAATATGCGTGCCACGGTGTCATTGTTCAGCAACTGAGGTTGAAAGACGTGGAACGCAGAGCGGACAAGCGCCCCACACGGGATGCGATCAAGGGGTCGGCGGCATACGTGGAGGTTGCCGATCTGATCTTTGGCATCCATCGTGATGCGCAGTTCAAAGCGGTTCCGGACGATGCCATTGAAGCCATCTGTCTAAAGCAGCGCAAAGGCGTTCCGAACTGGGCCGTTCGGTTCGGCTGGAATGGGGCGCGTTGCGCCATTACTGGCGGTGTCGAAGTGTCGTATGACCCCGGATTGGAATCTGTGGGCGATGTTGGTGAAGTGGGTGATATCGGTGGGATTCGGGTGAAGCCAAGGCAGCAGCAGCCGAAGCCAGGAAGAAGGGACAACTGATCATGACCACGGGGCAGGTGGAGGCATTCGACGCAGCGCAGCGCTTGCTGAATGCGGTGCGCCGCATGCGCATGGAGGGCAAGCGGTCCGCACCGCGGGAACTGAAGTCCTGGATTGATAATGTGTTGGCTGAAGAAGAAAAGCGCGTGACTGTAGAACTCAATCGCATGATGGAACTGGCTGGGGTCAAGGGCTACGACGCATGACGTTTGCACCGGTTCCTATCGCAGACCTGTTGGCTGCGCTGGGCATCGAAGCCCGGCAAACGGGAACCAAGTGGTTGGCGCCGTGTCCGCATCCCGATCACCAGGACAAGCATCCAAGTTGGTTCATCCGTGATGATCCCGGGGAGCGCTGGCATGGGTCCCACAACTGCAAAAGCTGCGGGCTAGGGGGTGGCCCCTGGGAGCTTGTAGCGGCGGTGCGTGGCGTATCCGTAGCGGAAGCTGCGCAGTTTGTTCGGGGGCTCTGTGGGGGCCACCAGGCAGCACCGCGGGACATCGCAGTGGTGAAGATTGTGGCGCCCCGTAGACGGCGCGTGTTCACGTTCCCTACCGGGGTTGTGATCCCGGACCGCTTGGACGATTGGAAGGCCCCGTTCTTGAAGTATTTGCGGGCCCGCAGCATCACGGACAACCAGATCAGGAAGTGGGGGCTGGGCTACGCCACCACTGGGGATCTAGCGTGGCGAGTCGTGATCCCGATTTACACGCGCGGGAGGCTGCAGGCGTATACGGCTAGGGCCATCTTTGCGGATGGCTCCCGGCGCTACGATATGCCGGACCGTGAGTCCGGGGCCCGGCCAGATTGCGCGTTGTGGGGTGAAGCTGGATGGGATCCGTCATTGGGTGCAGTTACCGTGGCTGAAGGGGTCTTCAGTGCGATGGCACTTGAAAGGGTGGGTGCGCCCAATGCCACCGCGTTGCTGGGTTCCGAACTAACGCTACCGAAGGTCAGTTTGTTATCACAATGGCCGGTGATCTTAGTGGCCACGGATCCCGATGCAGCTGGGGACAAGGCGTTTCGGAAGCTCCACGGGGCATTGCGTCGCAACTGCCATGTGGAACGAATCGAGCTCCCAGCCAGTCCTGATGACGCGGATCCCATGGTGTTGCGACATGCCGTCACTGTAACCATGGGTGGATTTCCGTATGCAGATGTGCGCAGGGCAGGTAGTTGTTAGTGGGCTCACATGGCGTTGCCACCTTGACGCCCCCATACCGTGTTTGGCGTTCAGTCAAAAAAACTACAAACGCTTTCGGGTAGTTAGCCTTTAGTAGGGGCAGTGCTCACACGGTAACCAAGCGTAGTCATTCAGTTTTCTTCGATCGTCTTCGCCGAAAACTGTTGCTGACTTCGATGTGTCTGGATGAGATTCCGAAACCGCGGTCCCAGTAGTCATGGGTCACCGCACCAACGGGCGAAGCCCAATCGAACGGGGGCTGGATGGATATCCAACCGTCTGCTGCAGCGCCAGTGGATTGCGTTGTACCTGCAATCTCCCAAAACATTGAACTGAATCCGGAACAACAACGGATCTTGGGACACCTAAATGGACCCCTTGAAGTTGCTTCCGTAGCTGGTTCCGGGAAGACCCTAATCATATGCTACCGAATCAGTACGCTAGCTAAATCAGGCGTCGATCCGGGACGGATACTTGCGGTGACCTTCTCAGTGAAGGCAGCCAAAGAGATGAACAAGAGGTTGGACCGGCTAGGTTTAGCCGACGTGAGAATCAGCACTTTTCACTCTTTGTGCTGGTCCATTGTCAGATTTGAAGTCCCGGAGCTAGCCCGATGGCAGATTGATGATCGTGACCATTACCGCAATGTGGTCAAGGACGCGCTGGGCTATCGGTTCATGGACTGGAAGGATGCGGACCTGACCCTGGTGCTGGGGTTCAATGGGCGCTGCAAGGCAGCCGGGCTGATGCCTGGGACCCCGGAAGTCATCGAACTGGCCACCCGGCTGTATCGGCCATTCCGCAGTCCGCAGCGGGACCCTTCGTTGTTGGCCCGGGCCTACTTCACCGCGGAAGAACTGCGCCGGGAACGCCAGCTGTTGACCTACGATGACATGCTGCTGGAGGGTTGGCACCTGCTGGCCACCGATGAAGTTGTCCGCAAGCGCTGGTCAGAGCGCTTCGATCACGTCATTCAGGATGAGTGCCAGGATGAAAACCCAGTCCAGCGCATGATCGCCACGTTGCTGGCCAAGGACCACCGCAACTACATGGTGGTGGGTGACCCAGCACAGTCCATCTATGGATTTCGTGGTTCGGATCCCGGGGGCATGCTGCGCTTTGCGCAGGAATGGAACGCCCCGGTAGTGGGCATGAGTCGCAACTATCGCAGTGCCCCGGTCATCATCGAAGTTGCGAACCGGGTCATTGCAGCCATGGACCCCAGCACGCATCTGGGAGTCAAGCTGGTGGCTGAACGGGATTTCGAGGGTCAGATCACGGTGACCCGGTTCCCGTCGTTCGATGAAGAAGGGGAGGGCATTGCAGCCCACCTGATGCAGCAGCACGTGGATGGCAAAGCGTGGCGTGATTGCGCCGTGCTGTACAGAACCAACGCCCAATCCCGTGGTGTCGAAGAAGCGTTGTTATCATCGCGGATTCCGTACGTCGTGGTGGGGGGCGTCAACTTCTATCAGCGCCGCGAAGTTCGGGATCTGTTGGCTTACCTCCGTGTGGCCACGGGCCGCGGGACCTTCGATGATGTCAAACGGTCTATCAACACTCCGTTTCGTTTTTTGGGGAAGGCGTTTGTGGAAGGGCTTGAAGCAGCGGGCCGGCAATGTGGCGACGATGAAGGCTGGACCGATATAGTCCGGCGCTACATCGATTCCGGTAGGTCCGGGCTGCAGCAGCGTCAGAAGACCAGCGCGCTGCAGTGGTGTGCTTTGATCGATCAACTGGCTGCGAATTCCACCTCTGAATCAACAGACCATGTGGACAAGTTGGTGGAGTCCAAGCCCGCCCGAATGCTGGAGTCCCTGATCATGGATACGCAATACACCCAGTGGCTACAGCGTGACGAAGGGACGGAAAGCCCAGAGAACAACAAGATTTCGAATGTGCGCGAACTGGTTCGCGCAGCCGAACGATTCCCGACCATCGCTGAACTGTTGGACTACATCGATGACACGTTGCATCGCGCGCAGCAGATGAAGCGCAATGGCGATTCCGTGGATTGCGTTACCCTGACCAGCTTGCACCGATCCAAGGGATTGGAGTGGCGTGTGGTGTACCTGATTGGCTGTAACGAGAAGATCATTCCGCATGCCCGGGCCGGTGATGACCACGAAGAACGGCGGTTGTTTTACGTTGGTGTCACGCGGGCCCGCGATGAACTCCACCTGTCCTGTCTGTGCAGGGCAGCGGTGGGAGCTCGTGTTTTAGAGCTGCAGCCATCCCGTTTTCTGACGGAGTGTCAGCTTACTGTCGAAGACCATGATTCATGTCGCTCAGACTTCATTCACTAACCCCCAATGAACGGAGATCCGCCTACAAATGAAAATCATCAGCACCGGTGCTGCATCCCGTTGGACCCAGGATCTGTTGCTGTTTCGTGTACACAAACTATCGGAACGAGAGTTTTACAGTAGGCACATGGGGCTGATTCGAAGCATGGGTAAATGGTGGGCTGCCCGGTGTCCTGAACGCGTGGATCAAGATGATCTGAATCAGGAAGTGCAGTTGGAGATCTGGCGTGCTGTGGCGGACTGGGATGAATCGCGTGATGTACCTATCAATTTGTATGTCAGACGTTGTGTAAAGCAGCGGTTATCCGACCTTGTAAAGCAGCACTTGGCTGCCCGGGATCGTGACTTGCGTTGGGTTCGTGCCGTCGTGGGAAGACGGGATGACATCGTTCCGGACGAAGTTACGGTGGCGCCAAACACGGGTTGGGAAGCTAGCGCCCGATTGCAGAGAACACTGGAACGGCTGTGCCCCCAGCGTGCACAGGTTGTGCTTCGGTGTATTGAAGAAGGTAAGAGTTCGAACCAGGTCTGTCAGTCCGTGTATCCGAAGCGCACCTTTGGCGGGGCCGAAAAAGAAGCCCGGCTAGCAGTAGAAGAGGCAACGCAAATCGCACTGAGTCTCTAACCACCCCGCTGGCCGGGGCACAGGAACAAGATCAATGGCAACTACCGCACAACCGATGACCGCACGTCAGAAGCAGAAGGCAGCATCGAAGGAACTTCCACCGTTCGCGCTTGCGAAACCAGGGGTAAAACCCGACGTGGCCGCGATGCGTCGCGCAGCCGAAGCTATTGGCCTTCCGTTGCCTAAAGGTTTTGACGATGAAGACGCGGATCGCGAACTCATGAATCGGCAACTGCTGGCCACCATCAGGGCCAAGGTCAAGGATTTGTTGAAGCCCATTCCGACTGATGACCAGTTGATTTGTGTAAAGTGCAAGGAACGCAGCACCGATGCCACGGAGTTTTGTCCGTTCTGTGGTGACACAGGGGTGGACGAAAAGCCTGATCTTGGAGCTATCGCAGCGGCTGAAGCAGCCGCGGAAGCCGAAGCGGCTGAAGCGTCAGCGTTGGTAGTCCCGGTTCCGGAACCTGATACGGATTCTGATGACGGTGGTGCGGATGAAGAGTCCGAAGATGAAGAGTCCGAAGATGAAGAGTCCGAAGATGAAGACTTTGAAGACTCGGAAGATGCGGATAGTCCATCGGACGATGATCACATTCCCGCGGAGGTGGTTTCGGCTGGTGCCGCTCTTGCTACCGACGTGGTCAAGGCGCCCCGGGATACCGATGAAGCACTAATGAAGTTGGAAGGTGAGCTGACCGATCGGTTGGCCCGGTTGTCCAGCTTGAAGTGGAACACCGTCGATAACACCTATGAAATGGGGTTGTTGGTCAAAGAGATTCAGGATCGCCAGCTCTATCGGGCCCGTGGCTACGGGTCCTTTTCACAGTTCGCTGCCAAAGAACTGCCCATTGCTAGGCAGACGGCTTATCAGATGGTCCAGATCGTGGAACAGTTCACGAAGCAAGAGTTCTTGGACGTCGGGTTCCGCAAGCTGAAGACGATCGCGGGGCTCGAAGAAGGCGCGAAGAAGAAACAGCTGTTGGCCGATGCGAAGGCTGGTGCCCCAGCTCGTGAGGTGGAGCGCAAAGCGGCGGAGATCAAGCCACCGACGAAAGCGCGGGCCAATGGAGTTGCGAAGCCGGCCCCAGCGGGAGCTAAGCTGGCCGCACCTGCAGCTGAGAACCGGGTCACCCTGTTGACGCAGTTGGATGGCAAGGTTCGTGAAGTTCCGTTCAAGGACGCCAATACCGGCGCTCTGCTGGTTAGCGCTGGCAAGGTCACGATGCATCACGCCAATGCGTACGCAGAGATCGAGATCGGGGACGATGTGTTTCTACGGATTGCGGTGAAAACCAAGGGCCGTGATTTGATTGGCCTGACAACTGAGTTCGTGCGCTCCGGCGCCGCATGATCGAGCTTGTCAGCGGCTGGGTGGACCGGGATACGGTCCACCTGGTTGAACGCCACGAAGAAGTCACCACCGTTCGTGTGTTGCCAGCGAAGTGGGCCGCGTTCTTTCTGGACTTGGATGATTCCGATCGTGGTGACCTGCAGCGCATGCGACAGGTGATCGGACTGCAGTCACAGGGCCGATACACCAGAGTTGATTTCAGGAACCGGTGGGACCGGCGCGATATCTGTGAACGCATCCAGGAAGGCGCGCGCCGTTCGGGTCAGCCTCCCGTCCCGATTCTTGAAGCAGACGTCAATCCGCTGCGCCGCTTCCTGACTGACTCCCCGATTCACGTCGTGTCGCCCACCCCACGACTGGGTTGGTTCGACATCGAAACGGATTCTAGGAAAACGTTCAGCCAGGCCCGGGCTGGCGAAGCCCGCGTGTTGTCGTGGGCCTTTCTGGACCATTGTGGAAATGAACACTGGGATTGGCTGCGTTGCGACACCGATGCAGCGGAACGTTACTTGATCGAAGGGTTCCTAGCTGCAGCGCGGGAAACCGACGTCCTACTTGCGTGGAACGGGGATGGCTTCGATTTCCCAGTGATCATGGCGCGCGCCACTCACCTGGACTGCAGGCCCAGGGGACGCGTCCCGCAGTGGAACCGGTGGTGTTGGTTGGATCACCTCGAAGTGTTCCGCAAATACAACATGCATGCGCATGAGTCCGGGGACGAAAAAGCATCGTTCAAGCTGCAGGACGTTGCCATGCACACGCTTGGGGAGGGCAAGGACGATTTTGATGCGCGCTACACCTGGGAAGCCTGGTTGAAGGGGGGCGAGTCCCGGCGCCTACTGATGACTTACAACCGGAAGGACACCGCACTTCTGCCACGCATTGAAGCTAAGACAGGATATGTGGCTTTGCATTTGGCGGTGTGCCACATCACGAGCTGTCTACCGGATAGCCGCAGTCTGATGGCCAGCCAGCAAGGGGACGGCTTCCTGTTGAAGCTGGGGGCCCAGCACGGGCACCGCTGGCCCACGAAGCATGAGCACATCGGGACTCCGTACAAAGGCGCCTACGTCATGGAGCCCACCCGGATTGGCATCGTGGAAGACGTCCACGTGGCGGACTTTGCTTCTCTGTATCCCAGCATCATTCGCACGCTGAATATGTCCCCAGAAACCATGATTCCCGCGGATGCACCGGACCCCGTGGGTGGGGCCTGCAGACTTCCGTTTGATCAGGCACCGGTGAAGTTTTCAAAGGCGCAGCGGGGCATGCTTCCGCTGGCGCTGGACCAGCTGGTTACGAAGCGTGGGGAGTACACCCGGAAGGCAGATGCAGCGGACCCCGGGAGTCCTGAAAGTGACCACTACAAACGGCTTTCAAGTGCATTCAAAATCGTTGCCAATAGTTTCTATGGGATCGTGGGGTCCAACTTCACCCGCTTCTTTTGCCGTGACGTTGCCGAAGGGGTCACGAAGACTGGCGCGTGGTTGATTCACCATGTCGCTGACCGTGCCAAGCTCCACGGTCTGGATCCGTTCTACGGGGATACCGACAGCATATTTGCAGCGGGCCGGCGCGAAGCGTTTGAAGTTGTAGTCAACGAATTGAATGCGGAATGGGGAGCCCTAGCGCGGCAACTGGGTGCTACGGAATGTCACTTCAAACTGGAGTTTGAAAAGACGTTCCGCAGATTGGTGTTGGTCACGGCGAAGCGGTACGCAGGCGCGTTCAGTGTCTACAAGGGCAAGGCGGTTAGCGCTGATAAAAAGCCCGAAGTGAAGGGGCTGGAGTACAAGCGTGGTGATGCGGTTCGCATTGCGCGGCGGATGCAACGCGAACTGATTGGCATGTTGTTGGGGCCCGCAGTGCCCCCGGTGGCAGAGCTTCAGGCGTTTGTGCAGCGCTGGCAGGACCGCGTGTTGACGGGGGACTTGGCAGTTGAAGACATCGTGGTGACACAGTCCGTGAAGGCGCTGTCCGAGTATCGGCAACGCTATTCGGGGCGTGCCTGCAAAGCCATGGACCGGCGCAAGGTGCGCTGCGGTTATGACTTCGGTGGCGTCGAAGTCGATGGACCCGATAAGTGTCCCAGGTGCGGCGCATCCCGAGATCTGCAGGCGCAACCGGCACACGTTCGTGTGGCCATCGTGCTGGCTGCCAGGGGTGAAGAGATCAGGGAAGGATCCCGGGTAGCGTATCTAGTCGTGGGGCGACAGGGAACTACGCTGGATGCTGTTCCGGCCACGGATCCTGGTGCGTTGGAGCGCATCGATCGCAGGTACTATTGGGACAACCGGATTTACCCAGCCAGCGCACGTGTGTTGGCTGCAGCGTTTCCCGATGTGGGCTGGGTCGAAACTACGCAGCAGCGTAAGGCCCGTGTCTTCGCCGAACTGTGTGCGAAGAACAAAAACAAGATCGATGATCTACCTTTGTTCGCCGGATTTCGTAGCTGACTCCCAATAGATAGAAGCGGTCCACGGGATCGCTGGAAAGGAACTATGGCAACACGGCGTAGACGTGTCGATGACCAGTTGTCGCCCCGGGGCGACAACCCAGAACCGCCACCACAGGTGCAGGCATCCGGGGAACCCCCTTCGGGGCCCAAGCCTCACCCAGCGGTAGCGCAGCAACCTACGGATGAACCAGCGTCCGGAGTATTTCCGGCACCGTGGGGTCACGTTGTAAATGACATCCTACGCATTGACGTTCAGTCGTCTTACAAGCGCTTGACCGATGAACTCACGTTGGGTGAAGCCACCGCTGAATACGGGGTAGTGATCAGGGCTGTGGATAATGCGGGCCGCAACTACTATGACGCCATCCGGTTGTCACGTGTTGCCAAGATCGCGGACCTGAAGTTCAGCGCTGAAATGGATCGTGAGCTCGAAGTGATGCGGTCCACGGCACGTGAACAGCTGGAGTCCGAAAAGTCTGCATTGAAGGCATCTGGGGGGTCAGCCAAGGCACCTACGCTGCAGGAAATCCAGGACCGCGTGATCGGGAACTGGGGCGACCAGTGGCAGTCAATTGAAAACCGTAAGGCCGAAATGCACGGGACCTTTAGGGCGCTTGAAGGATTGAAGGATGCATGGAGCGAACGAGGTAGGCAGTTGAACCGTATTGCGGACGGCTTCGTGGGAAGGAAGGTCTGACATGCCAGGGATCGGTGCATTCGTACAGAAGACACGGGAGCGGTTTGGCGGTGGCCAGTGGCTGAAGAACTGGAAGGATGACAAAGAGAAGACAGTGTGGTTACACACCGCGGTCACGCCACTGTCCTACTATGCACATCAGTTCAACATGATTGATGTCCAGGAAGACAAGGACAATCGTGGCGGACCCCCGAAGCGATTCATGCGGTTCCTTCGTTTTGTGTCACCGGACCCTGAAACCATCACGGGGCAGCAGCATTTTCGCGACAAATCCAGCGGCATTTTGCGCGTGCTTCCGGATCGTGATCCGTTTCTATTACTTCGGGAGTGGTTGCGGCGTGCTGACCATATCGGATTGGAAGACTCGATCTTCATGTGGAAAAACCCGAAGGACAGCAGTGTGGAAAGTTGGTCACGGGGCGAGCTGTCCGGGCTGACAAAGCGTGGGCGCCAGAACTTTGGGCATTCTCTGGATGCCAAACAAGAGTACATCTTTGTGGTGGTGGACCACGAAGACATAGGTAGTGGCGTGATGTTGACCAGGGAGTCCGGTTTACTCGGGCGTAAGATGGGTGAGGTTATTGCGCAGCAACTGAAAATGCTGGGGGAAGAAGCGGGTGACCCATTGCTACGTCCTTACCCATTTAGGTGGGAGTATGACAAGCGCGCAGCTTCCCCAATGAATGCTTACTCAGTTTACAAGGCGGAAGGTTTGGAATGCACCGATGAGATCTTTGCGCTCATTACTTCGGAAGAGTATCCGGACCCAGTACGCCACACGGTTCCGCAAGATGGTGACATGGAGAAAATCAGGGCTGCGTTCGAAGCAGCGGCGCAAGTTGAACTCCCGCTTGATGAGATCTTCAGCGAAGACCAAAACGTTCGGATGGCGCTTTGCACTGGGGAGCGCCCGAAGATACGGCCTGCGGCCAGTCCTGGACAAGCGCAGCGTTCCACCGTTGCAACTCCAACAACGCGGGCAGTGCAGCGCCCCAGCAACGGCACCGCCCCTGTAGTAGCGAAGCCAAACGGAAATGCACCGGCTGCAGGCCCTGCAACGCGGGCAGTGCAGCGCCCCGGTACCAGCGCACCACAGGCAGCGTCTGCGCCAGCTGGGAGTCAGACACGGCGCAAGCGTGTGGATCCACCGGCACCACCGCTACAGCCCGAAGTGGAAATGATTCCTTGTGATGACTGCAAAACGCCGATGGCAGTCACGGCCACGGAATGCCCGAAGTGCGGTGCCAAATATGAAGTGGATGCGGAGCCTGAACCGCAGGCCGTAGCACCACAGGCATCCGTACCAGCCGCGCCAGCGGCATCCGTTACGGATGACGTGTGTTTCAGCTGCAGCGGCCCCGTGGAAGCTGGAACTTGCACCACCTGTGGCCTGGAACAGGGTGACGAAATCCCATTCTGAGAGCGGGCTATATGTCTAAGTCTGAGGTGATGGTCAATCGTAGTGCGTGCCATATCGAGCTGGACAAGTTCCTGGACAAGGTGTGTGACGAACATCCGAATCTCGAAGACGGAATCATGTATGACTTGAAGTTTCGGGCCGGTGTGCAGCTGATTGATGACGAATACGTGGTGTTCGTGAGTGTGTTTACTAGGACGGCACGAGAGATTTAGATGCCCAGACGCAAAGCAGCCACGGTGCCTCCCGAAGAACAGGCACCACCGAATGCAGTGGAGGCGGGGACGCTGCCACCACCCGTGCGGAAGACCCTTGCGCTACCGAAGGGCTGGGCCCGTGCTGCTGACACGTTGGATTCAGTGGAATCAGTTCGTACCATTTTTCCTGACTTCAATCGGGCAGTTCGGATCGGTGGCCTTCCGATCCGGCGCATCACCACGGTGCACGGTCCCACGCACCACGGGAAGACGGCGGCAGTTCTGGGTTGGCTGCGGTCCTTCGCAGACGGGGGACATATGGCAGCGCTGGTGGATGCGGAGTTCGCAACTGGTCGCGAGTTCGCATCGGAGCTGATGGGTGATCTCGAACAGCGTCCCAATTTGATGTCAGTGCGTCCGCGAACCTACGAAGAAACCGTGGATAACGTGGATCGGTTCCTGAAGTGGGTGGTGGAGACAAAGAAAGATCAACCTTATATTCGTTCGATCTGCGTTGTAGACAGCATCAACAAGCTGGTTCCAGCACGGGAACTTGAGCGCATTTTGAAAGACCAGGGTGGCGGTGAAGAGATGGCGAAAGGTCATTGGGGACGCCAACGCGCAGCCATGAATCAGGCATGGCTGGACCATCTGGTTCCGCTGTTGGCAGCCGCGGACTGTGCCTTGGTTCTGGTGGCACAGGAACGTGACGAAGCACCGGATAGCCCATTTTCCAAACAGGATGACTGGAAAGTGAAGGGCGGTGCAGCGCTGCTGTTCGATGCATCCTTATTGGTCCGAGTCACGAAGATGAAGCCTCTTTATGACGGCGAAGAGAAACCGGAAAACATCATTGGTTTCCGTCACCGAATGCGCATCTATAAAAGCAAGGTGGGTCACATGGATGGTCGCGACTCCAACGCGATCTTCCATCTGTCTAACGGAAAGTTCAGCCCCCCTGGCTTCGATACCGCACGCGACGCATTGATGGTGGGCAGGGCTGTGGATGTCGTGGGCGTGGCGGGTTCCTGGATCACGTGGCGCAAGCATAAATGGCAGGGCGAAAACCGGGCTGTGGCGTTCCTGTCCCAGAATCCTGATGTGCTGAATCAGTTGCTGGATGACGTCAACACCGCTGTGGATAAGGATGCGGGACGCAATGCCAGTTGAAGGAATCAATGCATACCCGCTGGACTGGCCACTGGGATGGGATCGGACGCCACATCCGGCACGTGGCAGGTACCAGGTACCATTTGCGCGGGCGCGTGATGAAGTTCTGAAGACGTTGCGTCTGATGGGGGTCAGCCGTAGTGACGTCGTGATTTCTACCAACGTACCGATAAAGCGGGACGGGTTTCCATACGCGGATAGCCGTGAACCTGGGGATGCCGGGGTGGCGGTGTATTGGGTACGCAGGCGCAGCCCGCAGGTTATCGCGTGCGATCGTTGGGATACCGTGCGTGCCAACCTGCGGGCTGTGGGATATGCATTGGAAGGGCTCCGCAGTATTGAACGTTGCGGTGCAACATATATCGTTGATCGAGCTTATTTAGGGTTCAACGCGTTGCCGGCCGATGCTGGTAAATGCACGTGGCGAGATGTGCTGGGCATCTCAAGTCGCGAGCCCACCGAAGCAGAGATCCGGTTGGCCTATAAAGCATGTGCGTTGCGGTGTCATCCCGATCGTGGCGGTACGGCGGATCAGATGGTGGAACTCAGTAATGCGTTGGTGGATGCACTTCAGTCATTGAAGCGGGTGGCCAATGGATGAACCGCAGATTGATTGGCGTACGGAACTCCACGTTCCCGATGACTGGAAGGGAACGGACATCACTAAGAACCGGTTGGCCCATGCATACAAGCGGGCTCTTGATGCAATGTGCACGGCTATGATGCCGGGCGAAGCTGGGCTGGCTTGTAAGCAACGTCTGCAAAAGGCTTTTTTGGTGGCGTGGATGGAGTTTGAAACCAACGGTGGCAACGGGACCTTCTGATGCGAGTTCTTTTCACATCGGATTGGCATCTGGACGCGCATACCCTGGGTGTGCCACGGCGCCCCGAACTGTTGCGCTACTTGGATGTGGTGCAGCAGGCAGCCGCTGTTGAAGAAGTGGATGTTGTCGCGTTCGCAGGTGATGCGTGCGATCCCGGGCACATGCTGCAGTCCCAGTATGCAGCGGACATCATCGATGCGTTTCGTAAGCTGGGGGCGACTCGGACACTGGTGGCGATTGCTGGGAACCATGACGTTGTGGAAGTTGCGGGCCCCCTGACTACGCTGACCCCGGCACGGGTGGCCTTCGAGAACGACGGCAACAAACATATCTTCGAGTTGCCCGGCACCGTGGCGTTTCCGGATCACCGCGTTGTGTTTCTGGCGTTGCCCTACGTGGCGCGGTCCCAAGTCGAAGCAGCGCAACCCCTGTTCGTGGACTTGCTGGACCAGGCTTTCAGTGCGGCTGCGATGCGAAAAAAGGCCAACTATAAGCTGGTGGTGATGGGTCACATGACGGTGCCAGGTGCCAAGCTGGGATCCGAAACCGTGGAGCTGTCGCGGGGCAGGGATCTGGACCTTCCGCTGGAACGAATCGCAGCGCTACAGCCAGACCTAGTGGTCAATGGGCACTACCACAAACCCCAGGTTGTCCAGGTCGGTGGCGTCAACGTGGTGATTCCGGGATCACCGGCCAGCTTCAGCACGGACGATGCGGCGCAAGGCAAGGGTTACACCATTGCGGAGATCTAAGGCTATGCGTCAATGCGGAACCACATCGTTGCTGGAAGTGTTGATTTTGGTGGGTGTGATCGTGGTCCTTGGGATCATGGCATCGGGGGGCGGTTGCTTGGGCCCAAAGACTGATGAAGCGGAGTCCCGGCGCGTACTGGAAGCGCACGGTTTCACTGCCATCCAGTTCACTGGGTTTGAGTTGTGGGGCTGTGGCCGTCAGGACTGGCAGCACACTGGTTTCCGGGCACGTGGCGTTGATGGCAGCGCCGTTGCCGGCGTGGTGTGTTGTGGTGGCTCCACGGGGTGCGGCAAAGCTTGCACGGTCAGGTTGCGATGATTTCTGAACCAACAGAAGGATCGAAGAAATGGGTCAGCAAAAGCAGAACGAACAGCCGGATTCGAAGTCGTCTGAACAAAAGGAAACCGAGACTACGACTCGGACCACGGAAACGCGCGAACAACCGGCGCAGCCTGCACAGCCCGGTGGCGACAAGGATTGATTGAAGTTGTGAGGGGGTCCCCGGTCGTTCAGGGGACCCACGTAGTTCAGAAGGGACTGCAATGCCATTGCGCACCCGCAAACCAAAGATGGAGATCGAGATCACCGAGCAAGTGCTGGCTTCGCCGATCGAATCGGATTTGATGGATCAGGAACCGCTGTTTCCAGCGGGCTTGTGGAAGAAGGGTGCTCCGAAGACACGGAAGAAGCGGGCCGCGAAGCCAGCGGTGGCCCCCGAAGCGGTGCCCGTAGCGGTACCCACGGGGGTTCGGTTCGTGGAGCTCACCACGGCCAACGTGATCAAGATGGAACTGGACGATGGTCGGGATGTCCGGGGCGCGTTCGTGAAGCTGGCCCCCAGGTTGGCGCGTTCGGAACGGGCCGGCTTCGATGGAACCGAGATGGTGAAGGCCCTGCGGGCCCGTGGCGCCGCTGCTGTGTCGCTAACCCCCATCATCATCCCGGACCGCAGCGCTGCCCCTGAAGCCAAGGCAAAGGGTCAGCAGCGCGTAGATGAACGGGACGAAGTTCGCAGCTGGTTCGGTGACGAAGCGCAGCGCGATCCCGTGGTGGGTGAAGCGCTTCAGGGGTGTCTGCAGATCCTGGATGACGTGGGGTTCTGATGTCTTGTCCACATACTGGCGAGTTCGAAGCCATGGTCACTTTCAACACGTTTACAGATTCCGATGATCAACCCGAAGGGTGGATCGTTCATCTGGAAGTGAAGTGCGCGGAGTGTAACCAACGCTTTGGGTTCAGGAGTCGGGACGGGTTGACGCATCCCACTATGACGGTGGAGATGGCGCCGCTTCAACGCGATGGGGTTCCCGATGTCGCGCATTGATCGGCTCATGATTCAGGGCTGGATGCCGTTCCGGGACCAGGTCAACCTGCACCTTCCCGCGGGCCCCATCGCTGTGGTGGCGCGGTACCGCAGCAACCCCAGGCGTTCGAACTGGGCCGGGAAGACCGCATTGATCGAAGCCATCGGGTGGTGTCTGTTCGGGGTCCACCGCAAGCGGCTGGACGATGACATTATCAACAGCACACAGGAAGCCTGCACCGTTGAAGTTCAGGTGGGTGACTTGATTGTGCGACGCCATCGCAAGCGTGGTGCAGCCACGGTGCTGACCGTGATGCGGGGTGAAGCGGAGTCCATGCGGGGTACCGCAGCGCAGCAGTTCTTGATCCAGCATCTTGGGGTCAGCTTCGATGACTACGTGGCCACGGTGGACTTCCGACAGGATGACATCGAAAGCATCGTGGGCATGCGCACCGGGAAACGGCGCGAAGTGATCGCGGCATGGTTGCGCATGGAGCGCTGGACCCTAGCAGCGAAGCGGGCCACAGAACGGGCCCGTGCTGCGCAACAGCGGCTGTCTGAAGCCCGTGTTGCATTGGCTACGGTCAAAGGAATGTTGATGGACGTCCATCAGATTGCACTGGCCGAAGCGGAGTTCACGAAGCACCAGAATCGGGCCGCTGAAGTGCGAGCCATCATCGCGGGATTCGCGGAAGAGATCGAAGATCGTCCGGACCCCGATGCCTTGGGCAAGGCGTTTGCTGAACTGCGGGAGTTGCGGCGCACCGTAGCAACGCTGAAGCCGTTGCTGGCTTCCAGGTCCGATGTGGCACAGGCCGTGGTTGTGGCACGTGAAGCGTTGGCCCAGCTCAGATTGCGTAGGGAACAGAAGAAGGAACGGTTGAAAGAACTAGGGGCGCTGACCACCACTGGGTTCGATGGGGTGTGCCCCGTGATGTGCGAAGCGTGCCCCGTGGCCAACCAGGTGGGTGCCAACGTGGACCAGTTCGTGGCACTGCACCGCGAAGCAGAAGCCGAACTGAAGGCCGCACAGGATGCCTACGATGAAGGGTTCCAGGCTGTGCGCCCCGTGGATGCGCAGTTGCGGGAGTTGGACCAGCAAGCTGGCACCTACAATGCAGCGGTCAAGCGCGGCAAAGAGTTGGCTGCTGTGGTGCAGGGCTACACGGAGTCTGGCATCAGTGACCTGCTACACGAAGTAGCGGATCTGATGGCGCAGCGCGATAGGGCGCAACTCGAATACGATGCAGCGCAGCGCGAAGGGGCCGCGTTGCAACAGAAGCTTGCGTCTGATGGCGGGCATCGCAAGCGCGTGGTCCAGCTCGAAGGGGACGTGGCTACCGCCGAACGTGAAGCCCGTGTGGTGGCGCTGATGCAGAAGGCGCTGGGGCCCACGGGGGTCCCGGCACGCATCGCACGTGTCCACATTTCGCAGCTCGAAGCGTCCGCGAATGAACTGCTGCAGGACAGTGGGCTATCGCTTGAGTTCGCATGGGAGCGCCCCACCAAAGACTTGGCCCCGCTGTGTTTGGAATGTGGCTATGCCTATGTGGGGCAGCGCGAAAAGAAGTGCCCGAAGTGCGATGCCGCACGGGGGCCCAAGTTCAGTGATGAACTGGAGATCTTGGTTGACGATCGATGCGGTGAAATCGAAGACGTCAAGGCCAAGTCAGGTGGTGCCAGGGTACTGGTGGCGTCCGCGTTGCGGCTAGCGGCATCTGCGATGCTTCGCGAAGTCAGGGGGACCCCAGTGGCGTGGTCCACGATCGATGAACCCTTTGGGCCCCTGGATTCAGAGAACCGGGAAGCGCTGGCCCGGGTGTTCCACTCCATGCTGGGGTCCGTGGGTCTGGAACAGGCGTTCGTGGTGAGCCATGACCAGGCGTTGCTGGACCAGCTCCCGCACCGCTTGATCATTGAACGTGGTGACGATTCATCGGTGTTACGTCTGGAGTCCGCAGCGTGAGGGTCAAGGCGCAAACGCTTGAAGCGCCACGGACCACGGCACTGGTGGTGGCTGGGATCGATGTCTCGCTCACAGGCACCGGACTTGTAGCGGTATGCGGTACTAGCTCGGATCCCAAAGACTTGGCACCGCAGGTTTTGTATCACACCGTGTTGAAGCCGAAGACCACCGGGCTGCTGCGCCTGGAAGAGATGGTGGCAGGGTTACAGCACTTCGTGGAGTGGTTACGGGGCCGTGCGTTGGCCCCTGAAGTCTGGGTGTTCGAAGGCGCCGGGTTCGCGTCGAACCAGGCCCATTCACTTGGGATGGCTCACGGGGCGTTGAAGTTGGAACTCTTCAAGTTGCGCCACGTGATGCGGTTCGTAATGCTCAATGTCCCGCCCAACACGTTGAAGGTATTCGCTACGGATCAAGGGCATTCCGAGAAGAACACGATGATGCGTGAGGTGTGGAAGCGCTGGGCCTTTGATGCTGCGGATGACAACGAAAGCGATGCGTTCGCCTGCACCATGGTGGGGCTCTGCAAATACGGGCACGGCACCGCGCAGCAGCGCAAGGCCATCGCTGGAAAGGTGGAAGTGATCTATGAGGGTCGTAGCCGGGAGCTTGCAGACGAAGCCGAACGGGAGCAACGGGAACGCAGCGATGCTAAGCGCGCTGCCAAGCGTGCCAAGCGTGATCGGCGCCGGGCCCGCTCAGTCCCCAGCGAAAGTGTTGCTGGCTGACCCACCGTGGAAGTTCAGTGACAAGGTCCAGGGTCCCGGACGCGGCGCAGAGAAGCACTATCCGTGCATGACGGTGGATCAGATCGTCCGGTTCCCGCTGCCACCACTGGCTGACGATTGCATGTTGATGCTGTGGCGCGTTGCTGCGATGCAACAGGAAGCGCTAGATGTCATGCGGTTCTGGGGCTTCACGCTGAAGTCCGAAGTGGTGTGGGAGAAGTTGACGAAGCATGGGAAGCAACACATCGGAATGGGGCATTACGTTAGGGCCAGCCACGAAGTGTGTCTGATTGGGACCAGGGGACGCGTCCAGGTCCAGGACCGCAGCGTTAGGTCATCGTTCCAGGCACCGGTGCAGGAACACAGCTCGAAGCCTGACCGCATCTATGAGATTGCGGAACGTCTGCTACCTGGTGGGCCCTATGTCGAGTTGTTCGCGCGTCGGGTCAGGTCGGGATGGTTGCAACACGGGCACGAACTCGAAGGGACATCACCATGAACCAAATCGTTTTTACGGCACCGAAGTTGGATACCGAAGTGTATTACAGACCTGGGGGGCCCATGATCGATCTCATGCGGGATCACCTTATCAACATGACCGATGTACAAAGGAAGGTCTGCGTATCGGTGGTGGATGAGTGGAACGTGATGGTGGCACGCGTCGCGTTCCTGGAGTCCGAGAATGCAAAGCTGATTCATGATGTGTCGCGATTGACCCACGACGTTACATCGATGCGTGAAGCGTCGAAGCTGCGCTATCTAGTGGCTGGGAACGGTGTTGCGTCGAAGCGCGGCGCGGCGCGTACGCGTACGAAGCTTACCGCGAAGAAGGCCAAGGCCAAGCGGTGAAGGTACTGGTTCTGGGTTCGATGACGTGGAGTGACCAGCAGCGGGTCCGGGACTACGTCCAGGCCCTTCCCGCGGGAACCTGGGTCATCACGGATGGGGACCCCTTCGGGGCACAGTCCGCAGCGGTACGTCAGGCACGCTGCAGCGGTCTGGTTCCGATTGTGGTCCATACCCCGGCCAATGCGTCGAAGCGCATCACGCAAGCCCGGGTCATCCGCGATGATGCAATGCTGCAGCTACTGGGCCCCGGGGATCGGGTGGTGGTGTTCGGCGAATTGGATCTCAATCGTGACCACGTGCTGCGTACCTATGCGAGTCGGCAACCCACCGTGGTGCTGGAACGGATCGGTGAATGAGGGGATATGCAATCTGAATCCGAAAACCACGTGATGATGTTGCGGGACATGGCAGCGTTGCCGAACCCTGTGGTGCCGTCCTTTGTGAAGGGCGAGTGGCACCCCTGCGATCCCGGCAATCCCGAAGTCGGAATGTGCACGGACCGTGGCGACTTCATGAGTTTGGCAGCGTACCGGGACCTTGAACAGCAGGCCCGTCAAGCTGTCGCCCCGGGGCGACAGTCTGAACAGCCCGTGAACCGGAAGCACCGCAGGGCTCGCGAAGCCAAGTTGGCCCGTAAGCAGAAGGCGCAGTTCCGGGCCGAAGCCACGAATCAAGCGGCACTATCGATGCTGATGATGGTGCTGGCTGAACATGATGGACCCGTTGTGGTGTCTGCGGAGAATGTGAAGAAAGCCCGGACCGTGCCGATGTTTTTGAAGTGCACTCCGCAGCCAGATGGAGGTTTGATCATTGCGCTTCAGGACTCGGAATGACGGCACCCCATGCAGGTGCGTCATGGGACGCTGGCTGGCATTGGGTAGATGGCGCACTTGTTTACGGGCCCAAGGCGCGTTGGGTACTACTACCACCGTCACCCAGCCCCGGGGGCGCGGTACGTGACGAAGTTGTTGATGACTTCCGGAACGTGTCTCGTGTTGGCCGAAGTCAGCGGACGCGCTGGAGTGACCTTCGTGCGGAGATCCACGAAGAGTTCAGGGAATACAGCCATCGTCAGCACGATGTGGAGATCGTCCTTGAAGAACGTCTAGCGAATCGTAGGGAATGGCTCAGGCAGTACGCGTTGCATTGGCGCGCATCCAATCCCCACAAGGCCCGTGCTTCTGCGCAACGGCAACATGCACGGTTGAAGCGGGCAGAGCGCGATTCTGATCGCTGGGTTTGTTGCTGTCGTAACTGCGAAGTGTTGTTCTGCCCGGTTCGCACGCGGGCCGCGGTGCATTGCACCGACGCATGTAGATTGAAGTTTGGCCGCACCCAGGCCGAACAGCGATTGGCTGCCAAGTTTGGGACTACCCCTGTAGAAGCACGTCGGGTGCAGAGAATGCGGGAGCGGCGCGCAAGAGGGATCGGACCCCGCAAACAGATCAACATCGCCACCGGTACACAGGTTGGGTTCTGGATCGTGGTTTGCGCAGTGCGGTTCGGAAAGAAGCCCCGTCACGGTTACCGTTGCCGCTGCAGGTGTGGGCGCGAACGGTTGATCGCTGCTGGGCACCTTGCTGCTGGCAAGGTGTTATCGTGCCGGGGCTGTCGATACAAACGGGTCCGTGATGAACGCGCCTGACAGCGGCTGGGACCACGCCACGATGCGCCGTTGGCAAGGTCAGTTGTTGGAAGCCTTGGAACTGCTGGTCCGCAGCTTTGATGAAGCAGCCGATCGCGATGGGCGCACCGCGCTGGATGCTGCTGTGGCCAGTGGCGAAGTCACGGATGGGTTGCGCACGCTACTGCTTCGCATCGTCTTCGTGGCGTTGGCGGAAGCCCGGGACCTGTTCCCGGTTCGGAACCGGGGTTACCGGTTGCGCTTCGGACTGCATACGCTGGCCCGTCGATTGGAGCTCGATTGCCCTGGGGGTGGGTCCGATGGGTATTGGTACCTGGTCCACCTGTGGCGTGCCTTGCATGGGGGTGCGGAGGGTAACGGGGTGCAGCTCCCGGGCTACGGGGGCAACTTCTTTGCACCGGACCGCTACCCCTTCCTGGAAGGGCGCTGTAGCGGACAGCCCATGACGGCGGTTCCATCGATTCCGAATCGGGAACTGTTGGCAGTGCTTCACCTGGTGTTGCGCATCGGCACCGAACCTGCGGACTATCGGACCTTTGATCCTCATGACTTCGGTGCGTCTTTGGAACACCTCATGGGATACAACGTGATCCGATTGAAGTCCGATGCAGTCAGGTTTCCACTTCGCAAAAGGTGATATTCAATGACAACGCCCCATGGTCCAGCCTATGACTACCGCGCAAGCCTGCGCAGGGTTGTTGATGGTGACACCTTCGATCTTGATATTGATCTTGGATTCGAAGTGCGGGCCGTTACACGGGTCCGGTTGCTTGGGGTCAATACTCCCGAAGTGGTTGGAGCGATGCGGTTGCAGGGCCAGGCTGCCACTGCATTTGTGCAGCGCTGGTTTGATGCCCGCGCCGGCCAGATGTTGTTGCGCAGCTACAAGGCCAAGCTCAAAGAAAAATACGGGCGATGGCTTGTCGAAGTGTGGGCGCCTGATGGGCAAGGCATTTCCCTGAATGAAGAGTTGCTGCAGCACGGGTTAGCGGCGCCTATGACGTACCCTTGATGTATGCGTTGTGTAAGGTTCATGCGGCCGAAGAGGTGATGGGTGCGGATTGCTGCAAAAAATCTGTTCGCTCACTTCGGACTAAACCGGTGCGTGGTAGGCGATTGTCGCAACACTTTGTTGACGTTGCCCGCACAGACTTTTGCTTGTTGCGTGACAAGTCCACCGTATTTTGGCCTACGCGATTATGGTCATACGGAACAGATTGGATTGGAGCGCAGCCCTGATGAATATGTGGCGAAGCTTGTCGATGTCTTTCGCGAGGTGAGGCGCGTGCTGCGCGACGACGGCACGCTGTTTCTCAACCTGGGTGACTCCTACGCCAGTACAACGAAGGGGAGTGGCGGGGGGCCGTCTTCCACTAGGTTGGGTCATCCAACGGATGAAGTGACTAGGATCGCAGCAGCGGCGCGTGCCAATGGGCGCGCTCGGTTTGAGCCGCGGCGCATTGAGCTATCCGTTGGTTGCAAGCCCAAGGATTTGATTGGCATCCCGTGGCGAGTCGCGTTCGCATTGCAAGCGGATGGCTGGTACCTGCGCAGCGATATCATTTGGCACAAGCCCAACCCGATGCCGGAGAGTTGTCGGGATCGACCAACTAAAGCGCACGAATACGTGTTTTTGCTGGCGAAGAATGCTCGGTACTATTTTGATTCGGACGCTGTGCGGGAGCCGGTGTCCGTGTCAACCATGAAAGATGCGTGTGTCGGAATCCCAAAATGTCGCGACTACGAAGACGCTGCATTCAAGTTCGGTTCCGGTACATCTGCATCGCGCAGGCTTGCGACAAACGCGGTAGGTAACAAAGAATCGCGCAACGTGCGCACCGTCTGGACGGTTACACCGCAGCCGTACAAGGGTGCGCATTTCGCAACGATGCCACCCAAGTTGGTGGAGCGCTGCATACTCGCGGGTGCTCCCCGTGGCGGTGCCGTACTTGATCCGTTTTTTGGTTCAGGTACTACCGGCTTAGTTGCTGAACAGCTCGGACGTCAGTGGTTTGGTTGTGAATTGAATTCTGCGTACTGCGAACTTGCGATTGCGCGTATCGGTGGGGGTAGGTAGAACGCATGACGACCCCCAAGTTGCCCACATTCCAAACGATGGTGCAGCAGGTCACAAAGGGCTGTGGCACCAATACCCGGGCTATCGCGATTTCGATTATGTGGGCTGGGGAACGCATTGCAGCCGCCCTTGCAAAGGCCACTGCGGACAACCAGGAAACCCACGAAGTGCGCCAGATGTCACAGGAACTGGGACGTGCATTTATCGAAAGCATTGTTCCCCCGGCACCGGAGCAACCGTCTGTAGGGCCGTCTAAGCCCGTGCCCGGGGTCCAGATGCCCGCGGAGAACCGGAGCTCAGTCAGGCCCCGGACTAGGACCACGTCACCGCCACGGAAGTGACAGGGCCTGCAACGCGTCGCAAACTCGGGTCCGTGGACGAAGAAAAACCGAAGCCGTTGCGTGGGGGCTTCCGGTCACCCACCGCAGGTATCCCAAAGCGGGTCAGTGATGCGGAGTGGGAACGCTGGATCGAAACCTACCGCAAGCATCCCGGTCAGATCGTCAAAGTCGCTGCCTTGATGGGGTGCCCCAGGAACCGGGCCAGCATCGCATGGAACAAGGGTTGGCCACGACAGGGGCGCCCCCCGGTGTCCGAACTCCTGGAAGCGGACAAGGTGCTGGCCCGGAAGATGCGGGCCGAAGCTGAAGAAGCTGCAGTACGTGGTGCCGAAGTCGTGGCAGAACCACCGATTCCTACAGCGGCTGAACTCGCGACACCTGAAGCCAGTACGCAACGCAACATGGCGTTGATGGTGGAGCGCGAAAAGACGCGTAAGGCATCGCAGCGCGATGCAGCGCTTACACGATCCGAAGAGGGCAAGCTTATCAAGCGGGCACGTCGGAACGCTACGGAGTTGGCGGACGTCACTGGCGAACTGCTGGCCGGGGCAAAGGCCCTGATGCCCAGGCTTCGCAAGTTGCTGGAAGACGAGTCCACGGACCTGACCCTGAAGGAAGGAATCAGCTTCATGCAGAAGCTGGCGGTGCTGACGAAGCTTGGCACCGAAGCCAGCAAGATGGCGCTGCAGGCCGAACGCTTGGCCATGGGGCACCCCGTGGGCGATGACGATGTGGAAGGCGCAACGGGTGGGGCGCTGTCACCGGAGCACGCTGCGAAGTGGCTTCAGTTGGGTGTTGGCATGCTGCGTCGATGGGGTGTGTCAGATGAGAGTCAAAGCGGGCCGGTTGAAGTCAGAGCACTTTCAGATTCCAGCAGCGAATCAGAACCACCTGAACCCGACGATCCTGCAGAACTCGCACCTGGGATCGGGAGCACTCGAAGCAATCTCAACTGACCTGGACCCCGTGGAGTTGCAGGCCAGGGCCCTTGAAGCCAGGGCCCTGGTGTTCCAGCGTTGTCGTGAAAACGTCAACGCGTTTTGTGAATACGTGTTGCGCGACGAAGAGACACGGAAACCCATCGAACAGTTGCCGTTTCATGTCGAGATCCAGGCAGCGCTGACGAAGCATCGTAAGATTGTGGTGCTTGCGCATCCGGAGTCCGGGAAGCGTCTGGCTGTGCATACCGAGATCCCGACACCAGATGGGTGGCGGACCATGGGGGCCCTGCGCGCTGGTGACAGGGTCTTCGGTGGCGATGGGTTCCCCTGTAATGTCACCTATGCATCACCGGTGGCGTTGGGCGACATGTTTGAAGTGGTCTTTGAAGACGGCGCCACGTTGCTTGCTGATGCCGAACACCAGTGGCTCGCCAAGCTGTCGAGTTCACGCGGTGGAGGTAGGGCCGGGGCTCGGATTGTGACTACTCAGCACATGCTGGATACCGGGTTACGGGAAAGTGACGATCGGTTTCGGTGGCGCGTTCCGGTGTGTGGACCGGTGCAGCATGCCCGGCACCGGTTGCCGATTCATCCCTATGTGTTGGGCGCCTGGTTGGGTGATGGTATTTCCAATAGCGCAGCGTTGGTGTTCGCGGAATCGGATCGCTTCATCTGGGATCGTTGCATTTCGTTGGTCGGTGGTAGGCCAGACCATGCCGACAGTGGGCGCAGTCACATCAGACAGGGAACGCTGGGTGATCAGTGGGGCCGCACCAGGCGCAGGTTGCGCTTGCTGGGTGTGCTCGGGAAGGGTCGCAAATGCATCCCGGCCCAATACCTGCGGGCTGCTGAGGCTGACCGTAGGGAGCTGCTAGCCGGCCTGCTGGACACCGATGGTTCCATCAGCAATGGGTCATCGGGTGGCAGTTCCAGGGTTGAACTCTGTGTCTGCAATGAACAGCTGGCCACCGGCGCGTTGGAGTTGATCAGGTCATTGGGGTTCAAGGCTTCGATGGTGGCATCGGACGCTGTGTTGGATGGGCGCGTGGTGGGGAAGCGGTACCGCATCACGTTCACGGCGCGTGAACCTGTCTTCAAGCTACGGCGCAAGTTGGATCGCCAGAAGCTGGGTGATGCGGATCGTGTTGGTGGGAAGCAGCGCTGGAAGGCTGTCGCTGCCATCCGCAGGATTCCTACCGAACCAGCACGGTGCATCGCGGTGGACTCCGACGATCATACCTATCTGGCGGGGCGCCACTACACCGTTACGCACAACACTAATCAGCTGGCGATCGGGCGTGTGCTGTGGGAGCTCGGACGCAATCCCAATCTACGCGTGATGATCCTGAACCATAGCCAGGAGAAGGCACGCAACACTCTTAGTGCTATCAAAAAGTACATAGAGACGTCTGAAGAACTGCACCACGTGTTCCCGGATCTCAGGCGTGGCGACGTCTGGCAGGACGTTAGCATTACAGTCCAGCGTCTCACTTTTGCCAAAGAAGCATCGATTACGGCGGTTGGTTACAATAGTAGCAACGTGGTTGGTGCACGTGTCGATCTCTTGATCGTGGACGATCTCTTGAACGGAGAGATCACGGACACCGAAGTCCAGCGCCGTAAGGCATCGAAGTGGTTTCGCACCACGGTGTTACCTCGCACCACGACCAATGCCATGGTCGCGTTTTGCACCAACGCATGGCACCCCCGGGATCTCGCAAACGAGCTCACAAAGGAACGCGGTTGGCACATGATCAAGCGCCCCATCAGGTTGGCGCGTGAGATCACGGATGCGCAGGGCAACAAGCGTGTTGTGATGAAGTCTGCGTGGCCACAGCGTTGGCCCGAATCGCGGATCAAAGAGTTCGAAAAAGTATCGGGTTCACTGGAGTTCGCACGTGTTTTTATGTGCGAACCCAGGGATGAAGGTGATCTCATCTTCAAGCCTGCATTCATTACGTCATGCAAGGCACGTGGCAAAGGGGTGGGTCCCGTTGCTGAACTCGAGTTCGTACCGGAACGATGCGTGGTCATCAGTGCTGTGGACATCGGCTCCCGCAGGGTGACCGGTGCCAACACGTCGATCTTCACGTTGTTCATTCACCCCGATGGGACCCGTCAACCGTTGTGGCTGGAGTCCGGGAGGTGGGGCGCCACGGAGTTGCTGGAACGCGTCGTTAGCCACGGCGTTCGTTTCAAGGGGTTCGTGGCTGTCGAGAACAATGGTGTCCAGCAGCACATCGTGGAGTTGGCACGCGAAGCGATGACAGCGGTGGTGCCCGTGATCCCATTCACCACGGGGGCTCAGAAGGCGGACCCCAGATTCGGGGTGGCGTCCATGGCAGCGGAGATGGAAGCGGCCCGCTGGATCATGCCCACGGTGTTCCGGGGTATCGTGGAACAGAACGTCTGCGAAGACTTCGAAGAGTGGCACGCTGAAATGTTGGACTACACTCCTGAAGCCCATACAGGCGATCGTCTGATGGCTTCGTGGATTGCACGGGAGGTGGGCCGCAAGCTTCACCACCTCTTGATTGGGGGCCGTACCGCTGCCCGTATCGGGGTCCAAGTTCTTGGCTGAAATCGGGCCTTGACTCCCATTGGTTTGTTGGGACCGCGGTGGCTCCCGGGAGGGTAGGCGGACGTGAAATATCAGGCGATGCAATACCGTGTTGCGCAGCTCGAAGCCGAAGTGGCAGCGCTTCGAATCGAAAACGGGCAACTGACTACGGAGCTTGAACCCGTGAAGCGGGAACGCGCGGCCCTGGCTTTGGAGGTGGCTGCGATGCGCTCCATGGACGCCATGCTGACCCAGGTACGGACCTGGTTCCACGAAGAGAAGGGGCGCCACGAAGCCACGCAACGCGAGCTAGCGGCATTGCAGCGTACCCACGCCAGCGTTCGGAACTACGCTGCCCGGGTTCGCGATGCGCTGCAGTCCGAACGGCGCAAGCGGTGGCTGGATCTCAGGGACCAAATCCTAGCTTCCCGTCTGGGGGCCATGAACTTGGGCGCCACGGAGGTGGGATCGTCCACGGTGCAACAAATGAAGTATGCGTCAGCCGTGGCGGACCGGGCCTATGGTCCTATTGAACTATCCCAGGACCAGCCATCTGATGAACCTGGGCCCCCTGCGCAACTAAAACTCTTTGTTGACCGGGGGGCCGATCACCCACATCAGGCTACCCATCGGGACGTGGCTGCCTAAAAAAACTAGACCATTCCACGGACATGCGATAAGGCCCACAGAATCGGCGAATGCCGGAAATGGTTGTGGGGCCCCTAGCCCACAACGCGAATACACGAAGGATTCGTGGGCAGATGTCAAAATCAGAGTTCGTGCGGAAGTATCCCTTCAATGTACCCGCTGCAGAAGTTGTGGCAGCCGCGAAGAAGGCGGGACTGAAGATAACCCCGGGCCTAGTTCATGTGGTGCGCACCACGGACCGGAGGAAGGCGCGCAAAGCCGGCCAGCCGGTCCCTCCTGGGGGTCGAAGGGGTCGAAGGACGAAGGTAGATAAGAACTACCTTGCGAAGCCCGGGGTAGAGATCCCGGCACCGCAGGAAATAATGCCGGAAGTAGCGGTGAAGCGACGTGAGCGCGCAACCCATGTCCACGATCAAGCGCTTGAAGTGAACGGGTTCGTGGTCCGCAGTCCCGAAGAACGCGATTTATGTGAGCTTACGTTGCAGGTGGGGTTTACGCGGGCCGCTGAACTATTGAACGGGTTTCGTGAGCGCTGCCTTGGGGGACTGAAGTCGTAGACTGGGGGGAACGAAAGGATAACAGGAATGCCATCAATAGCGACAGCGATATGGAAGTCAGTGAAGCCACCTTCTGCACCGTTACGGGTCATTGAGTCTGGGAAGCGCACCCAGACCGTGAAGCGTTGCCAGGCATGCGATGGTATCAATCGGTCAGAGTATTTGCATTGTGGAACGTGCCGTGAGTTATGGGCATTGACTCAAATGAAGTGGCGTAAGGCGCAGACGAAAGCAGGGCTTTGCATTCGATGTGTTGATAAGACGTGGAAGCTAGGTGGTCACAAATACGTTGAGTGCAAGACCCATCGCATCTATGGACGCGAGTTATCGAAGCGACTCTATGCAGAACGCAAGGAAGCAGGGCAATGCGTTGATTGTAAGGCCCCAGATGTTGATGGAGTTCGTTGCGATTCTTGCAAGGCGAAGCACGTGGTTTGGCATGAAACGTGGTTGAGCCGTAAGAAGCGCGCTGGGAAGCGTACTTTCAAGCGGGTCGCATAAGGGTGGCCATAACCAAAGGTTGAAGGGGGGCGTTGACACCAAATGCAATCATCACAGCTGCAGTTCCCGAAGCTGCACCGTGAAGCACACCGGCTGTCCAATATGGTGCTTTGCGCGATTGATGAAGATGTCCGGGTCTACGAAGTTACCCGGATCATTTCCAATATACTGCAGAGCGTTGGCATCTACAGCCGGGTAGTGGACGGCATAATGGCCGGGGTTCCGCACTCCTGGATCTGGATCGATGAACCGACACCGGCATCACTGTTAGATGTACGGGCCGTGGGTCGCATGCCTGGGGTCCAGCTCATTGAATGTGGTGCAGCGCACGCCTACATCCCGGGCCCATTTCGAGGTGACATCGATCAGGATTTCGTGGAAGGGACCGCGATGCGTGTTGCGCGCCAGCTGGCGCCTATTGGTGCAGTAGCGGCAACCTGTGCATAGCGTGAGCGCAGCACGTAAACGGAAGCCTTTTGTGTCGAAGTGGATTCAGCTACCACTACCGCTGCAGGTGCCCGCGGTAGTGGTGACTGGGTCTCGGGACTGGACCGATGAAGCTGCGATTCGTCGCCCCCTTGCAGCGCTACCACCGGGGTCCATCGTGATTCATGGCGCTGCCCGGGGTGCCGATACCATTGCGGCTAGGTTGGCAAAGGAACTGGGACACGAAGTGATTCCGTTCCGTGCGGAGTGGTCTACGTATGGGCGCGTTGTCGCTGGACCTAAGCGTAACATTGCCATGCTGGACCACTTGCGGGAGCTTCAACACCATGACCACGTCACCCAGGTGTTCAGCTTCCCGCTACTGGGGTCCCGTGGCACCGTGCATTGCACCGATAACGCGATAGCGTATGGGTTTGAAACCATCACGTTCTGTCATCTGAACTGCCCGAAGTGTGGGAAGCGCCACGTAGATCAAGGCATCTGGGCAGCGCGTGCTCACTACCTGCACCGCTGCATTGATGATGATGCCGGCTTCGGTGGCTGTGGCCATGAGTGGCGTATCGAATATTACTACCAGGCGGGGATCTAGTGGGGGTTCCAATGAGCTGGACGAATCTTCGTGAAGAACTCAATGAAGAGTTTGCAACGTTGAGCTGGCGCATCGCTGATATTGTTTGCGCCTTGGAATGCCGTCACAGCGTGTTACGGGGTAGGGTTCAGGAAGCACGTGAGCTCAACGGCGCGGCCCGATGTGATCGACGTATCTACTACGCGGGGAAGCGTTGTGATCCTGCATGGGTCGCGCGACGACGGGAGTATGATCGGTGTTACTACCAGCGCCACAAACAGGACGTGCTTGCTAAGGCTAAGGTGTATCGGTCCCGCATGAGTGCGGATGCAATGGAGCGCAAGCGGGCCTATGTTCGGGCCTACAGCTTTGCTCGCTACCATCGCGATCCCGTGTATAGGGCGAAAAGCATTGCGCGTAGTAAGGCTACTGCAAAGGCCAGGCATCAGCGCATCAAAGCCGATCCCAAACGCTATGCACGTGCAAAGGCTACGTGGCGCCGTGCCTATGAACGGTCCCGGGCCAAGGTTGTGGCTGTGAAGAAGGCAGCATGAGGGTCAAGGCCCGCAACTTACCGGTTCCGAAGTCGCATGAGGAACCGTCGAAGGCGTATGTCTATGCGGCCCACCGCGTGTTGTCCGAGTTCGGCCCTGATGGGCCGGCGCACGATGTCTGGATGGATGATGGCGGACGCGATGACAGATATAGGTGTGATGGTGAGTTCCCGATTCTGTTGCACTTCGTACGTAGTGCTGATGTTCCAAGTTCGGAACACACCGAAGTATTCGTGGCGCGGTTTCCAACGTATGAAGAACAGCTTCGCAACTTTGCTATGTGGTGGGAGATAGCACTTGATGAAGGCAGCGCGTTCAAGTTTGATCTGGATCTAGTGGCAATACATGGCGCTTCCAACACCTATGGAAGTGATGCGGCCCGAGCCCACTTTTTCGCCCACAACAAAGACAGGGCTTTTGAAATCTACTTGGCGGAACAGAAGCGCCGGCTGAAGAGGGCACATGCCAAAGACTGATTGGTTGACCACGCCAGTTCAGCGGAACGTGGTTCATGATGCTGGCGAGCTTGATTCCATACTCGCACTGCAGTTCATGGTGGCATGGGCTGGTGAGAAATCAGCTGACCCCGAACGTCTGAAATGGTGGGACACCGATATTCTAGATGAACGTGGTGGTGGTGATTTCATGGCCCGCTTGTTTCCGAAGACTGCGCAATGGGCTGGTCCGAAGTTGGTTCGTAGAGCTGCCACAGTTGTGGATGCGCGGGCCCGGGCCCGCAGCAGGGCCAAGGGGATTTGGACGCTATTTTTCCTGGGTTTCGAGTTAGACGAAGAACTGGATGAACGCATCGCATATCATCGGAACGCCATGCATGTGCCACGGGATGTGTTCGGGGCGCAGTGGTTACCGGATCGCTGGTCACTGCCAGCGTTTGAGTCCTGGCTTCGTGACTTGTGCAGTCCGCCTGAAGTGCAGATCGATACCGTGGGACGTCGTCTCAATACGATGACCACGGGGCCCTTGCAGGTAGCCACAGCGCTTGTTGCTGCGCTACTTCCGATCGCGCCTTTGTACCCAATGCCATATATGCATCGGCCCCCAGTGGTTGCTTGAATGGTTCAACTGATGGGTCCAAGTGACTGCAAGCTGGATAACGTCCCCGGATTCCACGTCTTCTTCGCGCTGGCCTATAGCGGGGCCACCGCGCTGCTGGCAGCGAAGCATGAACCCTTGTGGGTACTAGCTCTGTTTGCGTTGATGATGATCACCCATGCTCGGAAGGCACAGTATCTGTGGAGCGAGCGAGCGAAGCGCACGCGTTGACCAGTTGTCGCCCCGGGGCGACAACTATTGGGTATTGCTGAACTCGAAGCCAACCTGGCGGTACGATGGAAATAATGACGTTGCGGAAACGAACGGTGTCCGAAGAACACTCCATGGCCCGCTTCAGCGTTCATGAATACCTGAAGCAGCACGGGCCTTCGACTTTCCGTGAGCTTGGTTCCACGGGGCTCTGTGAAATCAGACTGAAGCGTGCTTTGGTGGAGCTCGAAGTTCGCAAGGTCATCCAGCGACAGGGCCGGCGCTACGTCGTGGTACCACCCGCGGGGAGTGCAGGTTGAACGTGGATTTTCCGGTACCAACCTGTGCGGTGTGCGGATTCAAGGTTCAATGCGTCTACACCGAAGTGGATTTGCTTTCGGATTCGTTTGTAATCACGGTGCGGTGCCACGGCGCCGTTGAAGTGATCCAGATCCCGCACCGTGAGTTGATGGAGAAATGGACACTGAAGGCTGACTGGACCGCGTTTGTGCCGGCGCTACCACACAAGGGGGTCACTGATGTTGTGGCGCGCAGCGAATCCCGTTGACCGTCAACCATTCGTCTACCTCATGAGCCAAGGCGTGGACGATTTGGTCCCGGATCACGGCGCGTGCCATCGATAGCGGTTCCGTGATTCCGAAGTTGCTGCGTGCCTGCATCCCTTCCCAGATACCCCGGGTCATGACTTGAACGAACCGGGTCCGGATCAGGTTGTGGGGTTCGTTGATGTTCGGGACCTGAAGTTCCACGCTGATTTCCACGTTGTTGTATGCGGAGTCCGGCCACTCCGTGGGGATCTCGCGCATCGTCACGGTGCAATGCTTGATCCTGAACTCACGTAGCGACACCACCGGGAACGTCAGTGGTTCAGTGCTGGGCCCCACAGTTCGAAAGTGGCGCTTGACGTCAGGTAGTCCGCCATCCGCAAGCATTTCGCGCATTGCGCCACGTAGCCATCGGGTCCACTTCCGAGGTTTGATCGTGTCCATTCGTGCTCACAGGTTCGAACTCTGACGTTGCGTTCCAGTGAATCGTTTTTCAGGGGTAGCGCCACCATGACTTGCTGGACTACGGCTTCCATGATTTCGTCTGGCGCCATGCCTGGGGCCAGCGGGGTCCGGATTATTTGGTACGTGGGGACTTCGTTGCGCGCCACTGCCAGGATCAGTTCCGTATCAGGAACGTAGGCTTTCACCATTACGTTGCACTTCATCACGTTGCAAACCGTGGTGGCCACTGCCTGTGCGAAAACTTTATCGGTGGTCATCAGTTCCCCTTGGTTTTGTCCACGGGGCTGAACAGCACGAGTTCATCGCTGTCCGCTGCATCGTCACCGGGGTCAATGCCGGCTTCTTTCAGCGTGGCCCTGCATTGCTCCACGAAGTGGCGGAACAGGCCCCCGAACTGAAAGCAGTAGTGCGTGATTGAAGTCAGGAAGTGTAACGCTGACTCGATTTGGTCAACGGTTCGGGCATCGAAGTGCAATACGATTTGACCACTGTCTTCGGCTTCGATACGAATCCCAGCCCATGGTGGGGACTCACTGAACGATGCAGCGCCATCGGGGCTGACCACCACGATGAACCCACCGCAGCTGTGGTCCACCAGTGTTTTGCGGATCGCTTGGGCGCAGTGGTCTATGTTCTCTGAACTGGAATACTGAGTAGCGGCATCGTCGCGATAGGTGTCCACGTGGTCCAGCTTTCCACCACAGTGAAGTGGTCGGTATCGATACGGGTTGTCTTTTCCAAGTCGGGATGGACGCGTTGAAGCCAGCCCCTGGCTTTGTCTAGCGACGTAAACACCTTGTCATCGCCACGCTGCTTCCCGACTGCACCCCCGGTGCCATCGGAAACCAGATCGAAGCGGCGCACCACCACGGCTTCGGGGTGCTTCGGGGTGTGCCTGTAGATCACGAACAGTTTGGGTTCATCGAAGGCCATTTCAGTTCTGTTTTCGCATGGCCTTGATCTCTTTGCTCCATTCCGACAGCTCGCGTGGCGCTCTAGCCATTTCAAGTGGTCCGGCGCTGCGAATCACGGTGCTGGACTCAAACACCAACATTTCGCCACAACGCTTGCACAACCCCATGCATCCGGTGCCCGGTGTGTCGCCACTCGCGTTCTGGCACAACGCGTTGTCAAATGGGACCGCGCATCGCGGACACTTCAGGGGTGCCGTGATCGGAACCGGTTCCTTTGCCTTCAAGCGCTTCCGGCGCTCCGCTGCCAGCATGCGGCTGGTTTTGATCAAGGCTAGCTGGATATAGCCTGGTAGTGTGTTCCATTCCGCACGATGCGGTTCCCGCAGGCGATGGCCATCGAAGATCAGGACTTCGCCACAGTTGCGGCACGGGCCCATGTCACCGACTCCAACTTTTTGATTGCCCCGTGATACACGCTTCCCGGTGCTGGCATCGAACGCTATCGCGTTCTCGGTTGTGAACCGAGCCCCGCAGTTCACGCATTTCATGGGTTTCGTCACCCGCTGCACAGTATCTCAGTGATGAGCGGTCGCAAAGTGCATTTGTGGTGTTTGCAGGTGTGCTGCGATGCGCCACGATTTGGTCTAGGAAATGTCCCAGTTGTTCTTCAGCCAAACCATTGTGGCTGGGATCAAGTCGCTTCGGTGGAAGGGGTCCAGGTTGGTACCGCGCAGCTGGTCCGCGAGATCGGGTCTGTGGTTTTGAAGCACGTTGAACACGAACTGGCCCGGACGCCAATAGGGGTGATCGGAGCCGTATGAAGCGTAGTGCTCCGCGAACTGTTCAAATGTCAATGATGTCCTCCGTTTAGCATGCGTAACGATTCGGGAGGGCACCAAACCAGCATACCCAGTGTGGCCCTTCGGGGTCCAAGGGTCGCTAGTCCTGTGGCGGGACCCATTCCTGAACCCATTTACGATAGATTTCAGCGGCCCCGTGGTCCGTGATGCCCCGCGTTTCCTGGAATGCCGTGAACGCTTCGATCACGGTTCCCGATGCTGGCCACGGCAATCCGTATCGGATCATGAACACGGCTTCAGCGTCGAAGGACATGTTGAAAAGTCCGTCTCTGCCACGTTGCGGCAACAGGTCGGCATGACGTTTCCGGAGTTCTGCAAAGTTGATCTCCGGATAGATCTCGGGATCTTCGGCGGTGATGCCGCACAGCACGAAGTAGATGCTTTGGGCCCTATCGACTTGTTCGATCAACGTCTGCGGTAACCCGGTCCGTTGCATCGCGAATGCAATCGATTCGTCATAGTCCAGAAATAGATCTGTAGCTGGATTTGGAGTCATCGCTTTTCCCATATTCCGATGAAGTTGGGTGCTTCGGTCATGCTTCGCGACACCAGCCACGGGAAGTGGTGGTGGCGGTGCTTCAGTTCCAGGATGGGCTTGCCCCGGTGCACGTTTTCGTTGCCTACGAAGACGTAGCGGGCCCGCTTCAAGATGGCTTCTTCTTTGACTCCGTATTGATTACCTTCACGCCACTCTTCATGGGGCCTGAACTTGTGGGTCACCCAGCACGCCAGCGCGGTGCGGGGCTTGTAGAAGCGCACCGCTTCATCAGCAGCCATGCGCTTCACGTTGGGTCCGTATTGAATCGTAGGCTGTCCCGCTGCATCGTAGTATTGCGCTTTGATTACGGGGTCCAGCTGCATCATGGAGTCCGTGGCAGCGATGCCCAGCGCATTGGCCAGCACCCCGTTGCCGGAACCGATCTCGATTGCCGGCGCTTCGAGTTCGGTTCGCAACCAATCCACCAGTTCAGTGGTGGGTACGCAGTAGATGCCGTGGCGAACACAGAACATTGCGATTTCGCTTTGGCTGAACTGTGCCCACCACTCCGCGGGATGGATCAACAGGGTTCCGGACTTGTCCAGCGCCCCTTCGGTACCGGGGTCCCGGTCCCATGGCGTTACGGTGTGGATGAAGGCATCGGCCATTATCGATGGTCCCCTGCGATGGCAAGCCACCAGTGCGCTATGCATCCGATGTAGAAGCCGTAAATCACGCTGGGCCAATGCACGGGCAACCGGTTCGGTAGCGTCACGGCAACGCAGAGCGCTAGTGATGCAGCGATGAACAGTACGGTGCGGTAGCGGTCCCTGCGGGACGCGTCTTTGGCCACCGCTAGTTCGATTTCAAGATCGTGGTCCATCGTTGTCCATTTCGACGGTAACCAACACTTCGTCATCGGGTCCGCTATCGTCTTCGACGTCGAAGCGCACCCCGAACAGGCGATTTTCTTCGTCTAGCTCAATGGCGCGCACCGGGGCAGCATCAGGAACGTCATCGGGGGCCCCGATCCCTATGATGCGTAGCGCCCCGGCATCGATGGGGTACTTACCGGAGTGGATGGCCTTGCGTAGGAGTCGCGCCATCGTGAGCCGATACGATTGGCGATCACGGGCTGTCTTCATTTTGAAGATGCGCTGTGCTTCCTTGGCCCCCATCAGCTTCACGAAGGTGGACTTCACGGCCAGCACCATGGCAGCCAGGACCGCGTCATCGATCGCGCTACGGGGCTCCGTCATTTCGCGGCATCGCTGGCGGACCAGCGCTCGAAGCCAAGTAACCGCTTGAAGTAGAGCGTTCGCCCCGGGGGTGCGTTGCCTTGCTGCGGGGCGATGATCACGCTGACCAGTTCCCAGCCTTGCTTACCCAAGCGGTTCAGTGCTGCATCGGTCACCGCGCTGGTAAGCGTTATGTATTCCCATTGCTGCGCTTCGTTCATGACTTGACCCCATTCATGACGTCTTCACGTGCCGCTTCAACACATCGGCTTTGACCTTCGAGGCTGACCACTCCGGTTCATTGGACATCGTGATCGCTCCGCGGTGCTGACCGCTGTAACGCTTGTAGCTGTTGCGTGTGGTCATCCATGGTGACGGCGTAGAAGCGGTGGAGCTCCCGGACGTGGTCCCCGAGATTGTTCGTAGCCAGTACGTGGATGGCCATTTGAATCCACAAAAAAACGAGCTGGATCGCGGTGGCTACAGGGGGCATGCCGTTGCCAAAGATGATCGAATACAGTGCTACAGCAGACATGGCGCAGTGCAGCACCACCTGTAAGTAGAGCAAGCGCTTGAAGCGGTTCTTCCACCACGGCTTCGGTTCAGTCCACGGCATCGTTCGGTGTCTCCAGCAGCAGCATCAGCGGGGACGCGGTCTAGGACACCAGATCCCGCAACAGGGTCACCGGCTTCCCATCTTCGAGATACACAACGATTGCGGTCCCGGTATCGATGTCGGGCACCCAGATTGGCACCGTGCATTGGAAGCGGCCCTGGTGACTGAAGGGCACGAAGGCGCGGACCGTGCATCCACCGGGCCGGGGACCCAGCAAGATGTCCGGTAGCTTGTCCAAGCTGGGTTCAGTGGTCCACGTCATCGGGGATCCATCACGGTTTCTTTGATGCCTGCATCCATGGACTGCAGCAGCGCTTGCAATGCGATCCGTGCCGATATTTCAATGTCGTTTGGCGCCGTGGCCACGGTGTGATCCGTGAATCGGGCCGTGCACTTCGTGGGGTCCGCAGTCATCCAGCACATGGTCCCGAACGAAATGTGTTGGAGCCATTCCCGCGGGAGCTCGGACCGCAACGTGCGCAGCACCGCAAGCAAAGCGTGATGGATCACGGCCTGCTGTTCGTTGCCTGTCAAGTCATGCCAGTTCGGTGCGGTCATGGGTCCTTCACGACTTGGCCACAGGTGGGGCACCGTTTGCGTTCATCACGGGGCCACACCATCGGGACCTTTTTCGGTTTCAGCGGTGGCCGGTTCCGCAACTGCGATGGTTGTCCCTTCGGGATATCTGGGATCTCGAAGCCTTCGGCCCGAAGCGCGTGGCGCGCATGCGTAAACATGTTGGGTCGAATCGATTCGTAGCCTTCAGCAGCCAACAGGGCCGATAGCTCCATGTATGTCGCGGTTGGGTGCGCCAAAATCATGTCTCGAAGCCTTGCCCCCTTTGGAGTCAGCGGACGCGGCATCGTCAGGTCCCATGCGTTGATCGGGCTTGACGTGCATGGTCCATCAGTTCCCGTGCGAAGCCTTCGGCATGGTTTGGAGACATGTAAAACACTTTTTCACCCACTTTCAGCATCACGACACCTAGCCGCGTGTTGTGGCCCGCGTGGACCATCACCGTGGGGTCATCGGGATGAACGGGCGCGAAATCGGGATCTCGATCGTCATCGATCGTCACGCGTCGTAACCCTTCGGTGGTTCAGCATCGCTATCGGGAATCTCGAAGCTGGCCCCGGACAGCGCGTTGCCTTCGTCCATGGCCAGCGCCATGCCCCGCAGCAACCCCACCTGTTCTTTGGGGGTCAGGCCACCGGTACGGTGCCGTGCCGATAGCCCGGTTCCTTTCTTCCCGTTGATAACCAGCAGCACCACGGTTTGGGCCCCGGTCTGGTCCATCACCTTGCGCACCTGGGACTCGTATTTGCCTTCGGGGCCGAACGTGACTTTTTTCATGGGCGATGCTGAATCGCGCGTGTCGCGTCGTAAAGGATTTCGACATTCGTGGACCCCGCTTCGTCATCCACCGTGATGGCAGTGATCAATGCGTGATCGGGGGCATCGTCTGGGAACGCCACGGCGTTGAAGCTGCGCAGCGCACCAACATCGAAGCGGTGACCGGCTTTCATGGCGCACTGTACCGTCTTCGCCACTAGCGCAGCGATGAAGTTGGGGTCCTTGATCTTCTTCATCCCAAACAACGGGGGTTCATGCATCGCTGTATCCGAAGCGATGTATTCGATAGCTTCGTTGACTGTGGTGCGCACCGAATCCAGGACCCATTGTGGAGTCCCGGTCTGGACCATGGTTCGTGTCATGAGCGCTTGTTGATGACTTGGCCCCGGATCCCGACCAGGTATAGGTCACCGCTCCGCGGGCATTTGATGGCGTGAAGAATGTCTGAGTTGATGACGTCGTGGAGTTCGCCACAGTTCGGGCATCGATGCGTTGCACCCACGGGGTCCCCCAGTTCATCGGGACCCACAGTCATGAATGCGATTTCCTCCATGCGATGGGCTTCCGCACGGCGCTTCCCGAACTCTTTGATTATGGGGCCCACAAATGCTTGGGCAGCGTAGGGCCCCGCAGCTTTGAGATGGGGATAGAGTTCGATTCGAAGGTCCCGGGCTATCGCGTTGTGATCCAGTGACTCCCCCGAATCTTCGTAACGCTTCAAGATGGCTTCAGCGATGGCCCTGCATTTGGCTTCGTCAATCAGTTCCGGGTTCCCGGGGCCGGACTCCGCCAACGTGTCCGCCATTATTTGCTCCCACTTCGATGTCATGAGCGGGCCCCGGAGTTGTCGCCCCGGGGCGACAACTTCAATCGACGTTGCGGAAGCGCCACGATGCGGCCCCCGTCGAGTTGAACCCTGATGAGTCCCACCTTGGTGAACCCCAGCACGGTGCCACGCGGGCTATGTAGCGCGGCCCATCTGGCCTTCGTGCGGTTCCAGACCACGCGGTCACCGGGGCGAAACGTGATGATTTCGAAGTCCAGGACGGTCATAGAATGTGGTCTTCGTCGATGCAGATAAGGTAAGCGAGTCGAAGCGCGTGGTGGACGCGGTCCATGACATCGGGGTCCGCCCCTTCCAGCACGTAGTCCGACAATCGGGCTTCCGCAGCGCTGGCGATGGTGCAGGAAGCGAAGCCATAGGGCGAATCCCTGAACTGCACCCGCAGCGATGGAGCCCCACCCATCCTGTGGAGCCAAAGATCGAAGCCATCGAAGTGACCCAGGAACACGCATTCGTCACAACGGTTCCGGAAGTGCGGGGCCCTGGGAACCAGTTCGATGGGGCCACCGTGAAGTGGTTCCGTCATTCGGCATCCCGTAGATCGTGCTTCGGATCGTCTTCGTAGTAGACGCAATCGCAGCTCAACACCTGTGCTTCGCATCGGGGGCAGATCTCTTCACCGCAACCATCGTGGAACTCGCCCCGTAGGGTCCGGCACTCCGGGCAGAACTCCGCAGCCACGGGAACCATTGCGTAGTTGCGCCAACCGCCGTTGTCCCAGATCCGTTTCGTTGTTCGTGTCATGGGCCCCCCAGTCCGGATATTTTGCGGTAGTCATCGTTTCGCCTTGCGTAGTGCTCGCTTCTGTTCAGCTTCCAGCCCTTGCTTGATCAACGCTCGGACGGCTGCAGCCAGCGTGATTTCGACCCCGGGGGCTCCCATGCGGCGTTCCAGTTCATCCCTGTGGCGCGTTATGGCGCTGGCCAGTTCGTCATCCAAGCGGAGTTGAAGCACCTGTCCCCCATAGATGTTGCGGGCCGCTTTCACGGTTTGAAGTGCCTGTTCCGGGATGCTTCTCGGGCCGCGAACCAAAGGGCATCCGGGGACAGTTCCGAAGTCAGTTTCTGGATGCGTCGTAACGCAGCCACGTAGCCTTGATCCCAGTAGCGGCGCCGGTCCGTACAGCTCGTGTAGCCCACGGCCTGGCAAGCGCTGGCCCCCATGGAGCATGCCTCGCATAGCGGTGGTGTGGTCCGAAGCGGATTCATTGGATCCCTTTGAAGCCATGCCAGCCCGCGGACCGCAGCGCGTCCTGGAGTTCGGTCCAGCGCTGCACCGCGGCTCCGATATCGCGCCCCGTGCCGTGGGCCGCTACTCCACAGTTCCGGCACTGCACATATGCGGTACCGAATGCGGTGGCCCCCAGCCCGGACTGGGCTCCACAGGCGCACCGCGACAGTTCCAGAATCTGCGCAGCGCCGGTTGATGCGGGGTCTTTGGGATCGCTGGTTGTCATCAGGTATCCCCATCGGGCTTCCGGACACTGGGTTGATCCCAGCCCGCTGCCCGAAGCGCTTGCTGAAGTCGGTTCCAGCGCCGCTTCACGGCCCCGAGATCGTGACCCCCCAGCGCAGCCACCCCGCAGCTATTGCAGCTCACGTGAGCTGACCCGGGCCCGCTGTGCACTGCGGCGCGGTCCCCACAGGCGCAGTTCAGCACTTCTTCTGCAGCGGCCCCCCAGCTAGCGGCCCGCAAGTAGTTCTGCAGCGCGTTCCAGCAGCGCACCACATGGGGCTTGTCCTTCATCAGTTCGGGGGCTCCCGCAAATGCAGCAACCCCGCAGTCCATGCACTGCACCCAAGTCGCGAAATCGGGTTCCACATGAATCGTGGGCACAGTTCCGCAGGCACAGGGCACCGCTAGTGGAGCGCGTTCGCGTTTATCCATGACCACCCCCCGCCAGTCCCGGTGAACCCAGGGGCGATGGGGACTCTGACCACAGGGACATGGAACCCACGGAACGAAGTGCAGCCCCGTAGGGGCCAACACGTCTAGGTACCCATGGGGAACAAGGACCACCCACGGGAACGGAACACAGGAACACCAGCGCTACAGGGAACCCGGTCCCGCGGGACCGGGATTGACCCCCCAGGGAACCGGACCCCCAGGATTGCTGAAGGTTTGTCCACGGAACTTTGAAAACCGGTTGTGCCCAGATCCAGGGACAACGTATCGGGTCATGGTGTTCCCGGGGCTGGGACGCATCACAGGAGTCCAAGGACTCCCAGGCAGGGATATGCATGGCATCGATCCTGGCGCACCACAGGGATGCGCGCTGACGTGGTACCAACAGCTGGAACTGCACCGAACTGCACTGTTTGACCCGGCAAACCCCCACCGTCCAAACACCCCCCGTGAATACCAAACGCCTCGATCACTTGGAACCACAAAATGCACCGCTGCCTAAGTCAACACCCCCGTCCACACTGCACCCACGTATGTATGACAAATCAAATCATTGACTCCACCGTGGTCAGGAGAAAGGGGGAACTCGGACTGAAAGTGTTTTTGACGCCTGTCCAAGTAGCCGTAACTCCACAGGAAATAGTTGGAGCATCGGTCTCTCACGCCGTAAACGGCGGTTCAAATCCGCCTGGGGTCGCCACTCGAAAACATGAATGGGTACGTTGCGTTACGAGGGTCGGTGTAGCGAAGCAAAGGGGGAAGACAATCCATGCGGCCCGGTCCACGTCCGTATGCGAGCGCTAGCGCAGCCGTGGTTTCTCCGCGGAAAGGCGTACGTGTCAGTGCTCGGCTTCGGAGAAAACGCGGAGACTCGGCATGGCATAGGCCGTGTCACCACAGGGCAGGGGGGAGGGGGGTATTTTTCGCACAGTGGGGTGCAGGTAGGCCCCGGCCTGGGTCACTTACTGGGTACATATACTTTCCACAACGCGCCCACCCCGATACATCCCCGGACAGCCTTCCATCCGGGCCCCATCCCAAATCATCTGGTCCGCATCTGCCCCGCATACAAAATCAGTTGTCGCCCCGGGGCGACAACTGGCTCGCATATTCCCCTTGGGGGGTGATCACTAGTTGTAATACACGGCGCATCGATACACGTTCCGGGGGGTTCCGGTGCTGCAGCGCTGCGGTCCGAGTCCTGGGGAACCGTGGAGCCCAGCGCGGATGTCATCGGCCCCGACCTGGCCCCTGTGCCCCGTTTGACCCGCAGTCCGTAGCAGAACCTGTCCCAAACCGTGCGGCCCTTCTGGAGGCTGCCAGGGGCCCCTACGCGGTTGTATCTCAGTTCACAGGAAAGTTGTCGCCCCGGGGCGACAAACCCCAGTGTTCCGTATTGACAACCCTTCGGAGCACTAGCTCGCCACGATTCCGGTTGACTCCCGTTCCGGTAACTCAGGAGTGGCGCCGCAATCGGTTCCCAAAGCTAGACGTCCACTCGCAAACAAAAAAGTGCAGTTCCCGCTACGCAACACTTATGAATGTTGCCTCACTTCCAGGGGGCGCCATTGGAATGTAATCACAGCAAAGTGCAGTGGTTCAGCATTACGGATAGCAGCTCTACGTATTTCGTGGTGCGGTGTGCTATTTGTGAGCGAATCGGATTACTAGAAAATACGCGTTACAGCTCGGTTCTCGGAACCGAAGCGAAGCCCGCGGTGCTGTGGGCCACACCGGTCCAGGGACCCCCGGTTCATCTCGCAACCGTCATCGTTCCGGAACGGCGCGAAGCCTATAGACGTCGAATCATGGAACTGCGTTGCACGGTCTGCGGTTCGAAGTGGTCCGAATGCAATGGCGACACTTCGCTAGCAGACGGTCACGTCCACAACTTCCCGGAACCCGAAACCACGTATGACAAACCGGGTACGGAACCCGAACCGGAGTCCTTGCCCCCGTATTGGACTCACACCACTTCAATGTATTGGTACGGGGGCCAAGCTGCTGCGGTGCAGCCCAAAGCGGACGGCTGGATGATCTACGTACCACCGGGGGCAGTTCCGCCTGTGTTGGCGCCATCGCTTGAAGCCGCGATGAAGGTTGCGGAACGCCTGGTGGCGCAACTGCACGTTGCCCCGGGGGAGCGCGTCAAAATCAACGCAAAGCTGGGGTCCTACGGGGGCCAAATCGCCACGGTGACGGAGATCAGGGGCACCGAAGTTCAGATCAAAACGGATGACGGCTCCGAAGGCTTCACGGACATCAGCAACGTGGAGCGCGTTGCCCCGGGGGTCCCATGAACGTTGTGACTCTAGGCGAACTCCATTTGTGGTGGCGTGTCGAAGAAGAGTTTGTGGGGTCCCTGCACCGGACCCTGTCCGTGGGCTGCAAACATGGGTCCCCGTATCAGATCCCGTTGCGGCCCCAGGAACCTGGACCCCAGCTCGAAATCGATATCCGGGAAGGCATCGTCAAAGCGTTTCGTGACGCCTTGGAACAGAAGCTGGGCCCCATCGCGGCATCGCGGGACTGTGTCCACAACGGCGCCGTTGCTGAACTCGAAGTGATACCCTTTGAATCGGTTCGACTCGTTCAGTGTTGTATCTGTAATCGCATCGGTACGAAGTCGAAGCACACGCTTCCCGATAGGCCCCCGTTCTGGATCTACGAATGGGCTACTTCGCAGCCACGCGGAGTGTTTCAAATCGGGAACCGTGTCCGCATCACAGAAGATCAGTTCCCGGCACGGGCTGGGAATCTTGGTTCGGTGTCCTGGGTCGAAGGAAACACCATCCGGGTTGTGTTGGATGGAGTTGAAGCCACAGCCGTGTTTGTTCCAGTTAGCGCCTTGGAGCTCATTCCATGACGATGAAGGACCCCAACGAAATCCACAAACCTTCAGCACTCCTGGGGGATCTAGCAGCGAAGTTTATCGAACTTTTGGAAGGTACAGGACCCACGCCATCGTTGCCCTGTGGAGTCGCTGTCGTCTGCTTTTCTAGAATGCCAGATGGTCAACTTGCAATCGGGGCATCCGCCACGGTGCCCCCGGACACCATGCAGGACGTATTTCACGAGCTCGTGAAACGTAAAGCTGTGCTGGATTGGAAAGACCCCCCTGGAGATCCGCAGGCATGAACCGCAACGTGCAATGCAAAGCGTGTCCCTGGAAGCGTAGCGTGGTTCCGGAACGCGACATCCCCGGGGGCTACGATGCTGAAAAGCATGAAGCATTGCGCTGCACCATTGCGGAACCGGGGGCCATAGGCGCGCTGCTGCCCGGGGAACTGCGCGCCATGGCATGCCACGAAAGCCCTGTCGGTGCCGAATACCCATGCGTGGGCTGGGTGCTGAACCAGCTCGGACCCGGCAACAATCTGGCGCTGCGCCTGCTGGCCCGGGACGGGCGCTTCAAGGACTTCAGGACCGTGGGCCCGCAGTGGGAGCACTTCGAGCAAACGCTTCCCAGGGGGTCCAAATGACCAAGGGTCTGACACGGCGCTTGGCCGTGGGGCGCGGACTCTGTGCACAGGCCATTGGGGCCAGACTCCTGGAGTCCTTCCCGCGGGAACCCATGGAAGACTTCACGGCTACGAAGCTGGCAGCCACGGTGTTTGTGAACACGCTGGATGAAATGACGGCCCGCATCGATGACCAATCCGTGAATGCCGAAGAACGCGGTGCCCTGGATTCGTATCTGATGCGTGCCGAAGCGGACCGCGATGCGCTTTACGAAACCGTGATGATCGTGATCAGACCGGAGTCCCCACCACCTGCGCTGCTGCGGGCGATGGCGATCATGATGGGGGAAGTTCGGCCATGATCGAACCGTTGAAACTTCGTTTGCTTCATGCCTGCGGGCCCGATGTTGCGGCCCCTGAACTACTGGTCAAGATCAAGGAAGCGCTGCAGCTCTATGAAAGCGCGTGCTGCGCCGCTTTGAAACAGGGCTTCGAGTTCAGGACCACCGGACATCTGGAACTAGAATCACCACTCACGATCATGATGGCGCTGCAGCAACATGGCGACGTCTGGATCACCACCCCGGAACCGGTGCCGAACTACCAGGGCATTCTGACCACGAAGGACAAAGTGCCATGACCGCGCAGATCGATGGCCGTTCCAGCGTTCCGTTGGACCAGCGTGGCATGTATCTGCACTGCGCTAGATGCGGGGCCGAAAAACCGCCGTCACGATCCATGGAAGAGTTTGCGCGGCTGGCAGTGATTCGCACCGCTCACGGGCTGCAGATCTGGTGCAATCGCCACAGCTGCAATGTGGCTTACATCACGATGGATTGGGGTTCAGCGATGCCCAGCTGTGGGGGCTGTGCTGTCTGCGGGAAGGCAGAAAGTCACTAGTGGTTAGGCGCCGGGCAAAATATCTGACGTCGGAATCGGAACCGGACATCTGCCCAGCGGCTGTGATTCCGGCCTTCGGGTTGTGGCGCATCGTCACGCTGCACTTCAGGGTTCCACCCGCGGGAACGGAGTTGCTGCGCCCCGCGGTGCGCGCCGATCTCGACATCATCACGGCATGGGGACTGCGGGCCCCCGTGGTTCACCAACGGGTCCCAGGTGAAGCGGTAACGTCCACGCTGGGGGAACCCACGTTTCTGGTCCCGTTGATTGGGAACCCACCGCATGAGTTGGCATCGGGCGCCCGTATCTTCGCCATCGTTCCACCGGAAGACACCCGTAGCGATGCTGCATTGCTGCAGGCAGCAGACGATAGCATCCGGATCGCGGATGAACGGGGCGCACCATGAAGTGCAAGATCTGCGGGCACAGCAGCCATGTGCACCCCGTGGGCCACGACTTCGAACCCGTGTTGGCTCCCGGTAGCATCGAAGCTCGGGAACAGGGATGCAGTTGCGCTGTCATCGATAACCATTATGGACGCGGACGTGGTGGCGATGGGACGCGCTGGGGTTGGTTCATTTCGGGTGATTGTCGCGTTCACGGGTCCGAACTATGACGATGACATCTGGCATCGCTGCGAAGTTCGATGATCCCGCAACATGGGCGAAGATCACTGAACTTGGGAACGCTGCTGCATCTGATGGGGCGCAGCGATGACAGCTGCATTTACATGCACGTCAACGATCACGTATATCCAACTGTCGGGTTGGTTCTTCGCGGGCCTGTTCGCAGGCGGATTACTCCTGTGGTGCGCCACGCGTTACGCGCTGTCGCGCTACATCATCAACTTGCAACGCATGGAAGCGCGGATGTTGCTGACGTCACAAACCGTGAAGTGGTTTGGACCCAGTTGGAAAGCGCCGATCTGTGATCGTGATCATCACACCGCTAGGCCGAAGGCTGATGATCGATGCATTCGCTGCATAAAAGGTTTTGACGTGGAGTCCCAGGGACTGCGCATCACCGCCATGGGAGAAAGCGAGTATCCAAGCTCTTGGCATCTGGACTGTTTGTTGCAACACATTGGTGGGCGCAGATGACAGTTACGCAAACAGTGTCACCACCGCTACTGCTGTCTGAAGGGCTTGAAGAACATTACCTGTGGGAGTGGTTGTACTGGTACCTGGACTGCTGGCTTGAATCACTGGGGATCGGGAACCGTGTCAAAACCAGCGCGAACTGATGATCGCACCATCTGCGGTGCCGAAGTTGAAGCGACGATTCCCGGGATCAATGTCGGGTTCGAAATCAACAATCGTGGGACTGTGATGCGAACTCCCGGACTTCGTGATGATGACATCAATGGCATCGTGTTGATTCCACGTCCCAAGGTGCCACCCACGTTGATCGCTAGGGTCACGTTTGTTTGCAAGTTGCATCCCGATCATCGCGGTCCGCATGTTGAACGCTTCGCTGAAGCGGGGTCCATGTTTACGTGGCTCCAAAAGGTGGCACCCGAAGACATCGATGATGCGATTGATGCGTGGCATGAATCGGATCCCAGCAACAACATGGAACTTCATGAATGGTTAGGGATGACGGCGGATGAATATGCGGCGTTCGTAGAACAACGTGATCGAGGTTGAAATATGATGCGCGGCCCCATTGAAGAACGCGTTTTGAAAGATCCCAGCCCGGGTTCTGTGGAACATCCGTGCATCACGCTTCAGCCTCGGACACCGCCACGAACACATCCGCCCGTTGATCCGAAGTTGCCCGTACCGTCGATGTTGCGAGCGTTGCGCCGCAAAAGTGGATTGAAGAAGAAGCGGTTTGCGTCACTGCTAGGTGTGCATCATGCATCGAACTATCACGTGATCGAATCGGGGCAACAGAAGTTGACTCTTGAAAGGGCTGTGAAGTGGTCCGAATGCTTGGGTTACAAACCGGACGTGTTGCTGGCTGCAGCGGTTCGCCAATACGTTGCTGAACTCACGCAACAGGACTATTACGTGGAGTTACACCCTCTGCGCAAACGATGACCCCCACCATTGAGTTCAGCTTCTGTGAAGCCCAGCCACCCAGTGGCAAGTGGCATATTCGCAAGCTGACCGCGGAAGGCCACAAACCTGGTGGTGGCATCGATACCGCATCGCTTTGTAAACGGGTCAAACCACGGCGCGGCTGGGACTTGCTAGCGCCCATGTCAGCCACCTACCTGCGGGAAAACACGTGCCCGGATTGCAGGTCCCTTTATCAGGTGGAACGCGGATGACTTCGCAATGGACCCCGGGTATTCTGCGGTGGCTGACACGGATAGTGGTTTCTGCCTGCGGAACTCATTGGCGATAGGGAAAGGGCCAGTCACCTTGGACAAGTGACTGGCCCTTTTACGAAATGGACGCTGAAGAAATCGGGTTGGTGATCTACATCGCTTTCATGTGGTGGCTGATCATGCGCCCAATGAAGCGCCGTCCCCCGGATTGATCGGATTTCTGCGCCGGTACTGATAGGGCGGTGGTCCCATTGGGGGCCGTGCCGGGAACCCTTGAATCTGTTCATAACCGGTGTCCGCATGGAGCTGGCGATAGACGTGATCCACCAGCTTCGATGATGGGCTGTGGCCCATCATCGCTTTCAAGTCTTCCTTCTTCCCAACGCGCCCATACCAGGTTGCGAACGTGCGGCGCAGATCGTTGGGACTACAGGGCGGAACACCAACGCGTTGACAAGCTTTGGCCAGCGCTTTCCGAACGTGCGTGTTGTGCCACAGGTCTGGGAACAGTGGGCCTGTGGGGAAGCGTTTTGCACGTTCAGTCACGATTTCGAGCGCATCAGCGGACAAAGGGACCCAACGTTCTTTGTATTCCACCCGGCCCTTTCGTCCGGTCAAGTACACACGGGGTTTGCTGGGATCCGATTCGTCGATGTGCTGTGCTTCGATGCGAAACAGCTCACTGTAACGCGCCCCGGTGTGGCACCACATCACGATGTAGTCCCGGCGCTTGATCGGGATGTGCTCAAGAATCGCTATGTATTCCGCTTCGCGAAGATAACGCTTCTTCGGTTGATCCGGTGCCAACATCCTTGGCATTCGCAGTTGCTCGATTTCACCGGCCCACTTCTTCTTTCGCTTCGCGAATCGCAGCGCTTCGAACAACCTTCCGATCTCTTTCCGGATCGTGGCATCGCTGATGGGCCTTCCCCTGTAGACGTGTTTACGACGGGCAATGATGTATTCTTTGATGTCATCGTCCGTAAGTGTTTGGGTGTCACGTTGTGGCCCGAAGTGCTGCATGACTCGGGTCAGCTTGTCAGTGACAATCTGGATCGATGCTGCACTTGCGCGACATTCTTGCTTGTCCACTAGGAGCGCTGCGCACGCGTCATAGAGCGAGTAGTAATCAGGCGTGGGAAGAGATTCTTCGGCTGCGATTCGTTCGGCAACTTCGCGGGCCTTGGTTTCATCCGTTTGTTTGGTAGTGCGGCGGTATGGATCTCCGTTCCAGTTTCGTCCTTCGCAATACCAATATGGGCTGCCTTTGACTCTGAGTAGTTTTCGCATGCTGACTTGTCTCCGCCTGCTTCAGTCCAACGTTGAAAACCCCACATCGGCACCCGCAGCATTGGACGTGGACCCGTGCCGATGACTACGTGATCCGGAATCGACTTCATGATCTGGTAGGCTTTGCTTCGGCCCACACTGCACAGCTTCGCGATATCGGCTTCAGTCAACAGCCGTTCTGATTCAATGCTCATCTACGGGACCCCTTTCTACAGATACCTATGGGAGTCGTGGCCGGGGTTCTGCATCGAAAGAGCGTGAGTGATCAAGTGATTTTTATTGGGGGGTCATCGGCGTGCGCCAGACTGTAAAGCGAAAACGCGAACGATTATCAGCAGTTGAACGACGCTTCCCCACGGAAAGTGCGCTTTGTGATGAGTTCACGGCCCTGGCCCGGACGTTCGGCTATCGCGTCTATCCGGAGTGCAGCGGCTGGGATCTGTTGCTGGTGGATGCTGGGACCGGTCTACAAGTTGGAGTCCAAGCGAAGTTGAAAGCGAATCCGGAAGTATTGCTTCAAGCCTTGCGTCCATCCGACTTCAGCAAGCGCGGGCCGGACGTCCATGCCGTGTTGGTGGCGGACCACCTCCAGAGTTCGGCCTGGTGCAGCATCGCGCGTGAGCTCCGATTGCTGGTCATCGCGGGAACGGACTGGGTGTATTGGAAGCCGATGCTTCGGTCCTATGGGGACTACCGTCCACGGCCTGTGGAGTTCCCGGTCAGGGAGTTGATCGAACTGGCGCCACGGTGGGAGCACAGCGAACGTGAATGGGTTCCGGACTTCGAAGTCCACGGTATGAGTGGTGGCGCATCGGGGCCGCGCCAGTTGACCCCGTGGAAGATTGCAGCAGTGAAGCTGTGCCGAACGCTACGGATCCGGGGCTACCTCACCAGGGCTGACTTCGAGCGGGCCCACGTGTCGATTCAGCGCTGGGTCTACGCACCGAATCCGTGGCTTCGCAGCGAGCGCCACGGCAAACAGTTTCGATACATCGCCACCGGGCACCCGTTGCCCGATGACCTGTATCCCGAAGTAGCTGCAGCACTGGCAGCGTCTGAGATCCACGAAGCCACTGCGGTGTAAACTCCCCACGTGGTCTTCGATCTCTTGTTCGGGTTCCTGGAAGTGATCGCGGTGCTGGCAATGGGCTTCACGATCGCGGCCCTGGCCAGCGCTGTGGGCATCGTGCGGGCTGCCCAGCTTCTTACCCGTACCCTGGACCTGGTCCTGTGACCGTCCCGCGTGCGGCCCGCAGGGCGCTTCACAACGCCCGTATCGGGCTGGCCCTGGAACGCCACTGCAGCCCGGATGCGCTATCCGTTGGGGAGCTTACGATCTTGGAGACGCTGGCCCGGGAAGCGTTCCTGGCCGGTGTCGACAATGAGAATGCGAAATGGACCGATCCCCAGTCCCGCGTAAGCGCCGCGCCAACGCGTCCACCGCCACGAAAGCCTCGAAGCTGAAGCGGTGGCGATCGTGGTGTGGCCCGCACCTGAAGTCCCCTGAACTCGGAAGATCTGAACTCTGCTGGCGCAGCCTTCTGGCTTCCGGGGGCGATAGCTTAGCTATTGGTCCGAGAAAGCGCGCGCACGCGGGCCCGCTGGCGAAGCGGGCCCTATGTGCAGGTCACTCGCACCTACAATCAATCGTAGTCATTTTCGAAGCACAGGGTACGGATTCCGTCTGGACCTTCTTCGATCGATGCCCGTCCCCAGCGTATGATCAAGTCTATTACCTGACCGTCTGTTAAGTCGTGGATTTCATTGTTGTTTCCAAGCTCTGAAGCGGGAAACTGCGGTGCCCATGCGGCATCAAATGCTTCCCAGCTGTCATAGCCACGTGGGACCGGGTAGGTTCGCACAGACTGGGCATTCAACGCCGATGCCCAGACCTTCGCTGTGATCCGGTATCTCATGACCTGGGCATACCCGATCGCACGGGTTTGTCACCTTTTGGGCTCCCGCATGGAATCCGGGAGGGTGATCGGCGGATTGTGGCCGTGGCGCTCCCGTTCTTCGCGCTGCTGTGCGATCAAGAGGTGGTCAGACACCAGCTCTGACCACTGGATCACCTTGCGATACAAGGCTTCCAGGTACGCCACGGTGGGCGTTCCGGACAGGGACCCGGCGCTGGCGAATCGTACAAACTCCGCTGCATCTAGGGCCGTCTGGCGCCCCCGTGGGCAATCGTTGCTGGACATCGTACTACCTTCCTTCGGACTCAACTGGGGGCCTTCCGGGGCCCCCAGGGACTCTTCACATCGCAGCTAGCATCAGGCGTTGGACCGCGCTGCAGCACTGGCTGTTGTCTTCGAAACCGGCCACACATCCCATTTCGTAGGCTGCTTCTTCGCGGTTGTAACCGTGGGACTTGACGCATTCGCGGGCCGTGCGGACCAGGTTGCGAAGACGGTCCAGGCTAAGGCTCGTGGTTTCCGAGGTTCGCGCCGCAAGTGCCTTGATTTCGTTGCTGGTCATCTTCGTTTCTCCGTTCCGCTACCTGACAATATAAATGTATCTCGGAACTGAGATACTAACCAGTGCATTCGGACCGATTCCCGAAGATAGTTTCCAGACTTCGGGAAGCCGTCCAAACGGGGGGCCGTTGGGCCCCCGATCCGTTTTCAGATTTCGCGGGTGTAGAACCGGCTGTAATAGCGGTCCGCGGGGCCCCGGTAGCTGACAATCAAACCGTGGGCGCATGCCGTGCGAAGTTCATCGATGCGCTTGCGGGCTTCGATGCGGAGTTCTTCCACGCTGTTCGCTCCCAGGAGTGCAACACGCCACCGTGCGCCGGCTACGGGCTTCAGACCCCAGTGCGGAATCACATCGGCCCACAGGTCACACACCACCCGGCCACTGCCAAGTGTTTCGCATTGGCCCACATCGATATGCCCACCCAGCTGCACTACACCGCTCATTTGATTTGCCATCTTCGTTTACCTTTGTTGCTGACCCGACTTCTAAAGAGTATCCCGGAACTGGGATACTAACAACGGGTCGGAAGACGATTTTCGAAAATAGATTTGGCACGATTGTCCAGAGCTTCCGGCGCTTCGGATCGATGGGCCAGATAGCTAAGCTATCGCGGTGTAGGCAGAGACGATGCAGGGGTCCCAGTTCGGGACCCCCGGAATCCGGCTTACTTGCTGACCTGTCGAAGGGGCCACAGGTCCGCATACTTCACGATGACGTACATATTCCGCATCGATGCGCACGTTCCACCGGCCCGGACTCCTAGTTCCGCTAGTGCAGCTTCGCACTGTGCGCGGGTGCGCAATGCCTTGGCTTCCGCTTCAATCTGCAGCAGGTCAGCCTTCGAGTGTTCGCGGTCCGCTTCCGCGAGATACGTGCTGTAGCTGGCGCCGGTGTTGTCACATTGGGTCCACCCGCGGGCCCATGCCGGGAGTTCAGTTTCAGCTGCGTATACGGTGCGTTGGTCGTGGGTCTTCGTGATGGTCATCTTCGTTTCTCCGGTGTCCCTACTGCCTGAATACTAGTATCTCGCCACTGAGATACAAATACAACAGGGGAGACGAAGATTTCGTGAACCGTCCCGAAGAAAGATTTGGCACGCCTTTGTGCCACCAGGTTCCAGGAGTCCAGGGGGCAGATAGCTAAGCTATCGGGGCTCGGAAGCCCTGGCGTCCCAGGGGCTGCAGACCCGGGACGCGATTCCCGGGTCCCAGCGGCGCTAGGAAGCCTTCAGCCGGGGGAGGGTAACCGCAACCGGTTCCAAGGGACGCGTGCCCCCAGTGGCCCGCAAGCGGTCCCGCGTGGCACTAGTTCCGGCAATCCGATCGGCCACCATCGTGGTCAGCAACACGAACGCATGCGCATCGGGGGCCACATTTTCCCAGCGCGAAACAGTCTCAGCAGCCACCCCTAGCAGGTTGGCCAGCGCCACCCCGGACAGACCCAGGGACTTCCGCATGAACCGGAACGCGTCCCCGGTCCTGATCGCGAGATCCCCCAGTTGCTGCGCCACCCCCAGTTCCCAAGCTTTCATCACTTGTAGAGAAAGTGCTGATTCCCCGCAGTGCGAACACCGTTCCGCAGGCAGCACCGCAGCGAAGCTAATCCCGGCAATCGCTTGCGTGAAGTCGAGATCCACGGGTCGCCATACCCCTGTGTTGCACAGTCCACACGTCTTCGTTTTTGCCATTTGTTTCACCACACTGTGACTACAAGAACACCGTTTTCGAATACCACCACCACAGTCAGGTCGTGGGTACCGGACAAGTCCGGGCCCGTGATTCTCCAGCGTCCGGGACGATCCCCGGGACCACAGTGCGTTCCCTTGATTAGGGCGTTCATCACGTCATCCACGTCCGCGAATGCTGCCTTCATTTCGTTGGTTCCGTGCTTCGTGAATCGAACACGGCCAGCCAGCGCGTAACCCCGCGCATCCGCTAACGCCTGAACTGCATCCATTCGAAAATACTTCCCTTCCATTGTGGGCCATCTTGAGAAAATGTCAAGGTGCCCTGGGTCCGGCTCCGGTTCCCGCTTCCCTGTCCCTACTCCATTGATTGTATCCCATGACTGGGATACTGTCTATGACTGTTTGCGTGTAGGACAAAAGAAAAAAAAGATTGGAGTCCAGGTCACCAGAGCGCTTGAATGTATCCCGGTACTGGTATACTCTTTAGAAGTCGAGTCAATCACGGGGGAACGAACGATGGCCAAGCGCAGCACCAAAGCAGAAATCTTCTTCACCACGGCCCTTTCCCAGGTGGAGTCCGACTCCATCCGGACGTGGGCAACCAACGCCCACAACCTTCCCATCTTCATGGCGGACGTTCGTTCCACCATGGAACGTCTGGGCAAGCGTGCTTGCCCCACCACCTACGCCACGAAGATCGCGGGACTCGCGATCGGTTTGTGGTGACCGTTCCGGGGTCCCCGAAAAAAAAACATCGGGGACCCTGTTGATTGTATCCCAGATCTGGGATACTATTAGGGAGTCGAGTCAATCACGGGGTAGCAAGATGGAACGCAACGAACTTCAGACCGAACTGCAGACCACCGCGGACCAGGCCAGCAAAGCCTACGTTGCCGGGAACATTGTCCTGGGGGACGTGCTGCTGGCGCGCTGCAGGGCCCTGCAGGCCCGTCTGGAAGCGGCCCCGGCGGTTGCCCAGTCCGCAGCGGTGGCGCCTTCTGTGGCGCTCCCAGAAGCCCCGGAAGCGGAGTCCGCACCGGATGCAGCCCCGGATTTCAACACGGCTTTGGCTGCCTGGCTGAAGCGTGCGCAGGAGATCGTGGGACCGAACGCCACGGTGGAGATCAACAGGATCGGTCCGAAGTACGTCCGGATTGCGACGATCCACGGCACTGGCAGAAGCGTGCTGGTCTTCATTGTTCGGGAAACTGGGGACATTTTGAAGCCTGCTAGCTGGAAGGCCCCGGAAAAGAACTTTGCGCGCGGAAACATCTTCGACCCCAGCAAGCCTGGGATGGCGCGATATGGTGCGCTCACGCTGCGCTGATTCCGCAGTGGTCCCCAGCACTTCGAAAATAGTTGGTGCTGGGGGCTATGCAGTATCTCCGAACTGGGATACTCTTTAGAAGTCGAGTGTAGCAAACGGGAGCGCAGCAGATGCCAAAGCAGATCAAGGTAAACGGGCGGATTGAAACTGTGGTCAACTCGTATGGGATCGGACTCCGGTTCTACGAACTTGCAAGTGGTGGAACCGTCCGGGAAGTGGCCCCTGACCAGTGGGTCCGGTGGCGCCTAAATGAGATCACATTGCCTGTAAACGTGGTGGTGCTGGAGTAGTCATGAAAGAGATCACAATCGTGGAAGTGCCCAACAACTGGGGTTTGTTCGGGGTGCTGGACCGCACCGCGTATGAAGTCCGGATCGATGGCGAGTTCTGGACTCGCGTCTGTTACCGCGCAACCGCTGAAGGGATCGTGGCTCGGTTGCGAAGCGAACCCTGGACACAAAAGTGACCATTTCGCAGTGTTCCCCAGCACTTCGAAAATAGTTGCGAAGGGGGCTATGCAGTATCCCCGATCTGGGATACTCTTTAGAAGTCGAGTCAATCAAGGGGAACGCAAGATGAACACCGCGAAGACCACCATCAACAAGATCAAGTCCGGCCACTGCCCCCTGTGTGGCGGACTCTGCAGCGAACGGGTTGTGTACCCCTGCAGCAAGTGCCAGCGCAGGAACCCCGCAGCCGCTGTGAAGTGGCTTGCTTCCAACTCCGCACGCTAACTCACCACTCGAAAGGAACCGCTCCCATGAACACCAAAACCTACGCTATCGCTTCCGGACTCCGTGGCTTCCGTACCTCGGAACTTCGAGTCCGAGTCCGGGAGATCCGGGACGGGGTGGCCTTCGTGGTTACCGCCGATTTGGCGGACTCCGGGACCATGCTGGTCCTGGACCCTGCCCAGCTTCGGGTAGAGCCCCAGACCACCACGGTGGTCAGCCACCGGACCGGTCTGGTGACCTTCGAAGTCTGACCGAAGTGATCCCCCGAATCGCCGATCTGGCGATCGGGGGTGTCCTGAATGATTTCATATACTTAGCTTCGTTTTTGGGCGATTTGGTGATCGCCCCTATCTGGGGACGTTCAGCGGTCTGTTTCCCCGGCGCAGATAGCTAAGCTATCGGCCCCCTGGATCCCCTGGCCCGGGCCCCCAGAATCGTGCCAACAAATACTTCATCCGGGGCATTGCAGTATTCCGCAGCTGGGATACAATCGATAGCATGAAGCAATCAGCAGTAATCGGGTTCGTTGCGTTCCTGTCCTTTGGCCTGGGGGCCGCGCTGGCCCCCACGGGAAGGGCAGCCGCGGATGATGCGGGCCACATCATGGAGCGCATTGCGCGGGCCCTGGAACGGTCTGCAGGGGCTGAAGCCGAACAGGCGAAGCACTTGGACGATATTGCGGATAGACTGCGGGATTGCAGACGGTAAACGTTTGGTCCCTATGTCAGTGGAATACATCGGCCATCGTTCCGTAACGGGCTGCAGTGTCGTGGTCCTGCACTCCGGGCCACAGCCCGGCACGACTCACGAAGAAGCCCTGAACCCCCGTCTGGACCTGTTGCGCAAGTCGCCAACGGGTCTGGACTGGGGGTATTCCGGAAGTGGTCCGGCGCAGCTGGCGGTAGCGATTCTTGCCCATTGTGTGGGCGATGTGTTGGCACTGAAGCACTTCCAGGCGTTCAAGCTGCGCTATGTCTGCCACTTTCCACATGACCACTGGACGATGACAGCGGATGAAGTGCGGTCCGCTGTGCAACGCCTAATGCTGGACTGATGTGGGCCCGGGATCTGCGGTTCTTCCGGCGCTTGGCTTCGCATAAGTCGCAGCGCCGGTCACGTCCATTGCGTCGGATGTAGGGCTGGTCGCAGCGCTCACAGTCCGGGATCGCAACCGCGAAGCGGCCCACGTTGATCACTTCATCCCCGCTGCATTCTTTCAGCTTCCGTAGCGCGGTGGCTTCCACTTGCCTGACCCGTTCCCGAGTGATCCCCATGTGGCGCCCGATTTCTTCGAGTGTCATCCCGTTGGGGTGTTCATTGACGGCGCGTATGGCTTCCGGGTGCTGCCACCACTCCAGTTCATCCCACGGGTTGTGAGCTGGCTTCGGGTGGGACCGGCGCGGAGTCGGGTGCTGGGATCGATAGAACGCGAGATAGGCGAATGCGGGGACGCGCATGACTCCGCATAATAGCCACCTTTTTTGCGGTTCAATACTGGTGTTTTCCCGTACGGATCGATTGGCCTTGATCCGGTATCGCAGTTCTGAGATACTGGACCTTGGAGGTAAAGAGAATGTCAGTATCGAAGATTCAAGCGCTACGACTGGTGAAGGGCGACAAGCACGTGGCGGATTTGATCGTGGGTGCGATCGTCAAACACCGCGGAAACAAAGAAGCTGCAGCCAAACACCTGGATGTTGGCTACAGCTCTTTGCATCGCTACATCACTGACTTGAATCTTCGGGATCGCATCGATGCGGCATGCTCGGACAAAGGATTCCGGGCCATGAAAGGCCGTACTCCCGGCGCAGTGGATCCAGCACTTCGTCAAGCGATCGTGGAAGGGCGTAAACGGAATGAAGAAGTGGCGCCAGCGCCCCGGGGACGTGTCCCAGCGGGTCAACTCGCCACGAAGAGTAAGCGTGCCTGAAGGGGAAGGCGCTCCATCTGCACTGTTCCAGATGGAGCGCCCCGGATAAGACAGCGTAGCGTCAACTGGGGGGAAGGACGCTTCAACTGGCAGTGCTGTAAGAGTACGCACAGCGCCGCCGTGGCCCACCGTTTGGCACCCGAGTTACATTGCCGGGAGCCAAAGGGGTCACATGAAGACAGAACTGAAAGCCTTGACAGTCCCCGCATCCGTTGCAGCCGGGGCCCCGAAGGAAGTTGCTGGCTACGTCGAGAAGACGATCCAGATCATGGGGACCTTCGTCGCCACGCTGGACGTTGAAATATCGCTGGACGGGGCGCGTTACCAAGCTGTTCACAGCGGCATTACTGCGCCGGGCTTCTACACCGTTCCGCACGCTTGCAAAAAGCTGCGTATCCGAACCACTGCGTTCACCAGTGGAGTCCCTGAAGCCTGGTTTGGTGGCTTCGACTCCAGGTCATTCTGATGGGTGCGCGCGAGAAAGCAGCATCGGTGGCGATGAATGCCACCGATGATCTGACTGAACGTGTGCGAGCAACCATCATCGGCGGTGGCGATCGCTTCGAGCTGGTAGGTAAGTCCCAGGTCCGGAAAGACTCTGCATCGCTTTCCAGCAGTGCCAGCAATGACCCCGCCAACATCATCACCAGTGCAGCGTCCGGCTTCGCAATGGTGGATGGGTACCTGACCCCGCCGTTCGATCCTCAGACCCTTTACGAGCTGCTAGAGCACTCGAACAGCTTGCGTCAAAATATCGATTCGTACGCCACGAACATTGATGGGTTTGGTCATCACTTTGAACCCACGATCAACCTGGATGCCGATGACGCGCGGGACAAGGTTCGCGATGCAATGTTTCTGGATCGGCTGTTGCGGTCAGGCGAAGGAGATCCCGAAGCCAAGGACAATGAACCCACGGAAGCCGAAGTGGATTCAGAGATCGAACGGCTGAAGCGGGACATGCGTATCGAACGCGCGCGGGCCGAATCGTTTTTTGAGTATGCATGCCCGGACATCAGTTTTGTCACGCTGCGCCATCGGACCCGGGCCGACATGGAGACAACCGGGAACGGCTACTGGGAGGTGGTGCGCAACGCAGCTGGCAAGCCCCAGCAGTTCGTTGGGATGGCAGCCCATACCGTGCGCCTTGTTGAACAAGATGTGGATCGCATCCCGGTTCAGCAGGTAGTGCAGCGCGGCCCCATCACATTCATGCCCCAGACCGTGTATCGCACGTTCCGGCGCTTCATCCAGATCGTGGCTGGTCAGAAGCCTGTGTGGTTCAAAGAGTTTGGGGACCCCAGGGTCATCAGCGCACGCACCGGCCTAGCTTATGACGATTTGAAGGGCCTACAGAAGAAGGAACCCAAGGCGGTAGCAGCAAACGAAGTGATTCACTTCCGTATCCACAGCGCGACTAGCGCGTATGGCGTACCGCGTTGGATCGGGAATCTGATTTCAGTGCTGGGCTCCCGCCATGCCGAAGAAGTGAATTTCACTTACTTCGAAAATAAGTCCATTCCACCGCTGGTGATCACGGTCAGTGGTGGACGGCTGCAGGCCGATTCCGTGAAGACTATCCGGTCCTTCATCGAAGGTGAGATCAAGGGGAAGCGCAACTTCCACAAGATCCTGATCCTGGAAGCGGACTCCCCACCGATCCAAGCGATGATGGGCTTGGAAAACTCGGGGCGTTGTAGGATCGAGATCAAACCATTGACAGACGCGCACATGAAAGACGCGCTGTTTCAAAACTACGATGAACGCAACATCGATAAAGTAGGCATGTCGTTTCGGCTGCCCCGCATGCTTCGTGGTGACATCCGTGACTTCAACCGAGCCAGTGCACAGGCCGCACTGGAGTTCGCAGAAACGCAGGTCTTTGGACCCGAACGACTAAGCACTGATTTCACGCTGAATCGCATGATTCTTCCAGCACTCGGGATCAAATATTGGAAGCTGGTTTCCGATGGTCCACGCATCACAGATCCCTTGGAGATGGCCGAAGCGCTTACGAAGCTAAGCAGCGTGGGGATCCTGGTTCCGAAGGATGGGCGCGTGATTGCTGCGGACCGTGTCTTTCACACAGAGCTTCCCCGCATCGATGCGGACTGGACCGAACAGCCCATCACAATGACGATTGCGGGTATCCCGTTGGACGTCACCGATGACAACGATATCCCGACAGCCGGTGAAGCTTCAGGCATCGGTGAACCGCTGGGGGCCGTTGCAACCGCGAAGCGCCGGCTGAAGATGAACGCAGCACGGTTGATGAAGTTGCGTGACCAGCTCGAAGCCGTGGAGATCGAAGAATCGGTGGCAGCGAAACGCTGCGAACTACGGGAGCGCGAAGCGCGTCTGGCAGCGAAGCCACCCGTGACTGTGGTGGATGATAACGATGATGAACCGGAAGTGATCAAGATTCCTGCGGACGTGTTCGCCACCATGGTCCAGCCCACGTGAGTGTTGCGATCTACCAGTCTGGGGCCCTGGCTGCGGAACAGCTTGCGTCCCAGATGCTACGGGTAGACATCACCAAAGCGCTGGACCCCTTGAAGGCCGCGGACTTCGTAGTCATCACGGAGCGCTTGTCCCGCAGGATCAATGCCGCGGTGGCCGGGGACGAAGCCAGGGCCGTGAAGGCTGCGCTGGATACTCTTGACGTCAGCTGGGACCGCATGACGGATGGTCAGGTGGACAAGGTTCTGAAAGCAGCAAACCGGATCCTGAAGGCGAAGATCGCCACGGTGCCCCCGAAGTTCGCAGCCATCTTGGAGTCCGAGGGGCCCAAGCTTGCCAAGGCTACCCGGGCCAGCATGAAGCGCACTTTCAAGATGGAGATCGGGGCGGAGCTGTCTTCCCGCGATCGAAAGGTTGAAAAGTTGGTTCGGCAAATCACCACGAACTATGTTCGCGATGAACTTGGGAACCGGGCCGATTGGCACTCGGGCAGGGCCCGCGGGATTGTGGAACGTGGACTTCAGACCGGACAGGGGCCGATCGAGATCGGAAAGTCGCTGCAGACGTCACTGGGGAACAGTGTGTCCAGGGGACCCAGTTATTGGCGAGTCGTGGCTAACAGCTTCAGTACCCATGCGCGGACGTTTTCGCAGTTCGGGGCCTTTGACGATGCCGGGATCACGGAATGGGTGTTTCAGGCAGTGTTGGATGAAGTGACTTCGAATGTATGCCGGTTCTATCACGGGACAGTGTTTACAACTGAAACCGCGATGAATCACATCAACAAGATCACGAGTCTGAAGGACCCCGAAGAAATCACCCAGGCCAGTCCTTGGGTCAACGAAGGAACGGACCAGAACGGGAATCGGATTCTGTATGTGAAACAGGGTGAAAAGAATGTTCGGATCGCAACTGTGACACGAAGTGGTTACGGCAAAGCCGATGACGTAGGCGAGTTCAGCAAGGGAAAGAGTCCCAAACAGTTGGCTGGTATCGGAGCCATTTTCCCACCCTTGCACGGTCATTGCCGTAGCACCGTTTTACCGGTCTAAACTCGGACCTATGGCATGCGAACTGTTGGAAGCGATGTTGACCCGGGGACAGGTAGACACCGCAAAACATGCGCGTGTGTTTGCTGCATTTCACGCCACCATTGCGCAGTCATACCGTGAACACCCTTGCCAAATGACAGCACAGGAGACACGGCGTCGTTTCAAAATCTTGGAACGCTGGTTCCGGGAACTGCGCGCCGGTCATGGCTGGTCAGTGTCAAGGATTCTGGACGCACTCCCGAAGGCATTGCGGGCTGAACTGAATGGGCAGGTTTGGGAGCCACCCCCGGGTCCACGCGTCTGGACACCGTGAGTTGTCGCCCCGGGGCGACAACTACGGGTGCCCCTGTATTCAATGAACCCTGCTATCAAGGGTGGGCACGATTTTGTTCTCCATGCCGTCTAGCCCGGGGGCACCCGTCCCACATACCCTAATCTAAGTTGTCGCCCCGGGGCGACAACTTGCGACGCTATGAACGGATCGGGTCTACTCCATTTCGGAGGGTCCCGATTCATGGATCAAGCGCTTCAGGAACGTCTTCGGGTGCTCAAAGCGGACGCAGATGCGCTCGCTGGTGAACAGGCTGCTGACCAACCCCAGGTCAAGCAAGTCACGGTCAAAGACCTACTGACCATGATCAGTCGTGGGGACGGCCTACCGGAAAGCTTGAAGAAGGCTGCAGCCGAAGTGTTGAAGGTGCAGTTGTTCGAAGACACAGCGACTTCGATTGTGATCCCGGTGGTGATTGCCAATGACCCCTGGCAGCGTGAAGTGGAAGTTCGTGAAGTGCCGATCCAGAACCTGGATTCGATTTCGAAACAGGTCATCGATACTACGGCGGAGCTCGTGAAGATGGTGGAGGGTCAGGAACATGACCTGGCCAAGGGCATCCGCGAAGCGATTCAGAAGGGTCCGGCTGCTGAAAAGCTGGCCGAAATCAGCCGCGTTTTGACGATCAAGATTGAACCAGGTGCTGATGACACCTGGGAAGTTCGCAACAAAATCGGTTGCTTGATCGGGTTGCTCGCACAGCAAGCGCAGCTGGAACGCGTGCTGGAAGGCGAACAGACCACGGTCACCGCAACAGCCAAGGCGGACACGAAGTCTGCGCCAACCACTGTTGAAAAGACGGCGTGGCCCATGGACATGAATAGCGCCGTCTACGATCCAAAGACCCGACGTTTCAAATCCGTTGATCCGGAGTGGGGTCGCGACAGTGACGCCTGAAGGGGATCACGCGGTGGATGAATCAGCTGAAGACTTGGCTGTCATCGTGGCAGCCAAGGCCCTGGGGGAGTCAGGTCAAACTGCCTACGTCTTTCCCGCCAGTCTGTGGTCGGACTCGGACGGTCCTGACATGGCCGAGATTCAGCGCATTGCAAAGGGTGCCTGGGTGTTGGAACTGCCCAGCATTGGCGCCCTTGAAGCTGCACTGGATACAGCCACCACAATCTTTGTGTCACCCCTGGGCCCCGGTGTTTTCGCTACTTCCGAAGCGTTGGCGGACGGTCCCAACGTCCGCGTGATCTCGAAGCGTGCGAAGCCAACACAGGAACCGGAAGCGCCGGTCAGCGTGGCGGAACAGGCAATGGTCAACAAAGCGTTGACCCATGTGAAGTTGTTCAAAACTGATGAAGAACGGTTCGTGTTGGGAGCGGTGCTGGAACCCGACACCGTTGATTCCCAGAAGGACTTTTACAACGCGGAGTCCATTCGGGCCGCAGCGCACAGCTTCATGGAGCATTACCAGGCCCTGGGAAAGCAGCACAGCGAGATCGTTACCGGGAAACTGAAGATTCTTGAAAGCTATTTGGCACCTGTGGGCTTCACGTTGGGCGAAGAAACCATCACCAAAGGGACCTGGCTGTTGGCAATCCGTGTTGCTGACGATGACCTTTGGGACCAGGTCAAAAAAGGTGAGTTCACCGGATTCAGCATCGGCGGTGCTGCGTACCGCAACGCGAAGCCATTCCAGAAACCTGAAGTACCATGACGCGTTGCATCCTTGCGACTGCGGATCGTGCTCACGTAGCCTTTCAAAACTAAGGGAGTGATCATCCAATGCGGCGCAAAGCTGGTGTCATCAAGGCAGAACTTGCGGCTGCTGAAGATGAAACGCACGAACTCACGGGAATCGTTGTTCACGAAGTTTCAGTGGTGGACCGGCCCGCGAATAGACGGAAGTTTCTACTGGTGAAGCGTGATGCTTCCACCGACGAACAGAAGGATCCGGGCATGAAGCTACAGGGCGCCAAAAAAGATGCACTCTTGAAGGCCATGAAGGGATTGCAGGACACTGCAGCTGCAATCACTAAAGAAGTTGAAGGAGCCACTGTTGCGGATGCTGCACCTATCCCGACTGAACTGCAGCGGGCCTTGGAAGGCATCGCAGCTTTGACGGGCGCCCTGATTCCACAGGCTGCCACCCCGGCTGCAGTGCCAGGAGTTACCCCAGAACCTGCGGTGAAGGCGGGTCGTAAGTTATCCACCGCTCGCAGTGCCAAGCTTCAGCAAGCCACCACTATGTTGGTGGAACTCTTGACTGAGATTGCCGGAGCGCCGGCAACGGAATCCACCGATGAAGATGAGCCAACCGAGGGGACTGCAAAGGCAGCGACGAAGCCAGCGTCCAAGTCTGTAGCTGTGCCGGCTGCGCCAGCGACCGACCCCGCGTTGATGGCAACTCTGACTACCCTGACCGAAGGTCTGGCATCGCTCACCAAAGCCGTGAAGCGTCAGAAAGATCGCCTGGACGAAATGAGCACGAGTGCACCGGGCTCGAACCAGGTGCGTTCGGAGCTGACCGAAGAGGAACGCGTGCGCGCGCAGAAGTCAAAGCCCGTTTCGTGGCCCTTGGATATGAACGATCCGATCACGAAGGAAAACACGCCAGCCGAAATATCGTTTTTCGATTGACGTAACTGCACCACGTTCCCGGTTCAAAAGGCCCCGAAGTGGAGCGGGGCGGTTAGGTTGAATACTCACACCGTGAGTTCAGGGAGATTGAAGACATGGCAGACGGCGCAATCCATTTGAATAACAAATCGCTGCTGGAGAAGGCCGATCTGGCACTTTCAGATCTCCTGACCGGTGGCGGACTTTTGGTAGAGCAACAGGCGGTGCGGTTCATCCGCATCCTGATCGATCGAAGCAAGATCCTGGGACTGGCTACGGTTGTCCCGATGTCGGCACCGAAGGTGTCCATTCCGAAGATCCGGTTTGGTTCGCGCATCATGCGTCCTGCGCATGAGGCTACTGCGCTTGCGGTGGCTGACCGGGCCAAGGTGGATCTGTCGAAGATCGAACTGGATGCAAAGGAAGTGAAAGCGGAAGTCGATCTGAACAACTCCGTATTGGAGGATTCAATCGAGAAAGACGCGTTGCGTCAGACGATCATGCAGATGATGGGGCAAGCCATTTCGCGTGACATCGATGAACTGGTGATCCAGGGGGATACCACTTCTAGCGATGACTACCTTGCGTTGTTTGATGGCATGCTGGCTAAAGCCACGTCCAATATCGTCAACGCAGGTGGATCGTCACTGAACAAGACGATTCTCCGCGACATGATCAAGACGATGCCCAGCCCCTACTTGGGCGACAAGGCAGCCATGCGGTTCATGACTGCAATGGATGCAGAGCTGGACTACCGTGATTCGATCTCGGATCGCCAGACAGGTATTGGTGACGCAGCGCTGCAGACCGATGCAGCCGTGGGTTACAGCGGCATCCCGGTAGTGGACGTTCCCCTGTTCCCTGAAAACCTGGGTGTCGGTGGCGACACAACGAACGTGTTGCTGACCAATCCCAAGAACATCGCAATCGGGATTTATCGAAATATCCAGTTTGAAACCGATAAGGATATTCGAAAAGGCGTTCTGATTATCGTGGCCCGCATGCGGCTGGCCTTCAACTTCTACGAAGAAACCGCAGTGGTGAAGGCTACCAACGTCAGCGTTGGCTGATCGCACCGGCAACGCAGCGTTCACAGGACGGAGATCAACATGGCACTTGGTACGGTCACCATCGTCAAAGAAAACAATATGGAGTTCGGTCCCCAGCGCAATGACCTGGTGTCGTTTGCTGGCGATGGCGCCTACCCAACCGGTGGCACCGCGAACTTTCAGGCGCTCTATCGGGCAGCGCTGGGCAAAGGCAACCTGGAAATCGTGGGAGTCGTTCCGCAGAACACCGGGGGCTATTCCGTTACCTACAATAAAGCGGCGGACAAGCTACAGGTGTTCCATGGCGACAGTAACAACGCTGCGGATGCGCCGGACGTCGAAGTTCCAAATGCGACCAACCTTAGTGCGACCACATTCCGCGTGATCGTGATGGCGCTGTAAAGCGCCACCGGGCCCTTCAGACTTCAAGAGGAATACCCAAATGGCAGCGATTGCGAAGAACTTTGCATCCGGTGGTTCTGGAATGGTCCCGGGTGGCTCCGGTGGAATCCCGCATATCACCCAGATCTTGCGCGACATCGCCACTGATCTTGCGACTCTGAAGGGCGGGGTTCCTGCAGCCAGCATTGCAACGCCGGCCCTTACGGCATTTTCGGATCCCCCTACCGCAGGTGAAATGTCAGCACTGCGAGCGCTGGTCAATGAGATTCGGGCCGTTATTGTGGAAGCCCGGGCCACTCAGAACACGCGGGGTGGGGCCACGCTTTTGACCACTGCGCCGTGACGTAAGCCACCCAGGTTGCAGTGTGGAAGCCGCCAGCCGTCTAACACGCGCGCTGGCGGTTTTTTGTTGGTGGGGATACTGATGATTTGCTGAAAGGATTTCGAGTCATGGCAACAGCGACACCGATGCAAGTGGCGGAACAGCGTCCAAATGACATGTTGGTCCGCATCAAACCTGACAAGCGCGGGGTTTTCCGGATCAAGCGCTACATGTTCGAAGGTTCCCTATACCTTGCTGCGAAGGGTTGGTATCTGGTCAATCCCGAGACGGCAGAGTTGTTGAAGGAACTGCGCCACAACGATTTGGATTCTGACAGCCAGAAACTCTTTGACGTCTGCACCCGTGATGAAGCGACGAAGCTTGAAGAAGACGAAGCCGAACAGGTGGAACGCGCCACGGCTGGACGTCCGCACCGCATGAACGCGGTGGAGAATCGCAAGCGCATCGATGCCAACGGACTGCCCACCAATGCAGGTGGAGGCAACATTGGGATCGCGGACCTGGATCCCAAGAACCGCACCGATGACGGGCAGATGATTGATCCCGATCCCGAAGGGACCGAACTGCGCATGCAGGCCGAAACCCAGCAGGGAGTGGTTCCCGTGGGCCGGGTCAGCGAGCGCGAAGCCCGAAGCGCTGAAGCACAGCGGCGCATCCAGCAGCGTGTCCGTGAACTTACCGAATCGGGCATTCCCAGTGACACCACCGTGAAGGAAACGACCGCGGACAGCACCACTGGTGATCACGCCGCCATCCTGGATGAGCACGGAAACCCCACCAACAAGGTTGCTTCGCAGCAGCGTTCACGACACCCAAAGAAGTGATCCGTGAACGACACCCGGGCCATCGTCGCTGCCATTGAGCGCCTGCGGGTGTTGCGTGACCACGATCAACCGAGAGTTCAAGGGGCGCTTTCTGAAGCCACCACGGTGGCCCGGGAAGCGCCCCAGCTCGTTACCAATGCGGTGCGTAGGCTGGTGGAAACTGGGACCCTGCAGCGGCTGTGGGATGCCCATGCGGCCCGGGCTGAAGTCATTCATGCGGACCCCACCGAAGGGCTGAAGGCAACCCTACTGGGTACGCTGGAACACGTTATCCAGGTCGTGCTTCCGCAGGTGCTGGGGGAACGCGAGATCTCGCTCCGTCATGAATCCGAAGCGCTGGCGCTGGAGATCCGAACGTTGGAGTGGGTGACTTCCGAAGCCCGGCGCGAACCCAGTAGCAGGCCCCCATCACCCCCACAGGATTGATGTTCGATGCTGCAAACGTGGCTCGCACGCTTGCGATGCAAGATTCGCGGTCACCACACATGGGGAATATGGCTGCGCTACGAAAAGTGTTTGCGGCGGGTTTGCTACAACTGCGGTACCCAGGAAGAACGTAGACCCGTTCCATTCCAGGTGCGTGAACTGAAGCGGTAGACTGTTGGAATGGGTCGTACGTTCATCAGGCAAGAAACCCAGATCCGCAACTCGGATTCCTATGATGACACCCTAGCGGTGGGGTCAGCACTGGAGTCCGGGGCTGCAAATATTCAAGACGATCTGAATGGTATTCGTTCGCAGTTGAAGCGTGCGATCTGGGCTGACTCCGCTGGCAACTGGTGGGATGACATCCCAACAGTCAACTCGAAGAAGCGCGGTATCCAGGCCCTGAACTCGGACCTGGATGAACTCGAGTCCCAGAAGATTCTGCGCCGCATCACGATGTTGACTGATGTCGCGGTCCCGGCTTCGCAGGACTACGTGATCTTGTCCGTTGCCAGCAGCGAGACACCCAGCGAAGTGGCTGCGTTCAATGCAGGAACCGAAGGCGCCGTGGTGGCGCATTCCACACTGAACGGGGGTCCTTTTGCGCAGAACGAACTGATCGAAATCACGGGCCAGAACGCGGTTGACCCCAAGAACTTGTGTCTGATTCGCAACGCAGCAACAGGGGAGATCGTTGAAAGTGGTGGGCGCGAAGTGTTCGCGCTGCTGCAGTACGAAAGTACCGGGGCCGATGGGCTGGCTTTCAACGATACGTCTGGGGCCCGGCGCGTAAAGCTGAGCTTCGTTCGTCAGAACGCTACCTTTGATGATCTCGAAGCGTGCCCCGTTGCCGACATCGAATCGTTGTCCATCAACTACGCATACGTAGCGCGTACAAACTTCGACAGCCTTCCCGAACAAGCGTGGATCTCGCAATCGGGATTCGTGGACATGTCGCAGTCCGTGACCGTGAGTCTGGACTATGCCGTGGACAACCAATCCGGGGCCGTGAGCCAGACCGGGAAGCACATCGAATGGCGCGTTGACGATACCTACAAGTTTGCATTCCAGGACAGCACCGGGGGCGTTGATGTCTTTGCCGTCAAGCCTGCTGCGGGTGGCGACGAAATCGAGTTCAACGGGGCCCTGGTAGACATCAACAACACGGCCCCGGTAGACATCCTGGGTTCGCTGAAGGTGGACACCGGGGGAACCGAGATCGACATCGGGGTTACCGCGGGCCTGATTGGGACCACGTCTTCCGCCGATTTCCGCGTTTTAGGGGCTGGTGAACTGTACCTGGATGATGGCAATCAGGCCGGTTCGAGCTGGGCTCAAACCAACGGGATCAAGCTGTCGGATACCAGCGCGGAATGGTCGGATCTCGAAACTGTTTTCGGTGCCGAAGTCAGTATTCTAAAAGCCCTGGCGCTGTCCCGCAGGCGAACCCCGACCTATGCGGAGCTCACGGGCACCGTGGGAGCTGACACCGATGTTGGTGGCGCAGCAGGTGGCGCCAACCTGAATGCACAGCTTCCAGACATGTCTGTGGGCAGTTTCGTCAATGACTATGACGTGTATCTGAATGGAAAAAAGCTGCGGCCCGGCGCCAACTCAGCTGCAAACAACGATTACTACCCGGGGACATCGCTGGCAAATGGCCAGTTGAAGTTTGAGTTTGCGCTCAAAATCAATGACGTCATCTGCGTTGTTCCCTATACCCGATAAGGTGATCGCGTGAGCGCTGAAAAGGCCGTGTTCAAAGCCGATGTGATTCATGACGTCGGTCTTCGGTTAGAAGATGTGCAGGAAGCTAGCCTTGCTGCAGCACGGCGTTGTGAAGGGGCAGAACAGGCACTGATTCAGGCAGCCAGTGTGGTGCAGTCACTTCACATTCAAGTGGACCAGGATCTCGAATCAGGGGTGATCAAAGATCTGGAAGTCGCTTCGTTGGTGAAGGAGTGGGTAACACGGGCCGTTGGTGTCGTGGATCAGTTGGCCAAGAATGCGCATATCGCAGCGATCACCCAACACGGTCATGCCCAAGGCATGGCTGCAGCCGTGAAGCTTGTGCATCAGGTCAAAGAAGCGGAGTTGCGAAACGCAGCGGCGCTGCGAGAACGTGAAGCGAATAGGGATGAAGAGTTTGGGTCCATCAAAGCGCAACGCCAGGCCGAAGAAGTAGCGCGGTCCGAAGCGCCGGGACCCGTTGAATCGGTACCGCCACACAATGGCGCCAGCGTCCGGCCACGGCGCAGGGCCGCACGTAAGGCTGATTTGAATGGGCCAAACGCCTGATAGGGAACCAGGCGAATCCGATGATGAAGGAATCGTCTTAGAGACATGGACCGCGGGCAATGATCCCAGCGCAGCGGGTGGGATCCGGTACGTAGTAGATGCATTCAGACTCCGTGATGCACTGGGGGTCTACGATCCCCGGCGCGATTCGCTGAACGAACAACTGCTGGAGGTTGCGCCCAATCGTGTTGGGATGATCTACACGCCAACGTATACCGGTGGAAAGGTTACGCAAGAACGTTGGGTCCAGACATCGAACAGCTTCGAGATCAAGCGCATCACCTACACTTATAGCGGTGACCTAGCTTCTACGGCGCAGATCAAGGTGTTCAGCATCACTGATGGAACAACCGTGGTAGCGCAGAAGACCATCACCTATTCGTATTCTGGTTTTCAGGTCACGGGCTTTACGGTTACGAGGGACGTATGAGCGCCGTTTTTTTTCTAGGGCCCCAGAACGTCCTTTTGCATTCCAGCCGTCAAGCCATTCATGCCCCGGCGATTTTATCCGGTGTCGTAACCGGCACATCATCGGTGTTCACGGGCCTGGGGCTAACGTCTGTCGTGGTTACGATGAACGTGACCGGGGCCGTGACCGGCACGTCTCTTAGTTTGGTCCTGACTCTTGAAGAACTAGACCCCGGGGACCTGACTACGATCCTGCAGACCGTATCGGCTGCAGCAATCACGGCCACGTTGTCTACCCGCACGCTGCGGATGAACCTGAAATATGGGGATGCGGTCCGGGTCAAGTGGGCCATCACCGGGACCAGTCCCGTATTCAATGGCGTCTACACTACGTTGACCGTGGGTCAACCACGGCTTCCCTATTTGGGGACCCAGGTCACCGCGGAGTCCATTGCCGTCAACATTGCTTCAGACCAGGTGGTTCCGGTCAAGTCCGAAGTTCAGATCGATTACAACACCGGGGTCACCACACAGAACCTGTCCGTGATGGGCATAGCCCTTCCCAGCGCTGCAGGGGCCGTGGCCGGGGGTACGTCCACGAACCCAGTTCGTACTGACCCCACGGGTACAACGGCGCAGCCGGCCAGCCAGGGGGCCGCGGGCACCGCTGCAGCGGCATGGTTTGGAAAGATCACAGATGGCACCAACATCGCTACGGTCAAGGCAGCATCCACAGCCGCTGCAGCCGCGGACTCCGCACTTGTCGTGGCTATCAGCCCGAACAATACGGTTCCCATCAACATCGCAAGTTGGGTAGGGGGAAGCACGGCGCCCACTGTGGGCCTGAAAGCGTTGGCATCGTCTATCCCGGTGGGGTTGCCCAGCGATCAAGTTCCCAACGTCATCGGTCAGGCGTGGTTCAGCAAAACGACAGATGGCACCAATACTGCTGCTGTCAAGGCAGCCAGCACCGCAGCAGTGGCAGCGGACCCCGCGGTGGTGGTGACACTATCCCCGAACCTGGGGGCAGTTGGCCAGAAGGCCATGTCATCGTCGGTACCTGTAACACTTGCGAATGACCAATTCTCTGAAGTGGTGTCCGGTTCCTTTGGTGCGTTGAACGATGCATTGACTATCACGAACCTAGCGGGCAAGCGTTCGGTCGGATTTCAGTTGCGTCAGAACTCATCACTCAATGGAACTCTTTCAGCACAAATCACATTTGATGGCACGAACTGGTTTTCTACAAACTTCGTGACGCTTCAGGTTCCCGGGACGCGCGCCAACTCATACGCATGCACGTCTGCCGGTGGCTCGCAATATTTTTGGCTCGAGATGGTCGGTGGTGCGATCCAGATGCGCGTCATCATGACGGCATATACGAGTGGGACGAGTGGCACTTGTCGACTAAACGCGTCAGATGCTCCCGAACTTACGAAGGTATGGGTTGATCAGTGGCTCGGTAGCACTGCGCCATCGGTTGGCCAGAAGACGGGTGTGAACTCAATCCCGGTTGTCATTGCGAGCGACCAGGCAGGAATCAAGGTCTGGGATGGTACCAACCTCCAGCCCGCTGGTGATGTCGCAGCGCGTGCACGTTTCAATAAGCTTACGGATGGGACCAACACCGCTGCTGTGAAGGCTGCATCAACTGCAGCCGTTGCAGCAGATCCCGCGGTGGTTGTAGCTGTATCGCCTAACAGCACGGTTTCTCAACGTCAGACCCCGGCCACTACTGCAGCACTGGCGAACGTTGTTGGTTCCGCCACTTCTGTTCAGTTGCTGGCTGCGAACGCGAATCGCTTTCGCGCATACATCTACAATGATTCAGCGGCGGCATTGACGCTCAAGTATGGAACAACCGCATCAACTACAAGCCTAACCACTATAGTGGCACCAAATGCAATGTGGCCCGTTGACGATGGCTACACTGGCCGCATTGATGGTATTTGGGCTTCTGCGGTAGGCAATGCCCGGGTCACTGAACTGACTGCGTAGTAACTCGTCTTTTCAACCATGAGATAAGGGACGCCCCATGAAGAACGCAGTTGTTCATAACGCTACGGGGTCGGTGCTTCAGTTCGGGTTCATGGACTTTACAGATACGCAGTCCAATCCCTACTTCAACTCTGCCACGATGTCGCAGGTCCAGGTGCAGGATGATTCCACCGTTCCGGTGGTCAATGGCCAACCCGTGGCGTTGAAATACGTCAAGGTATTGTCTACGCAGTTCGTGGAGATGACAGCACTGGAGAAAGCGACGGTTGATGCCATCGCACCAGTGTCTTCTGTGCAGCGCATATTGGCCCCTGGTGAAACGATCGTAACCACGGGCCACGCATCCGATACCACAACGGGATTTCTGACAGTCATTGGGGGGTTGAAAACTTCGCGACCCTTGGTGGCTGGTGACTACCAACTGGCAACCACGTTCGAAATGGCACTCACCGGAAACGCGATATGGGACAACACCGGTGCACGGAGCGCCGCACAGGCGCGGCTGTTATTCAACGGTACCGAGATCCAGACCTGGGTAGCCCCGTTGGCAACCTACACAGCATTTAGCGCGATTCTTGGAGCCACGTTGGCCGAAGGCGCGGCACCTACGTTTGATCTTCAGATTCGGCGTTTCGGCCAAGCTGGCTTGAACGCGCGGGCCCGGCGCGTTCGTATTGAAATCGCGCCCACGTTGACATCGTCCATACTCTGATGACCATCCCGAAGGCCACGATCACCGAAGACCTGACATCGCAGGTCAACGGGATGTCCCAACTGTTCAACACTACGCAAGCGTTCCTTCCCGGGAGTCTTTGCGTAGAGCTGAACGGACAGCGCCTGCGCCGGGGCATGGCGCATGACTTCGTGGAAACGGGATTGCAGACCTTCGAGCTAGCACTACTCCCAGATCTAGGCGAAGTCATCACGGTCCAGTACGAAGTGGAAGACACCGGCGCGGGCTATCCGCTGGTGATAGCATCGGGCTTCGACCCCACGGGATGAATGCATGGGCGCACTTGCACGCGGACAGGCTAGCGACTGCGGGAACCCGGTGCTGGATGTTTTCACCGCAGTGAACGGAGTCCTGACCGATGTGGCGGTGTTGGAGTTCCAGGTGTTCGAAAAAGTTTCGAACCCCGCTTCACCGGTGCAGGTCTACCCCGTTAGCGGACGTCAGAGCGCCAACATTGCCCAGCTGTGCCCCGGGGGCGACAAGCTTTCGACGGGGCGCTACGTCGGTAAATACACCCCGGCGCTGACCGCACTGATCGGAACGCATGAGATCCGGTGGTTCTTCAAGCTGACTTCGGGTTCACCGGAACAAACCTTCCGTGAAGAGTTCGAAGTTCTGCCAGAAGTCACGGGTTCCACGTCGTTCGGGTACACCACAGTGCAAGCCATGCGGGACGAAGGGATCGCCAATGCTATGGCGAATGACGCCCGCTTGCAGACCGTGATTGCTCGTGTGTCCCGCAGGATTGAGCGATGGACCGGGCGCTTCTTTGAACCAAGGTCCATGACGTTCACGCTGGATGGCAGCGGTCATGGTTGCCAGCAACTGGAGATCCCGATCATTCGTATCGATGGAATCTGGTTCGATGACTTCACGGATCCCGCTTCGGAAGTCGGGTTGTCGGGGATACGGATCTACAATCGCCACATCACCCAGAATCTGCTGCGTCCCGATGATCGTGACAATCCCAGACTGGAATGGGAGTCCGGTTATGATTACGTTCGTATTCGTACCGGATCCGGCACCATTTGGCCCCAGGGCTTCCAGAACGTTTTGATCCAAGGGGTCTTTGGCTACACGGACTATGACGGGTCCGAGTTTGGGCGAACGCCTGAAGAGATCCAGGTTGCCACGCAAATGCTGGTGGTCCGTGAGCTGAAGAAGTTCGGGGACTCCGGACGGGCCGATGCGACAAGGGCGGACCGCATCACCGAAATGCGAACCCGTGATCAATCCATCACGTGGTCAGCCCCTGGCAGTCAGGGCAGCAGCACGCGCATGCTGGGTGCGTTCAGCGGGGACCCCGCGATAGACCAGATTATTGCAAGCTATGTGCGGCCCCCAAGCATGGGCGCCGTCTAGGGAGCGAAGACTATGAATGATCTTGCAGCAAATGGCGGTGTCGCGATCGCGCTCGCGATTCTTGGTTACGCTGGATTTACCCGTGTGACGGCGCCACCTCAAGTCATCAACGCCGTGGGTTGGGTGGTGTTCGTTCTGGCGTTGGTGTTGATCGCAACAAACTTCGTGCACCTGCACTGATGCGTGTTCGCGCCAGCAAACTGAAGCCGGTGGTGATCACTGGGGATATGCGTGAAGTGCTGGCCCGCATGCCAGCGCATAGCGTCGATGCAGTGGTGACGGATCCACCTTACGGACTTAGTTTCATGTCGAAGCATTGGGATCAACAGGTCCCGGGTCCGGACTATTGGCGCGAAGTTCTGCGGGTCTGCAAACCCGGTGCCCACGTGTTGGCGTTCGGCGGCACCCGCACCGCGCACCGTTTGGCCTGTGCCGTGGAAGATGCGGGCTTCACCATCAGGGACTGTGTCAGCTGGAACCACGGAAGCGGATTTCCAAAATCACATGACGTGAGTAAGGCCATTGATCGTGAAGCGGGCGCGATGCGGAACGTGGTTGGTAAGCATCCGCGACCATCTGGGAATGCCCCAGGTTGCGGTTGGGGGCACGTCGATCGCAAAGACACCTATCGCGATACCTACGATAAATCTGTTTCGGTTATCACCGCACCCGCAACCGATGCAGCACGTCAATGGAACGGGTTTGGGACTTCTTTGAAGCCCGCATGGGAACCTGTTTATCTAGCCCGCAAACCCTTTGAAGGAACCGTGGCGCGCAACGTCTGCGAACACGGTTGCGGTGCGTTGAACATTGCCGGGTGTCGGATTGCCACAAGCCCAGCTGACGCAAAAGCTATGGAGCGCTGTAACACGCAGGGGAGTGCACGGCTCAACCGGTCGGAAGGGTTTCTGTCCGCAAGTACGGGCGCAAGTGCACTCGATACGACACTTGGCCGATGGCCCGCGAATCTCGTGTTGGACGAGACCGCGGCCCGTTTGCTGGATGCTCAGACGGGTGAGCTGACGTCGGGTGGCGGCGTTCGACGGGTCAACAAATCAGCACCAACAGCATTCAATCCCATCGGTGCACACTCTCGCGTGTACGACGCAGACAGCGGCGGCGCGTCACGATTCTTCTACACGGCAAAGGCCAGCCGATCCGAGCGCGAAGCTGGGCTCGACGCAGCGGAAGGCACGCGAGCCAACGGGCATCCAACGGTCAAGCCAATTGCGTTGATGCGATGGCTCTGCAGACTCATTACACCCCCCGGTGGTGTCATCTTGGACCCTTTTGCGGGATCGGGTTCCACGGGCTGCGCCGCTGTGCTCGAAGGCTTCCGCTTCATTGGGATCGAACTTGATTCCAAGTATGCGGACATCGCAAAAGCACGCATTGCACATCACGAGTTGTCGCCCCGGGGCGACAACTTCGAACGGGGAAAGGTGCGATGCCGCGCGGCCAGTTGATCTTCCCCTATCTGGTGGACATTGCGCAGCTCGACACGGCTGCGACAGCAGCGGACCCCGATGCAGCGGGCCCGCTGACCAGCGGCTACGATCCTGATTTCAGGGAACCTGTGTTGGTCCCGCCTGTCAGCGGGAGTGCATCGGCTCCGGTGCGTAGAGTCGAAACCCTAGTCCAGCTCTATGCGCAGATCGAAACCGAAGAAGAGGGTCGGTTGCAGATGATGGTGGGCGGTGTGTCGCCCCAGTCACGGCGCGTTCTGATTTTCCATTTCGTGGATCTCGAAGCGGTGGGGATGGTGGATGCCACATCGGGCCGCGCCAAACTGCGGGCACCTGGTGACCGCTTAGTTGCGATTCGCAATCCGGACACCCACGAACTGATCGAAACCATCCCGGACAACCCAGGCTTCTGGGCTATCTCCGTTGAAAGCATCGGGTGGGGTATGGGCCCGGACCGAAACTTGTTGAAGGTGATCTTTGAAGATCGTGCCTTGAGTGTCGAATCTGCCCGCGGCTAGTCCACCATAGGGGCTGTGATTCGGATGAAGATGATGGGGGACTGGTCCGCCGCGGTGCGTGTTGTAACGCACTCGCGCGCTAACCTTAGTGCTGCGATAGACAAAGCCGTGGCAATGGAAGCCCATCATGCACGGGCCGCAGTGATCAGGGGAATCCAGAAACAGGCGCCTGCGGGAAAGACGTTTCAGAAGCTATCCGTGTTGACGCGGGAAATACGCAAGGCCAAGGGCTTCAAGGGCAGCAAGGCGTTGATTCGAAGTGGGGCACTGCTTCAAAGCATCGCGGTCCGCAAGCGTAGTCAGGGTCACTACTTCATGGGCGTAATACGTGGCGCGAAGACAAAGGACGGAACCGAGATTGCGGACATCGCAGGTATTCAAGAACACGGTGCTACGTTCGTGATTCGTGTGACACCGAAGATGCGACGTTTTTTGATGGCGATGCTTCGCAAGGTGGGGCGCTTGGACAAGCGCAAGCGACGTCCAAAAAGTGGTGGGCGCCAGCAAGCGGGTGTTGCTGATGATTCTGGTTCCAGCATTGGAAAACGTTTCATGGTGGTCAAGATCCCGGCACGTCCTTTCATCAAACCCGTCATCGATGAGATCGCGAGTGACCCCATTGGCGTGCGAAAGCGACTCGAAGCTAGGGTGTCCAGAACGCTGGGTTACAAACTCGGAAAGGCTTGATCGATGGCAGTCCCTACGTTCGGGACCGTGTCACCTAGCAGTGGTGCGACAGCAGGCGCCAATCTCGTAGAGATCACAGGGACCGGGTTCAGGACCCCGTCCGCGCTCCCTGCACTGTTGCCTACCGTCCGCGTCCTGTTCGGGTCCGCAGTGTCACCGCAGGTTCAGGTGGTGTCCAGCACCAGGCTGCTGGCCCGCGTCCCTCGAACCCCGCTAGTGCTCGCAGATCCCGCCTATGGCGAAGGGCTGGTCAGTATTGCGATCCAGAATCTGGACGATGACGGCGTCCCCATTGCCGGTGAACTCGTAACGCAGGTCAACGCATACACATTCCAGCGCGTTCAGCTTGCGATTCAAAGTGACCTGACTCGTTTGATCCGGACCTTGCTGCGGGAGTTCAAGGCCCAGACGATTCCCAACGTAGTCAGCACCACGCATACCGACTATGACCCCGATACCGGGGATCTGCTGAATACCACAGCGTTAGCGCAGCTTCCCGGTATTGCGTTGGTGGGCCCGGAACTCAACCAGAATCGGCTCTATACCGACAACAGTCAGAAGTCATATGTAGTGGGCAGCGGCCCGGAAAGCGTGATTCGAAGGACTCCGTATGTCGTGGACGTCGGGTTTATCCTGATCGGGCAATGCCGAACCCACATCGAAGCGATCAATCTGATGGTGGTCACGGTGTTGTGGTTTGAACGCAACAAGTGGCTTTACTTGGACCGGGACCCTTCAGACCTTGCTAAGGGTCAGGTTCGGTACCCCATCGACGTACCCCGCGGGGACGATATGAAAATGGACGCATCGCCCAATGACAGCAACATTCATTCATTCTCGGGTCACTTCGTGGTCCGCGGGTTCCCAATCGAAGATCTGGCGGGATTCAGTGGCCACCAGGTTGTGTCACGCACCGCGCAGATCACTGAAGATCCTGGCATCCTGGCTGAACAGTTTCTGGAGGATTGACAACCATGGCTAACGGCGAAGTTGTCCTGATCAACAAGTCGAAGCGCCCACACGTCATCGTGCTGGACCACGCTGCGTTCCGCTCCAAGCGCTACGGCTTCACCATCGGTAGCATGGTGGTGTCTGATCACAGTGCCGATGGCACGGTGTCCCGGCGCTCTGTGCGTCGCGCAGTTCCGGGATCCATCACGTTGCTACCGGGGGCAAGTAGTGAACCGCTGCACGCCGCGGTGCGCCATGTGAGGCAAGTGAAGGTGTTGACTGCCCGGGGGGAGTTGTCGATTGAAGACGCTCCTGAGTCCAAGGAAGACAGTGCGAAGTCGAAGAAGGAAGACAGTGCGAAGTCGAAGAAGGAAGACGCTCCGAAGGCGAAGTATGAAACTGCGGAACCCAAGTCTGAGTCTTCCGAACCTGTCCAGTCCGGACAGCGTGGTGGCATGCTTAGGCGCCAGCCCGTGGAGATCGTGAAGAAGGGATCTGAACAATGACCGCTGAACTACTCGCATCAAAGATCGTTGTTCAGGAAGAATCGCCAGCAGTTCAGACGATCCAGGGAGTTCCCACCGCTGTAGCGATGTGCGTGGGCATTACGGAGAAAGGGCCCGTTGGCAAGGCGACCCTGATCACGTCCCACAAGGACTTCATGCGTATCTTCGGGCGCGAAATCTCCGGTGGCATCGCTGCCAGTGCAGTGGCCGGGTTCTTCAAGAACGGTGGCCGGCGCATGTATTTCACCAGGACTGTGCACTACGACAACCAGGGTGACCCGCAGGCCGCGCAAGCGGAGTTTGATCTAAACACCGCAGCAGCGGCCCCCGGTGCTGGCACCGTGCTGGGTTCCATCGTTGGTCCCTACAATCTCAACAACGGGGACACCTTGATCGTGGACGTAGACGGGGGAGGACCAGTTACGGCCACCTTCAACGCCACCCGCGCATCGCGTTCGGCTGCAAATGCAGCGCCCTATGCACTGTCCAACAATCAGACCCTACTCGTGAAGATCGATGGTGGGCCGGTCCAAACCATCACCTTCAATACTGCAGAGTTTGTGGCCATCGGTGCTGCTACCGCTGCTGAAGTCGCTGCTGTGATCAATGCCGAACTTGGGCAGGGACACGCGGACGTCAGCGGTGGACTGCCCCGCATCAACTCGGACAAGCTGGGGACTGGGTCCCATGTCGAAGTCACCGGGGGTACCGGCAACACAGCGCTGGGGTTCCTGACCGCGGTAGAAAACGGTACCGGTAACGTTGCGGACATCGATGAAGTCACGGTGGCGGAAGTCAAAGCTATCGTGGAAGCAGCAATACCCGGCTGCACCGTGACCGATGACGGCGGAGCCACCAGGATCACGTCCAACACAACGGGCGCCAGCAGTTCGGTTCAGGTCACCGCAGGCAGCACCGCGGATGATGAACTGGGTTTGAATAACGCCACCCATTCGGGGTCAGGCGGTGAAGCAGCAGCCACGTTGACAATCAAGGGCAAGTATCCCGGCACCTACGCCAATGACTTGACCGTGTTGATTGCGAACGCCACCAGTGGCGCCGCTGCTGAGTTCAACTTGCACGTGTTGAACGATGGCGTGGTGGTGGAATCCTGGCCGAATCTGACGATGGATGACACCGCTCCACGCTACGTGGAGTCCGTCATCAACAACGTCAGCACGGGTTCCACATACATCGAAGTGGAAGATCTCGCGTTGGCGCTGTCCGCTGCGAATCAGCGCCCCGCCAACAGCAGTGGGACCCCACCCGTTGCCTTCGGGCCGCTGACCGGTGGTGACGATGGGCTTGCGGGCCTGACAGAAACGGACTTCATCGGTGATGCACTCGCAAAGACCGGGATCCGTAGCTTCGACCTGAAAAACGATGGAACGATCCTGTTGATTCCGGACCGGCCCACCGCTGTGGTCCACGGGGCCATGGTTGAGTATTGCGAGATCACGCGGGCCAATCAGGTTGTGGCGTTGTTGGATCCCCCATCTGGCTACGATGCCGAAGGGATCGTGGACTACGTTGAAAACACTGCGCTGCTGCTGAACTTGTCGGAACAGGCCGTTATCTACTGGCCCCAGATCAAGATCGCGAATCCGAACAAAGCCGTCTATGGCAGTTCGGAAACGCTTGTAGTGCCCCCCAGCGGGCACATCGCTGGCATGTGGTCCCGTACCGATGGGGCCCGTGTCGGGGGCGTCTACGACCCACCAGCCGGCATCGTGAAGGGCATTCTGTTGGGGGCCGCGGGCTTCGAAACGGACGAAGTCCTGGAAGAGTCCCGGCGCGATATTGTCTACCCGAAGCGCATCAATCCGATCACGAAGCACCGGGGCCAGCCCATTGCTGTGGACGGCGCCCGAACTCTGAAATCCACCGGCAACTTCCCGTTTGTGTCGGAACGTCGTGGCGTCAACTACATCGTTCAGTCCGTTCAGGACGGGATCCAGTTTGCACGGTTGCGCAACAACGATGACCAGTTGCGGGAACAAGTGGACCGCACGATTGTGGGGTTCTTGCTGCGCCAGATGAACGTGGGGGCCTTCCGCTCCCGCATTCCGTCTAAGGCGTTTCAGGTGGAGGTGTCGCGGGCCCTGAACCCGGATAGCGAGATCTTCGCGGGGAAGCTCAATGTTCGGATCGGACTGGCGACACAGAAGCCAGCGGAGTTCATCGTCATCACGATTTCTCAAGACACCAGGGCACTCGAAGAAGAGATCGCGGCTGCGGCTGGCTGATCTGGAAGGATCTGAACTATGGCTGTGGTTGGCGAAGAAAAGAACTTTCACACGAAATACAAGTTCGTAGTGGAGATCGATGGATTCGCAAGTGCTGCGTTTCAGAGTTGTTCTGAACTCAGCGTGGAAGCTGCGGAGATCACTTACTACGAAGGCGGGGCGATCATCCCGGATAAACAACCCGGGAAGCTGACCGTTGCTGACATCACGCTGTCCCGCGGTGCCACCTTGGATCACGATGCCTATGATTGGTTTGCCCAAGTGGGAGATGCTGCACAGAACGCGGGCCTAAAAACCCCACAGTTCAAGCGTAATCTCACGATCGTTCAGTTGGATCGTGATGGCAGCGCCATGCTTCGCTGGCGCATCTTTGGGGCTTGGCCGAAGAAGTTTGTGGTATCGGACTGGGATAACGAAGCTGACGAAGTTGCGATTGAACAGCTCGTGTTGGCTATCGATCGCTTCGAGATGAAGCCCGTGGGGCTCTGACGCTGGTTAGTGTTCGGTCCTTCGGCTGGGGTAACCTGCACCCCTAGTATCTCAGTCGAAGGAACTCCTACACCATGTCAAACGGCGCAGCCGCAGAACGCGAAGAAGTCCCGGGGCGCGAAGCAGGTATTGGGGGCAAGCTCCCGCCCCAGGGAAACGAAATCGAAGTGGAGTGCCCCAGCGGTTTGCGGGGCCGCATGCGCGGACTCATTGGACGCGACTATCGCAACTTCAACAGGCAGGATGCCAAGAGCGGTGCCGGTGTTTCCAAGATCCTGAACGCGTGCTGGATGGCCACTACGAACCCGGGGATCTACAAAACCAACGGCCACGGCTTCGATTGGGACGATGCGCTGGTGGGGGACCGCTTGTATGCCCTGATGGCCATCCGCCGCGCCATGTACCCAGGGGAGTCCTACGACTTCAAGATCACCTGCAAGGAAGCTACTTGCAGGGAATCCATTGATTGGGGGCTGGATCTCGAAGTCCTCCCGATCAAACCGTTGCCAAAGGAAACCGCTGAAGCACTACGGGCCGGGCGTAACTTGTTCGAGCTCGAAACGAAAATCGGTTCGGTGTGGTTCCGTCTCCAGAACGGACGTGACCAGGTGCGTTCCCACAAACTGATTCAGCAAGCGTTGCGCAGGGCGGACAAACGTAACAAGCCAGCAGAGATCGTCTTCGCGCTGGCTACTCGTATC